CAGAATGCAATTAATGCATTGCTTAACCCTAAAGATCCGTCTAAAGGATTAAATGCAGTACTTCACGATGAGTCATTTATCGAAAAGAATTTTGTCGGCGTCGATACTTATGATTTTAAATATGACGATAACGGTAAAATCATTCTTAACGATGATGGCACATTAAAAACAAGTACTCGATATTCTGGTAGTGAATATTCTATTTTATCTGATACAGAATATGAAGAACAAAATACTACTAAGAGCGAAACAAATCATTACGCTAAAGTACTTAAAGGTGCTAAACGATATGATACCGCGACAAATGCTTCTGCTATTAGTCCGGGTAATGAACGTAGTTATCAACAATCTTCTGGTCAATCTCGAACATTATTAAGAGAAGGCGTCGAACAAGTTGCTCTTGATCATGGTGACGATCCTGCTCGTTATTATACCGATAAATCTTGGATAGGATCTACTAAAGCCGATACAAACAAAGCTGTACTAAATACGAATACTTTATTGTTACAACACGATAAAGAAGGACAAGAAATTATCGATAAGTCTTTCAATGAAATTGTAACGAGTATCGAAAACGAGTATCATCGTACTTTAAGTTCGAATGAAGTCGATAAATTATATGGAGAATATTCACGAGCTTTAAAATCCGGTATCGAAGGTTCTGCTAAAATTTCTCCGGAGTTAGCCGATGCATTAGGCCAAGCTACTTATGGATTACATGGCGGTGAAGCTATTAATTTAGCCGGCAATAAAGATATCAGTAAAGAATTTATTGAACGTCATGTTCCAATTAAAATGAATGCCGACGGTAAATTCGAGTTAAAAGAAGTATCTGATGCAGTATTCTTGCGAGGTCAAGATATTGTCGAAACTTCGATGGATACAGAGTTTTCTGGTGCAACATCTAAAACTGCTAAGAGTAATTTATTTGGTCGAATTCATTTTGTCGATGCTAATAATAATATTGTTTCTGAGTCTAAGATATCGAAGATGTTACAAGAATTAAGTGTTCAAAATAAACCTGACGATATTAAAGGTATGATTGACGCACTTAAATCTAAAGGCATCGATACTAGAATGGTATTACATAACTTTAGAGATACAGCTCGTAAATTGTTTGTTGGCAACGCTAAACAAACAACAGAAACATTAGGTTTCGGCTTAGGTGAAGTCGATAAGAATATTGCTAAAATTTTAAATGAAACAGGTTTTGGCAATATGGTCGGATTGAAATTTAATACAGAAGGTATCGCTAAATTCTTATCTGGCGATCTTAACGAAATTGCTTACCATTATTATTCTGGCGATGAAGGTCAACGAACTCAGAATTTAAAAGAAATGCGCAAACGTTTACGATTAGAGGTTGGCTTAACACAGAATGCATCTAAAGAAGAAGCGTATAGCGCGATTAAAAAACGTATTAATATAGAACGTAATGTTATCGTTAATGCATTAGCTAAAACCGTTAACCATGGATCACCGATCGATATCATTCAAGGTGAACAAGAAATGGTTAAACGTAAAGATATCGTAGGTTTAACACAACAATGGTTAGATAATATTGCCGATGAGCCTATGGATGTTAAACGTGCGTTTATGAGAAAAGCCGTCGATAATTTAAATGAGTCTGGTTCCATAGAATTGTTTAACAAAGGTGCTATTTATTTCGACGAGAAATTAAATAGAATTATGTTTACTGACGGCGTATACGAAATAAAAGACGGTAAAAATCTTGGCGATATCTTTAAGATTATGCTTAAAGATCAAGATGAAAAACTCGTACAAAAACTTAGCGATGTCGATAAATTAACTATGGGTGTTTCTGGTAAAGTAACAGCTCAACAAATTACGGCGTATTCAAAAGATTATATCGGTGAATTACAACATGCTGTATTTAACCAAAACGAGTTAATGAAAGTAAGAGAGTTAAAGGTCGGCGCAAAAACAGCTAAAGAATTATTAAAAATAATAGATCCAACTGGAACCTTACAAGAGTCTTTAGCTGCAACTGGTGTATACGATAATATAACAGGCGAAATTAATTACGGTGAAAAATTATCTGATGCCGCAATGAACGGAACTCGTTATTCTCGTGCGGCTAGAAAGTCTCGTCAGAAACTTGCTCAAGCTGGTGATTTTGCCGATACATCATTAGAGAAATTCGTATATGATTTATTCGACGAAAAAGGTATTAAAGCCACTAAAGATTATGTCGAAGAATTTGCTGAACGCTTATCTCATCATGCTGCTGATTATCGTAATAATAAAGGCGGTCGTATGGCCGACGATACTAAAGATTTTGCCGATATCATTGCCGGTAGTCGTGGTACTGACAAAGAAAGAGAAGTATTTAAAAAAGCTCTTAACGATATAGATACACCTCTTACTCTCGATGAAATGATTAATCATTATAAAAAAACTGGTGAATATAAATCAGGTAAGTTTAGTGAAACAATCGGCGGAAGAAAATATGAAATGTTTATTCCGCAAAGTGCTCATAGTCCAGAAACGAGAGCACAGGTTAAATCGTTCTTTGATTCGGCACAAAAGCTTGCTGAAATGGAAGTTCAAGACGGTGTTCAATATACCGAAGAAGCAGCTAAATTAAAAAATAATATGGACGAAGCCTATAATAGTTTACGTACTGACATTACTAAAAACTTAAGAGGCAAAGGCCATATATTAGAATCGACAAGTTCTGCTTATCTCGGTGAAAGCATTCAAGCAGCTGCTACAAACGTATTTGACTTCGACGAGAGCTTTATTTCGTCGAGAAAATTTGCTGGCGGAATGACGATTAAAGAGGCTCAAAAGGCAGGGTTAAGCACAAGCTTTGGTGAAGCTTCTATCGATGTGTTTGAAAAGCTAGGCGTATTTGAGGGTTTAGATGCTGCAGGTCGAGCTGCTAAGATTAAACAACTCGAAACTGAAGGCATGGCGATGGGCGTCGGACGTTATCCATTCGATTATCCTACATCAGTCGACTTCGGCAAAATTTATTTAAATAAAGGTCTTGCCGAGAATGAAGTAAGAACTAATCAGCTTATGGCTAAAGGTAAAGGTCTTGATTATGACGGCGACCAAATTAAATTAATTAAGATGAACGAAGATATCATCACTAATTCTGGTATGACCGACGATAATTTATTACTTGCATCCTCTATGGATAATAGTGCTGTAACATTCCAAGAAACAGCAAGAAGAAGTTATGATCCATCGACAAAATCCGTAAGTGATGTTACAATAGAAGGTGCAGATGGTAATACTCTTGCCAAAACTCAAAAAGCTTCAAGCTATGCTGGTGAAACATATAACCCATTAAAGAATTTACAAAAAGTAGTTAACGATGTCGGATTTAACGAAGAGTTTATGACTCAGTATTCTGGCGGAATGCGATTAGGACATACAGCTTCTACTGTAGCTATCGGTGTCCAAGAAGCTCGTTTATCGGCAAAAAATGCCGGTAGCGCTACTGCCGATATAATGAATCAGTTTGCCGATGTATTCACTGATTTAACAAGACATGGTCAAACAGCTGAAGATATTCGTAACATGGGTAGACTCGTTACAGACGATACATATAATAAAGCTATATGGTCTGAAATGAAACGTAAACAAGAATCCTTATCGACAATGGTCGATGCCGTTGCTAACAACTCTGACTTTATTGCGAACAGTGGTTTACAAGGTAAAAGTGCTGAAGAGATTCAAGGTGCTGCCGATGAATATGTTCGTCAACAATATAAACAACATGTATCTAATATGTTTGAGACAACTGCTTCTTATATGGAGAAAAATAAATTAAATCTTAATTTTACGATGTCTCAATTAGATCTAGGTGTAAGTGTTACTGGTGATCGGCATGCTACGTTTAGAAGTGCAACCGATGCACATAGTGCTTCTCAAGAAGCGATTATAAATAACGCTGCTTTAAATAATATGGCTCCTATCGTAAATAATCCTGAAGAACAAATTCAAGCTGTTAAAATGAACGAGTCTTTAATTGGTTCCGGTGTTGCTGAACGTATGGCTAAATTAAGAAGTGGCGAAGTTAAAGCTATGGACATTGTTCGTAAAGCACGAAGTAAATCGGTTTTAGGTGCAATGGCTGCTTTAGGTTCTTCGATTCTTGTTGCTGGCTATGGATCGGCTTCTCCGATTCCGGATGTCGACAATACTCCGGCTCAGCAAATTAATAATTCTAATACGTCAGTTCGTTTAGTTCAACCTCAACAAGGTGCTGCTAACGGTGGTTATATAATCAATGTAGCAACTTCGACAAGTCAAGATCCACAAGCTGCAGTTGCTGCATTAAACGCTATGCCAAACATTGTTGGTTCTGGCGGTAGCGCAACTGTTACGACAAGAGTTACATCTAAATATGAAGATATGAATGCTAACGATATTAGCAATTATTTAGATAGTGTATTATAAATGAAAGGAAATTCTATGGCGGAAGATAAAAAGCCAGGTGTCAACTATGCGACTCAACATTTAGGTCAAAAAGTCGGCAAGAAGGCTTCTGATCAAGTCGAAACAAAACAGGAAGATACTCCTAATAATCCGACTGAAGGATCAAAAGAAGAATTTGATCAGATGGTTCGAGATACTCAAATGAGTCTACCTGAATTGGCCGACTTTGAAGAAGGCGCAGTCGACATGAGAATTTATGAAGAGCTCGCTAAGAAGATGGGCGATTCAAAAGAACAGGCTTTGTTCTATAAAGAAAATCCTCCATTAGAAAATACTGGTATTGATAGATTGAGAGGGCTGGCTATGGTCAGCCTTCCTCCATCTGCTTTCAGAATTACAGATGAAGATTTACATGCTGGTTTTGTCGATGGCGATACTTTATATGCCGACCTAAGAAAAGCAGAAGTAAAAGATCCAGAACTATTAGAATACTTATGTGTCGGTCAACAAAACATGAGAGCATGGTTAGCCGGCAATAAAAAAGCGACAGAAGATGTTTTGGATGCTAATAAAGTAAAAGATGAAAATAGAAGCCTCGATTATGATATGGGCTTCCGTTTCTTATTCTACGATGCACCAGAAGTTCATCACTGGTCTATTGTATATGCAACCGACGTAAAACAAGTTACATATGGTGAAGCCGTTCAAAATTATCAAGCTTTTTTAACGAAGGCTTACGATTCTAGTAGTAATAAAAATGGTTCTAAATGGGAACGTTACAAAGATAGTGATACCGTTACGATTGCTCAAATCGGTGAGTTCGACAATAAATGGATCCAAGTAAACGATTATTTAACCGAGAGACGTTTTGGCAATTCTTCTGTTTTATTAAATGGACGTAAACCAGTATTCGGTTTAATGGCCGACGGAACTAATTACGGCACATTAGAAGTAGCATATGCTGCAGCTAACGATGTTGTTAATATGGTAAAGAACGCACAAGAAGTTCGTGCCGTTATCGATATTAATGGTTCCTCTAAGCAAGATCAAACTACGGCGTATCCTAAAAATATGATTAGCTTCCCTGGTAATGGATTATTAGCTAACTATTTTAATACATTTAATAAATTCTTTACTGGACAAGATCCTACCGTATTCCAAGAAACAGGTATTAACGCATATGGTTTAGAACATTATCGTCGTAACTTAGCCGTTATTTTCGTAAAAGATAAAGATGGACAATGGATTAATTTAAATAAATATATCATTGCTCGCCATCGTAATACTTCTATTTTAAAATATTCTGATTTTACGAATCCTCATCTTAAACCTTGGGCGTACCAATACGATACAAAAGCTTGGACTGATGCGGTATGGAATGCGACATCTCAGTACGATAATCGTCACGATATTCAGAATAAAGCGTTTGGTTGGAACAATATTACTAAAGGCTTAAATTCTATCTCCGACTGGACTTGTACGATCGGTGATGTAACGTTATTTGTTCCACCAATTTCTATTAATACGGTAACACAAGCTTATACAAATTCTGTTCCATTGCTTCGTGCAAAAGGTTCTGCAAATATTGAAAATGCAAAACCTGAAAGATTCTTACAGTTAGAATTATATTTTAACGAAGATCGTGGTATTAACGGACAACCTGTAGAATGGTATACAAATCTTAGCGATAAGAAGAAAAAAGTTGTATATCACATGAATGGATTCAGAGCATTACTCTCGGAATTTCATTTTGCTCCATATATGCCGATCGAAAATAAATATATTAACGAAGTTCTCGATATCGATGCGATCTGTTTTGAATCGATGTCGGTAGCGACTGTCCCGAATTATCCTAAGCTATTAAAAGTTACGTTATTACTTAAGGAATTCGATTATCAGGTATTTATGCCTCAAGTTCCTAAGCAACGTGACTTGCAAGATGGCGTAGTCGATATTTATCGAAACTTCTTTGCAAAAACAATTAACTACGATTTATTACGTTGGTATATTCAACGACCATTACAATTAGGACAAGATCTTCACGATCGAAAAATGAATATTTCTTCTAAAGACTTTATGAAGAAAACATTATTCGCGAATCGATCTGCTTATATGCCGGTCGATACATTAAATCCTAGAATTAATATTTATATGCCTGATGAAGGCAAACTCGTTAAGATGGAAAAGGTTAGACAGACTTTTACTCATAGTAATAATAAAGCTCCTAACTATTATCGTCCATCTGAAAAAGATAAAGAATTGTTTGCGATTGCAAATCAATATTATAAAACGATTCATAGCGATCAAATTAATAATATTCTTAAAAAATATAAATTTAATTATAGTGATAAAGCTTCTGTTATGTCGACTGCAGGTCGTGAGATCGTCGATTACTTACGAGCATTGAATATTCCGTCCGATTATTCTATTTTAGAAAAACATATCGACGTCGTTAAATCTGTCCGAGATTACGCCTTGTCGATTGCTGGCGGCGGACAAGCTAAACCTCAATATAGTTTCGATGAGGATCCAGATAATGATTATTTAAAAATTAAAATCATTCCGGCTGTCGATTATAATAGTCGAGATGAATCTTTATTATTAAGACAACAGTTTGTTTCTACTTTAACGAGTGGCGGCAATCAGAATATGTCTGATAATATTCGCAATACTGATCAATCTGGTATCGATTTACAGACTAATTATTATGATATGGTATTTGCCGATAACGCATTTAACTTTAGAATTGTATTAAAGCAAAATAATGGTCAATGTACTTTAGAATATTCTCCTTATGATGGCGATTCTAAATTCTTAGAATATTGTGCATCTCAGTTTGCGGCCGTACAAAATGCTGACGGTTCTGTTCAAATGTCCGGTAATCAAGAAACATATGAAAATTATGAAGACTCCGAATTTGAACGTATCGGTTCTATTCAATATGTTACATATTTAGAAGATGTATTAGTACAAGGTTTAACAGCAAACTTCTCTAATACATATGCAAATATGACGTTGAATACGTATCATGGTCAAGCTCCTCAATTTATGGGTGGCCAAGATGCAACATTAACATTTTCTGTAATGACATACGATAGAGAAACTGTCGACCGATTCGATAAAATTCCGAAAATTATTTCTTATTTTAAAAAGAAATATCCTAATGCATTACCGAGTTATCCATTTAGAATTGATTCTGAATTTACTCGCCTTTTGGGTATCTTTGAAGTAATCGTAGAACAAGTATCCATTTCGACTGTCGTAAATTATCCTGGCTTATATCAAATTAATGTAACATTACGGCAAACAGATAGAACGATTCGTAATCGTTTTGCTATTTATAAACAATTCGAACAAAATAATTTTGCGTCGAAAGAAGCAACGGCTCAACGTGCTGCACAAGCCGCATTAGGTTATTTCGAGATCGATCAAAATTTATCTAAAGCTGAATTATATCCAGATTTAGAATTACCGACAATTAAAGAACTCGGTGAACTAGGCTTCGAATTTATCCGTTATAAAAATCCTCGTGATCAAGTATTCGTCGATCCCGATTTTTATTTCTTCTATCATGAACATTTATTCTCTGAATTATTAAGAGACTGTATCTTACAAGATAGTAAGATGTTACAAATGTTTGCTAAGCCTGACGAAGACGGTAATCCGTCTGGTGAATTAAAAGTATTATCTGATTTAAGTGAAGCTGCTCAGTACTCTATGCGTCATGGTATGATAGCACAAAATGGTGGCATATCTGAAATGACGGCTAAAGATTGGCAGTTAACCCAAGATAAACTTAACCAGATGAAAAAAGAAGAGAATGAACAACGTATGAAACTCTTCAAATCTGGTATTGCTACTGGTCAATGGAAAGTCGGCAAATCTATCGGCGTTACTTTCTTAGAACCTTATTATGCATGGTTATATCATAACCTAAACACAGAAGAAGGTCAGAAGGAAGTAGAAAAGGCTAAAGAAGCTGTAAAAGAAACTCCTCCTGATGGCAAAGGTGGAGTTAAAAAATCTAGTCCTGGTCAAGGTATTATAGATCCAAGAACTCAAGTAGATAGAAACTCTGTTGTCTATAAAGAGAATAAGGAAGAATATGATAAGGCTGCTGCAGATGCAAAAGCTAAAGAACAAAAAGCAAAAGAAAATGCAACAAAAGCGAATGAAAATGCTCTTAAATCTGTAATCGTTGATAGTATTAACACATTCCAATGGGAAGCAGATAAAGCTCTTAAATTTTTAGCTGAAACTTGTATTGAAGATGAAGGTTCTAAAGAAGCTTTAATCCAGTATTTTAAAAATATTATTGTCGAAACAAAATCTGTCGACACGACTTTAACTTCTAAATGGAATGCCGATATCAATGATTGGTTAAATAAATTTGCTTGGGCTGCATTAGGTTCTGGATTCTCTACTGATCTTGAGCCAGAAAAAGCAAAAAGCATTATTATGTATTTAGGTCAAGCTTTAGCTAATGGTGCTCAAGAAAATCGCGGTCAATATGGTTTATGGGGACAATCTGTAAAACTTAACGGAAAATCGAATAGCATTTTTAATGATCCTAATTATAATAAGGATAAGAATGATCCTAAAGATAAAAAAGGCGATTTAGATTTTAACGTAAAAAACTTTAAGCCAACACGATATACGATTAATGGGTTAACTTATGTTCGTCATTTGGACGATACCTCTGATTTTTATGCATATGGTTCCTGTACTGAATTAGGCCCTTATGGTATTCCTTGCTTTACTCAAAAAGAATTTGAAGATAATCCTATGCTTCAATTCTTACCGATCGATTATAATAAACGTCGTAAAAAGTTTTTAGATAAAGGCTTTACATTCGAAGCGTCTGATCGATATTATTTCTTAGATCCTTATTATCAAACATCTGATCATAGTGAAACAATTCAATATATGAAATATTGTATGCATGATATGAATTATGCTAAACATGCTTTTTTGCGAAATGTTTTATATTGGTTATGTGTTTTAATTAAGAAGAATATCTATCCTAACTATATGACTGATATCATGTTCCAAAATGCGGTAAGTGAAGCTTCTGCATATGAGTTCATGAAAGACATGAATTTAGCTAACGATGTTCAAGAAAAGAATGTAAATACTCTTAAGAATTTCGTTAAAGACAATCAAGATAAATTCGTTAAAGGTAAATTATTCGTAGCGACAGCATTATCATTAATGTGTAAAGATTCTTCTTTAATTAAGAAAATTATTACTCGTGATTATAATGCATTAAATGCGTTAACTCATAAAGTAATTACGCCTAATATAACGACGACGGCTCCATTAACGAACGACGAAGTAAACCTAAGAAAATTATTATACGGTTTAGTTCTTTCCGGCCTTGTAGAAAAAATCGAAGAACTCGGTATCGATATTGCGACCGATAATCCTATCGCTCAAATTCAACGTGAGTTTATGCAGCAATTAGAATTAGAAGCAAATGCAATGACGCCAAAAGCATTAGCACGACGTATTCGAGATTCTTATCTTAATATGGTTCAAACCGATGTTCGTGGTAGAATGCTTCGAGGATTCCCGACATTCCAGATTATGTTTATCGATGAAGGTGCTTCATCGGGATTCTGGAAGATGCATGATAGCTTCTATAGTACGAATGCAGTAAGCTCTATTCAAGTCGTTAAGTCTAAAAATATTGCGGCCGATACTGCTATTATTCAGTTAAATAATTTATATCAAAATATATTGTCTGAATATGAAGATGACGGACAAGGCGATAACTTCACAACACAATTACAATACGGTGTTGCCGGACTTGAAAATCTATACGATAGTATTTTTAATCCTCGTACTTATGTTCGTAATTTAAGTGAAAAACAAGCATTAATTCCTGAGAGGAATTCTATTAAATTAGTTGCTGGTGCTCGTATGCATATTCGAATGGGTTACTCTGCCGATGCAGCTAAACTACCTGTTATGTTTAACGGTATAGTTACCGAGATTCAAGGTGGCGATGTCGTAAGTATTGTAGGCCAAGGCGACGGCATTGAATTATCTAACCCTATTCGTGAAGATAATTTCGGCGATAAGATTAAAAACCGTGGCGTAAAATACTTAGGTGAATCTCCTTATGGCTTATCTTTTGGTGGCGTAAGTCCTAGAGTATTGGTAAGTTCATTCTTAACGTGTCAAGATCAAAATTGGTTTAGCCAATTATTCCGTGAAAAGAACTGGAATGTATTATCGAGAGTATTCTCTAATAATCCATTCGGTATTTATCATTACGGCGATCCATATTATCGTGATATCTTTGTTAATGGTGAGCCAGTACAAAATATTTACGAAGTTACTAATGACTCTTCTGCTCATTATTATAATTTCCGTAAAAATACTGATATCACTAATTTATTTAATAGCGATAGCTTACAATTTGAAAATGGTGCTTCAGAACAAGGACAGCAATCCTGGTATCGTTCATTAGGAAGTGTTATTGGGATTGATCCCCCAGAACAAGGTCATCAGTTTATCAGTATTAAAACACAAGGTAGAACAGTATGGGATATGTTGCAGTTCGCCGCAAGTGCTAATCCATCCTATATCGGCGCAACCGATTATTTCGGATTTAGAAGCACTGTATTTATGGGATTACCTAATTGGTATTATGCTTATAAATATATTAAGAACAATAACCAATTAAATACTCTTGAGAAACGTAAACCTTATTCTCAATTCCATATGTATTGGTCGGATCACGATATTTTATCTAACCAAATTCAAACTAATTCTAATAAAGTAGCTACCGTAGCTAGAGGTATGTATCAGTTTGAAGAAGTTAAAAAATCGACTCCAGATATTTATTTCGACCGAGATATTTATCCTGAATATCAACGTTCTATGGTAGTCGATACATGGTTACATGGTAGATCTCAACTTCAAACTTCTTCTGAAAATACATTTGCAATCGATAGTGAAATCGGCTCTTTAGATAGTTATGCTACTGTTACTGGCGCATTTGCTTCTGGTATAGGTGGCGTAGTCGGTGCTAGTGGTGGTGGACTAGGTGTTACTGCTGGTGCTGCCGTAGGTGGCGGTATTGGTACAGCATTAGAACTAGGCTTAAAGAAAGTAGCTTCTTGGGCAATATCTAACTTTGTTCCAGATAACTATGGCGGGCCTGAGCATAATCATGCTCAAACCGCTCGATTGATGACGTTATCTCGATTAAAAAAATCTGTCGAACAAATCTATTCTGGTAATCTCGTAGTTTACGGTGATCCTACCGTAAAACCTCACGATCGAATTTCTATTTTTGATGAACCAAGTAGTATGACAGGTCAAGCAAGAGTTCGTGAAGTCGTTCATACATTATCGGCAACAACAGGTTTTGTTACGACAATTACACCAGATGCGATCGTCGAAGTTCTTAATGATAAGACAACACAAGCTGTAAATATGGCTATTACATCTACGATAATGCGTTGGGCTATATATGCTCTCGGTGTTTATAACTTACAACGAGCTTATATCGTTCGTGCTATTATCGATGATGGCTGGGGATTATTCGCTCGAGCAAAAGGTTGGGCTGCGGCAGAATATGCCGATAAACTTAATAGTAATATTAATCAAATAAAGAAACGTCAGAACACTCTAGAGAATATTCATAAAAAGTTAAAAACAAAAGAATCTGCTCTTAGGGTTGCATTAGATGCCGCAAAAGATGCAAAAGATGAAGCAAAAATTGCAGAGTTAGAAGCTAAAATCTTAACTGTCGAAACTCGCCTATCAAAATTTGATCCAATTAGATCTTCATTAGCGTTAAATAAATATGAGCTTCAAGGTAAAGAAGGTATATCTAAAATATTAAATGCTTGGGCAGAAGCTAGTGCTAATTTCGAAAGAGCAAATTTAGCTATAGCAAAAAAAGTATACGATCAAAGATTACCTGAGTTTACTAAGCTTACTAAAGAAGCTGAAACTTATAAAGCGAATAAAGATAGAACTGTTTACAATAAGCTTCGAGATATTATTCCAGCTGGAGCAGAACCTGGGACTATTGATAACGCCACGATGGAAGAATATAAAAAACAAGCTGAAGCTGCTTGGGAAAAAGAATATAACAAGAAGCTTGATAAAATAAAATCGTATTCAAAAGAAACTGAAAAATTAGTCGATGAAGTAAAAAGCATTAACAATACTAAAAAAGGTCAAGAAACTCTTGCCGCATTAAAAGCTAAACCTGAAATAAGTAAAAAGATAATTGATGCTACGTCTAAAGATATTCTTATGAGAAGTAAAGCAGCTCAATTGTTTAATAAAATTGCCGGCACTCGATTAGGACGATATTTATCTTCGGTATTAAACTTCGGTAGTAAAATTGGTGGTAACGTATTAATGGTCGCTGCTGCCTATACGTTAGGTAGATGGGGCGATATGATTTCTGATTTTATTCAGAATTATAAAACATTAAGTGTTACTCCTTTACTTAAACGTGGTATGCCATTTATTCCGGCATGGGCAGGTAATAGCGGTACAATCTTTATGAGTCCTAACTGGGGGAAACGTGGTCAAGTATTAGACCTTATGGATTCTGTATTTAATCATCGTTTTCAAGATCAAGAAGGATATCATCCTATTGCCGGTTCATTGAGTTTCTTATTAAATGCTTCAATGGGTGGCGGTCCTGCCGATGCTCTTCAACGTTATGAGTTAAATGCTGATGGCAACATGTATGCTAATAACATGGGTGGCGATTACGAATATCTCGTAAATCAAAACTATGTTGATGGCTTATTGCAGCGTGGCAGTATTCGTTCTGTCGAACAATTATTAATGCGTAACAACGAAGAAAATCAAAAAGATAAGCAAGAGATTAAAATGAGAGCTGAACAATTCATGCATAAAATTGAAGACGTTCAAAAAGATAATACGTCTATTCTCGATCCTTTAGTTCCAGTTCCTGGTCCTGAGTTCGATATTTTTAAACAATTTAAATTCTTCGTCGTTCGTCATGAAAAGGCGTTAAATAATGAAGAGTCTAAAAATACTGTCGAATTCTCTATTAATCAAGGCGGTAAACCTGTTAAGGTTATCGGTATTAAAGGTAAAGATGGCGACAGCAATGAAATTATCGATGCTCCATTATTACATCCATTTGCTTTAAATACTCTTCGTAAGATTATATTCCAAGCAGAACAAATGTTATCTTATAAAACTACGACCGATCAAAATACGTATATTAACAAAGTATCGAATGATTATATAACACTAACAAGTTGTTACTTATTCGGTACTAAGAAAATATTCCCGGGGTCCGGTTTTGGTTTTACGTTGATTGCTCATGGCGAATCTAAAGAAAATCTTAAAGTTATTATGGATACGTTAAAAGAAAAAGACGAGATAACTTATCAAGTATATGATAACGACGATGGTAAGGTATATCAAGTTAATGTAAATATTCCTAAGTTCGGTGTATAATGTCGACGATACAAAATAAATTTAAAGATACATATGCTGGACAACAGATCCGTAATGACGGATTTGCAAAGTTGAAAGGGTCAGTCTTAGGATCTGACCCTAAAACTTGTACCTGTTCAGTAACTTATACTTCACAAACTGGTGAAACAATAACTGAACCTGCTATGCCAGTACAAACAAATTCACCTGATGATTGGTTCCCAAAAGGCGGAGATTATGTTATAATAGAGTCATATGGGGATCGTCCTCTTGTAACTGGTCGCTGGATTGCAGATTATGGCACTGAAATATATCAAGAAAGTGAGCTAAAGAGTGACATCTTCCCAGATGAAAATGGTCAGGATAATGGAGGCTCAGTATATTAAATGCCAGAAATAAATCAAACGTCTAAGAACGTCGATATCGCTAAAACCGACAAAGCAGTATCTGAAGCAATTAAAGATACTCCAGATGACGGTTCTGCGATCGATAATCAGAAAGTATATCAAGATTTAAAAATTAATGCGACTGAAATGGAAGAATCTTCTAAGCATCCACATCGAATTAAAGATTGGTCGATCAAAAGATTCTTAGCAAGTATCGTTATTAAGATGGGTAAGTCTATTGGCTTATCTATCGGTAACGATACAAAGCTATCTTTAGATTCAGGAAGTATTAGTTCTATATCTCAAACACATAGAATTAAAGCTAATCGAATTCATTTAGATTGTGACGAATTAATTATTAACGGTCATAAGTTAAATAATAGGATATTTGAACTTGCCGATTTCCGAGAACTTCCAGATCAAGAAGGTTCTATTATCGGCGATCTTATGGTTAAAGGAACTGTTCTCGTTAAATCGTGGGAACCTAATTTAGCTCGATACGTTTTAATCCGTCGCGATATTTATTTACCGTTATTCGGTAAAACTACGACGACTGTCGAAATTGCTGAAGGATTAAAATTAAAAGACCCTACTAAATTGGTAACAGACTTTGCTCCGTTTACGGCAGCAATGCTTGCCGGGGATTCTCCAATTACAGAGAAGTCGGCAAAAGAAGCGTTAGCGAAGGCCAACCCTGCTGAGCAAAAAGTTTTAGAATCTAATATCTATGATTTAAAAGTTTCTGATTATCAGACTATAGATGATTTTAAAAAAGCATTAGATACCAAAAAAGAAAACATTATTAAAGGTTTTAACGAACAAGTTTCTAAAGGTGATGCTAGTGCTAAAAACTCAATAGAACAAGCTACTCAAGCATATGATTTATTGTTAAAAGCAGCAACAAATTATTATGCTAACAAAAAGCAGTAATTGTAATATAAATCTAGTACTGGTAATAATACTGGTACTAGATTTAATTTTTTATTAGGAAAAATAAATATGAATTACAATCAGATACTAGGAAAGATTAGTGAAGAAACTAAGAATAAAGTATCGAAAGAGTATCATGAAATTTATAAAAAAAATCCGACAAAGGAAGATTTTAATGGCGCCAACAATAAAATTAATACTTTGTTGCATGATAAGAATATAAAAATCGATGATACGATTCGTAAAAAACTTAAAGATACGCAATCTAAACTAGCTGAAGCATTAAGTAAAAAAGATCTTAAGGCAGCAAAAGAAGTGCTTAAGGATATTAAAAATATTCCTGAAATATCTAAGGATGTCAATGCGCAAGATATTCTTAAATATGTCGATAAAAGAGATTTGGCTTATTTAGCTTTAGATAAATTTTTAGATAAACAAATTACTCAGCGTATTTACGATACTTTACATGTCGATAGCTTAAAAGCTGTTCCAGCCGCAATCGGCGATAAACGTTCACAAATTGTAGCGATTATTAAAACGTATAAGCATATTAAAAATACTAATCCAGAGTTAGCAAATATTCTCGTTAAAGAATTATCGACTAATATTAATAAACAACTTGATCAAGAAGTCGATTACGCTAAAAATAAATATCTATTAATCGCACAACAACAAAGCGGAAAACAAATAGATAATTTATATACAAAAGCTACTCAATATCTCGATATTGCTAATAAGACAAGTAAGACTTATTTAGATAAAGCGGTTGCTTTAGAAGATAAATTAAATGCCGCTATATCTGGATTAGATAATACAAAGATTGGTGGATTTGCAAAAGTCGTTAATATGAATTTGCAATTATCTAAAATTGATTATGTAAGTAAACAAGTAGAACGTGTTAATAAGTATTTAGTTAAGTATAACGAGATCGCTAAAAAAGCTTTAGATCGTGCTAAAACATGGGCGACAGAACAAGTTACTAAATTAGCGACTAAGGCACTTGGAGCTATCGGTAAACAAATCGGTAAGATTGCTAAATCGGCACTCGGTAAATTTAAAATTTAAGGATAACAAATGATCGATTTCTTATTAGATACAAATAAAGATGATATCATATTAGGTCCGAGTCGACGATCTAATTCATTAGCTATTCAATTTAATATCGGTCAAAAAACAAATAAATTAAAGATTCAATTTTTTGTTGAATCTGTTACTCGACCAAAGCATAAAGTGAATGCTTTAAATATTAAATTTAATATTAAGCCTAAAGAAGATGATTATTTAAATAAAAAGTTATCTTCTGTCGACATATGTAAAGATAATGAAGATTATGAAATCCAACAAATCATGTTACGACTAAAAACTGAATTAGGTGAAGTTCAGCCTTATTCTGATTATGGATCTAGACTTGTTGAATATCGTCATGAAGATAAATTTGATAAAGCAAATTTACATGAGATAAAAGCAATCGTCGACAGTATTGTCGACACTTCATTATACGATACATCTGTTACACCTAATGTCGATGATCATCAAATTATGGCATGGCATAATATTCATATTAAGATTATTAATAAAAGAACTGGAAAGGTTTTAAAAGGATTCGTTATATGAAGACATTTACACAAATCCATGAATCGATTAAAAATATTTTTCAGAAACTAACTAACGATACTGTTGAGCGTGGTTCTGTTGTCGATTTATTTATGTTAGCTAATTCCAAAGAAATGGAAGAAGCGTATTTGTATATTGAGTCCAATAAAAATCCTCATATATATACAAATTTAAAAGGTTCCAATTTAGACGATATGGTTAAATTCTGTGGATTCACTCGTCGAGAAGGTGAAAGTGATCAGAACTTATTATATCGATTAATCAACTGGTCGTTAATCAACGAGAAATCTAATACGATTGCAATCGATGCGGCGCTATTAGATTTACAAAATGCTTCTAACGTAACATATGTACCGATGGTATATGGAACAGGTACGGCTATTTGTTACGTTATTCCTAAAGAATATACTGTTGAAAAAATTGAAGCCGCGCTAAACGAAGCAAAAGATCGCTTAAAGAATGTCACAAGCCCTTCATTATATATAGAGTATGTGACTCCGGCACTAAAAGCTGTTACACTGTCTATTACTTTATCTAACGATAATTCTAACTTAGCCGATATCAAAAAGAACTTAGAACAACGTATTGCTGAATATATTAATGCTATCCCTCCTGATTCTTATTTAGATATCGGAGTAATCAACAAAATGGGCATTAACGAAACTGGCGTAAGCTATTTTAATGTTACAGGATTATTTGTAGACGGTGTATCCGTAACAGCATTAAAATCATTGCAGGATATTAAATCTAAAATGATTCTCGATACAATTCAATGGATAGAGGTTTAATGAATGGATGCAATTACTAATAAAAATTTTGCAAGAGCTTTGCAGTATTTTCCAAAGTGGATGCAAATTAGACGCCGACCATACAAGTCTACATCCGGACATCTACTTAGAGCTGTAATCGAAGAAATGACCTCTATCTATAAAGAGGTCGATGAATATACTAAAGATTTCTTTTTAGTAAATTATGCTGGCCGAGAAGATTCTATTATCTCTCAAATCTATGTAGCGAATATTGGTAAGCTAGAAGATGGTTTAAAGTTAGATAATGAATTTACTATTACAGAAAACTTAAACGAGTTTTATAAAAATAAAAAATATGCTTATTATGACAACGGTAATCTTTATTTTAAACTCGATGAAGTAGACGGTACTCCGATTGGGTATACTATTAATAAGTTTCATTATACGGTTAATCTAAAACAAGAGCCAGTTTGGAATATCTTCGATGAGTTTGCATGGTTTGCCGGAATCGATCGACTCCCGAATGAATCTAATCTTAGTTTATCTAACCGAACATATGATGCATTAAGAACGAAGAATAATAAAAATAATAATATATTATTCGACGATCCTAATATTCTTAATACATATAAACACCGATTTAATTCGACTGAATTCGGCTTAAAATATTTAATTAAAAACTTATTATCGGCTTATGCCGGTATTGCTTTTAAAGATATTAAAATCGATAAATTAAATAATATTAATATCCAAGAAGTAATAAAAGATCAGAAAGTATATGATTATATTGCTAAATTAAATAAAGATATTGCGAGAGAAAAGATCTGGGATATTACATTCTGGGAAAATGAATTTAAGAAACTCGATTACCTTCCTCATATCTGGGATCAACCTGTCGAATATTATTTAGACGGCGTCGGCTACTATGATAGCTTAAAAGTTACGACTTCTAATTTAATTAGTTCTTCCGATACAACTGACGTATCAATTATCGGATATAAAAAATCTAATCAAAAGGTTAGTCAGTATTTATTAAATAGTAATAAGAACGTAAATATTGGTATCGGATTAAAGAAGTTCGACTTAAAACTTAAACCAGTACAAGTTGAATATAATTTAAAAGCGACTTCGACAGTTAAGGTCGATCCTGCGACAATTAATTTTAAATCTTATAAGACTTATAACGGTGAATATCGTTTACCACTAGAAGATTTTGTCGATTACGAAGTCGGTCCAAAAAACGTTACGATTAAAAATAAGGGATTACTCGTTAACGATACCAATAAAGAAGTAACATATAAAGTTATTGCTTATCCTAAATATCAAGGCGGCAATATTTATTTAACTTCTTTTAAAATTGATAATACTGAACAGTTAAATAATGAATTCACTAATGATTACTTCATTAAAGAAAATGGAGCCATTTCCTATTTAGATAATTATTTTTACGGTACTCGTATTAGTGATTTTGCTTCATCTTCTAATGTAATCAATACGAAAGACGGCATTAAACTCGACACTTCTAAATCTACTGTCGGCACTTTAAGTATTCCTTTAACAGATAATATGCGTTTTAAAACAATCAATTATTCTATTAAAGATACTCCTGTTAATATCATTAATCGCTTCGATTTAATTAAGTTAAATAATTTTAAATATAATCAAGCCGATAATTATCTTTATATCGATTCCGACGTTCAAGGTCAAATCAATATCGATCAAATTATTACTTCTCTCGAATTTGAAATCGATAAGTTAGATAATGAAACAAATACCGGTTCTTGTCGTGTTTTAATTACTGACGACAATAATAATATTTTAGCGTCTAAAGAATTAAATACCGACACTAAAAATATGAAATTTTCTTTCGAATCTGAAGATGCGAAACGAAAACATATTTCGATCGTTAAAATCGGTCAACGCGGATTTAAGATTAAATATATTAACGCTACTGCAAACGGATTGGTATTCTCGATTAATGGGCAGCCATTATCTAAATCTTTAAACACATATTCTATTCCCGATAATCCAGATAATAAAATACTAACATTATCTCTTCATTCTTATCTCGGTATTTCTAATCCAGTAATTAATTATATTTCTATTGCTGGTGAATATGCTAACTTTAAATATTATGAAAAATCTATTATGGTTCCTCCTAATAGCCAAGTTAATTTAAAGATTAAATCGAGAGACACAGTATTAAAATTATATAAAGATAATAATATTATCGACGATAATTATGATACTTACGATTCATTTATTGGCCCAGGAAGGCTTCCTTTACTCGTCGATAAACAAAATATATCTAAGAGTGAATTCTCTATCCTTACAGGTCAAATAAACAAACACAATGTCGATTATATTAATGTCGATAACGAAACAAAGTACATAACGCTAACGTTCGATCATTATGAAAAACAAATCGAATCGTTATCGTTATTAAATATACTAACTAATCATTATTCTTTCGATAAATCAAACGATGCTGTATTTATTACTTACGATGGTCGTGTGATTATTTATAATAAAAATATGGACCAGTCGGCGTTTAAAGAAGTCGAAATTCTCGGTGCATATTTTGAACTCGAATATAATAAAATTATATCCGAAATTCCAGCTACGCTTTTAGTTAATTATATTCACGATGCTCGAGGCTTAATTAAAACGACTGAGGCATCGACCGAAAATAAAGTATATAAAATTTTATTGGCGACAAAGAATTCTTCTAACCATACGTTACATCATTCTGAAACGATCGTTCAAAACCAAAAAGAATATCCGATCATTCTCGATAACTTTATTCCTAAATTATCGGCAGAACAAGTTTATTTTGTCGAAATTAATTTGCCGGATGGCTATAATCAATCGACACAATATATTAGATATCAACATAAGAATAAAGAAGTTTTATCTAAATGGTGTTTATTAGGTAATAATATTAATATCTTAACGCCAGAAATTTCTATATTCGCTAATATGTGGAACGATAATGAATCAGATTATAATATCTCGGTTAATAAAAAATTAGAGACAACGTTATTTGCTTCTGAGTTAAGCTTACAAGATGTATATCAAATCGATAACGTCGATTATAATTTATCTGAATATATTTTATCGGTTCCTTCATATGCTACTATCGTATATAATGAAAAAAGATATACTGAAACAATCGAATTAACGGAAGATGGGTTAGGTAAATTTAAATATTCTAATGTATCTTCTAATAATATTGAATTATCGATTGGCGGTACGGCTTTAGTCGAAGACGAATATGTGTTATATGAAACACCGGGTATTATTCAAGTAAATTCTATTTACGATCATGATTCATTAAGTTTGCAGGCAACATATACTTATAAACATCCTTCTAAAATCGTATTCACTAATTTAGATAAATTATATGAACTAGTCGAATATAATATTAATGCTTATGACACAGAAACATTAATGACGATTAAAGATATGAAGGATGGCGACTCTAAAAACTTAAATATCGCTAATAACGATATCGATAAAGTATATGCCAAAGCACTGGACCCTAATTTTACTGCAGTCGTCGTAAATAATGTCGTGTCTGTATATCGTAATAGTTTAGATAATAAGGTTGCTGTTAAATCTGGTTATTATTATGAAGCCGGTAAGGAATATTATTTCCCAGTATATGAAACAGAAGTCGATCATCATAAAGAACATTATGTCGATTTAAATAGCACTAAGAAACAAGGTAGTCTTGTTAAGATGCAGACAGAAAGACAGAACTTCATTCCGAATAGTTTAATGGATATGAAAGTATTAAATCCATTATGTTATGTTAACTTTAAAGAGCAAAAAGAAGTCTCCGAAATTTCATCGCTTCATTCATTAACGACGGCAAATACATTTAACAACTGGACGTTCCAAGACTGCGATCCAACATTAATCGAATTAAATAAAAATTACGTTATTAATTTTAAATTCGATAAAGAAGGATATGCTATTTTTAGAATCGACAAGTATGCATATGCTACATCATATTGTTATATTAAAAAAGCCGGCAATTTAAAAATTTCTTTGTATAAAGAAAAGAAATTAAACGGCTTCAGATTACAAAAGAAACCGCTCTTAGAAAAAGTCGAAGATTTCGTTATTAATGACGACTTTGCTTTCTCTCAATTTAATGTCGACAAAGATTTCTATTATTATATTGTCGTTACTGGCACAGTCGGTTCAATCGAGGAAATCGTTCTATCTGACAAACTAATAACAGAACCTCATAGTAAAAACATCGATAAGTATAGTTGGAATTTAACCGAAAAGAAAAACAGTATTGCGAACGAAATTATTTTCAATACGTTTAACTATACAACAGATAATAATATTGATGTCGATGACAACGACGTAATTCAATATGGTACAACAATCGATTATGATGCTACGTTATTAGCGACAGCCGATTTAAAACGTTGTCAGTTAGATAAAGTATTATTGCGTGGCAATAAACTAATTACGTTGAATGAGCCAGGAACTGTTACGACAGAAATCTTTGATTTAATTCATAATCAATATAAAGCTAAATCTGAAGATTGGTATAAGTATCTTAAAAATATATTATATATGGCTGCGAAAATTAATACTCTTAGCGAAGATAAATTTACGATTCGAGTATTAGGTTCTGAAAACTATTATTCTAAATATGCTACTATTGCCGTTATAGAAGACGGCGATTATGTTCTTTTATCTAACGATAAATTAGTACAGTATATTAGATTCGAAATCGATATCCCAGCAAATAGTTCTATTAGTTCTATCGACGTATATAATATTTATGATGAATTAGAAGATCAAGTTATTGAGTCCTTACCTGTTGCTGGCGGCGATTTTATTTCTCGATTATTTATGGTATCTGAAAAAGGTACTTATAATTTAGATACAATCGATGCCGATATTAAAGGCGACGTTAGTATTAAAGTAAGATCATTGCGGAAGCAAGGTGTAAATAATCAGTTTACGGCTTGGAAAGATTTATATCGATCTGGCACATTAACTCCTGTATCGTTTACTGATACCGATACATTCCAATTTAAAATTGAGTTATTAAATAATAAATCTACTATTAAATTAAACAGAATAGGATTAACGGCTATATGATATTTTTTAATAAAGCTCGTGTAACAAAAAATAATGGTTGTTATTTTTATGATCAAGATATTATAACTGCCGATTATTTATATTCTGGAGATTGTAGAATTGAACTTCAATTGAAATATGTTAATTCTGGATTCGGCATTTTGTTAATTCAAGATGCCGAAGACATTTTTAAATCTCCTAAACAATACATGTTTAAACTTGGCGACAATGAATATTCTGTTATCGATAAAGTTGTCGACTTGCTTGGAGCAAGTACACAAACTATTCAAGAATATTCTACCGTACAATTTAAGCATTTAATAAACAACGATGATGCTGTTTTAGTTCTAGAAAAAATAAATAACGAAATTAATTTTTATTTAAAGACTAAAAAAGAAAAAGTCGTATTTATCGAAAAATTTAAAATCGACATCGATGACTATAAAATAGGATTTTATTCTCAGTATGGAAATACTATCAAATCTATCAAGATATCAACTGGTCTTCCTATTGGATGGGCTGCTAATTCTATCAGTACTGTTGGTGGTCGGATCTATTATTATGATAATACAATACAATTTGAAAATTGTACTTATGAAGCGGAAACAGAAACTGATTTCATATCGCTTAAGAAAGGGACGTACTTCTTAAAAGCCGATATCGAAGGCGATATTATCGCTTATGTTTTTGAATCTAATAGTGACAGTACAGATATAAATAAAAAAGAATTGTTAAACGGTAATAAAATAGTTCTCGAAAAAGATGCCGACATTTCTATTCGCTTCGCGGGAAGAAACGGTACCGTTAAAAATATTTCGTTACAGGAATATGAAAATAGCGAATACGTTCCATCTTCTGGTAGTGGTTCTAAACAAGAAGGAAGCTATTTACATTTCGATTTAGATAATATTTCTAGAATAGAACTCGTTATTAATATTCAGAAACTACCTATTGCCGATAAATTAAAATATTATTATTTTAAATATGATGGCCGTGAATATACGCCTGAACTTCCTCTTAATGAAGACGTTAGAATCGTATACGATCGTGAGTCATTAACTATCGCATATCCAGGTGGTTACGTTCATTTAAATAAATATTCTTCTCGATATCTAGATATGTTCTATAATATCGATGCTTATGTATCTAAGTTGCTTATTACTAATAAAGAAAATAAAACCGAAGATATTCTTAATGTAAGCGAATTTATTTCTTATGTAACCGATGAAGTAACGTCTCCTATTTTATGTTTAGATAAAGATGACGAGCCGCTCGATTTAAGTTCTTCATATCGAGAAATTATTATTCCTTCTACTCAAATAGAAATGTTTAATAGATATACACCAATTAATTTATCTAAAAAACTTAATGTGTATGAATTAGAAGATATACAAGTAGTCGGTATTAAAGAATTTACCGAAGTTAATCCGTCAGCTAAAACACTAGATAAGTTTATTTTATCCGATGTCGGATATGTGTACTTAGATTTTAATCATAATACCGATGTCGATATTAAACATAATTCTATTACTATTTCTAACGAAATAAGAAAACAATATAAATATATTATTATTGTGTATCCGCATGCAGAAGAATATATGTATCGGTTTACGAACTGGAATCGTGAAGTATTTTCTAATACTAAGAAAGAATTAAAGTTAGCTAAACCAATTCTCGATACGTTTAATAATATTATTGTATATGCTACAAACGACGAAGTGGATGAAAAATATTTCTATCGTGTTCGAAAAGAAAAAGAAACGACCGATGTAAAAATGGCCGTTACTAATTATGATGTGTTAGATAATAGTCAATTCGATATCGATTTTAAAAGAAATGAAATCGTTCTCCATAATAATAATTATAAACATTATATTATTGAATATCTAAAAGCAGACAGTTATTGTATTAACGATTTAAAATATAATGTATTAATCGGGAAAGAAGCTTCTAATCTTTACGAAGTAAAAGTATCTTCTAATAAAAAAGATATTAAGATTATCTATGATCAAAATAAAGAAACTAAAGCGATCGATCAATATAGAATAACAGATTTAAATATGATACCAAATGAATATGTTGTTATGAGGTAACGGTATGAAGATTTATAGAAACAAGAAAAAAGTAGCGAATACTGTATTGCTCGATGATCAGGATATGCCATTATCTTATTTGGTTAATAATTCTGTTTATGCTGATACCGTTATTAAATTTAATAACGATTTATTAAGTTTAAATAAAAAAGAAGCTATATCTTTATATCAAAAGATCGATAAAGATTTACTTTTATTTAAAGAAAATTATGTTCCGGCTAAAGAACAAAAAGATTACCTTTTAGATAAAGACGGAATTATTACGATAAAAGATACGTCTAAGAAGGCGTCTTATCGCCCGACAGTATTTGGATATAAATATATTCTCCAAAGAAATATTCCGTTTTCTTCTGGACGTAGCTGGGATATTAATATAGATTTTACCGGTATGGAAAAAGTAAAGTCTATGTTACAAGGTATTACTGTTCCTAACAATATTAAATTTAATAGTGTTACCGATAATCCCGATATTAAATATTATAACGGAGAAGATAAGTTCTTAAAGGCTATGAAAGCCGGCGGCTATAAAGATAATTGCAATATTTATATCGTAAATTCTACTTACGGTAATAAGATTCTTTATAATAAGCCTAAGATATTCGACGTAGCTAAACCTGTTTTATTTAACCAATCTGAATACGTAATTGAACCATCATGGGATATCTTCAATCATGATTTGGAAATGTCGCTATTCCCTCGTGCTACATATGACTATATTAAATTAACGATTAATCATACTCCGATACTCATCATGCAAGATCGGTTGAATTTTAAAACTATTCTATTGTGCGGTAAAGAAATCTTTACTCAGCCTCGCCTAATTCAATTCCTTGCTGAAAATATTGTTTACGCTTATAGTATCGGCTACCATCGTATTCCGGAAAAGGCCGACAGCTATATTAATACTTTCATTTCCAATAATTTGATCGATTATTACTATAGTTTAAATAATCGATTAAACATGAAACATCCTCAAATTAATTTAGATAAAGATATCTCTTCTTTAACTTCGCTCGATAATCACGATTATAAGTTAGTTTATGTCGAAACAACAAACGAAAACGTAATTTTCGATTATGCGACACCTTCCCGTGATATCTATTTTAAGAAAGTTATCGATGACGAACCTAAAAAAGATAATAATGAATCTTTAATCTACACCGTAAACCAAGAATTAAAATTTATCGATAATGTCGATTATTCTTTATTTAATATTGAACAGTTACCTTCTATACGTTATAATTATGATAAAGAAAAACTTCAGCTAATTATCGGTCAATATTATAGTTCTAAATATAATATCGCTAAGTCTGAAGAAACGATTATTAATATCTCAAATATAAAAACTAATTATAGTTTATATATGACGAATACGGGCATATTAAAAGACCAAAGATTTTATATTCTTCCGGTCGATGAACCATCTAACGATATTAAAGTTGCCGATATTATTATTAAACTCGATACAAAAATCGAACCTACCGACACAAGAATAATTGGTGGCGGATCTAGTAAATTCGACAATTACGAATATATCGATACAGGTAATATACTTGGCAGACCGTATAGAATTGGTACTTCTATGGTAATCACATTACCTAAAAAATATGAAAGTCATAGAGACCAATTACAGGAACAAATTGACAAACATATTTCTTCGTCGGAAGCAGCAGTATTATTATTTAAGGATTAATAAATGGCACAAAATTATTTAACAAAGGTTGATTTTACCAAAGGCGTAAAAGCTAAACCTATTAACGACAATTTTGAAATGATTCAAGATTGGATCGACACAGAACGTCTTCAGTCTGCTGGCTGGGGCGTTGTGTCCGGTTTTGAATGCAGTCGACGTGGCGATGAGTTTATTATCGATGTAGCAGCTGGTGAATTAATCAACAAAAAAGGCCATCGAATTAATCTTGACGCTGCGTCCATTAATGTAGGTGCTCCACAAGCTATTCAGTATTTTGAAAAATTTACTTTGGATGCTAGCGGAAAAATTACCTTACGTTTTCCGGTATATGCTCCATCTCAATTAAAACAGGTAGCATATATCTCCGGAGTTCAAGGTGAACTTCCAGATTTAAAAGAATTTAGAGTATACGATTTAGAAACTCAAGAAAGTTTACAGATTGCTTCTATTAATAAACAAATTATTCATGTCGTAGACCCAGAAGCAAACGTCGGTAGAAAAGTCGGTGTCGTATATCACTATGCATCATCTCATATCGATACAATTACGTACAACGATAAAACTCCTGAATTATATCCTAAATATCATTACGGTATTTTTTCGGCATCGCCTGCATTTCCGCCAATGCAAAACTTTGAAGATGCTGGGGATATTGTATTAGGCTGGGCTTATTGGATAGTCGATGAAACAGGTATCTCAGTTAAGTTCTTCTATGACAACCGAAATACTCGAGCTATTTATGTCGATGAATTTGGCGATATTTACTTCTACGGCAAATTATATTCTAAGAATCAACGTAAATTTATTTACTTCATTCAACCAGAGCATCCTGAACCAAACGACTTATGGTATGATAGCGATACAAATATTTTATATATTTGGCGACAATTTAATGGCGAAGATTACCAATGGGTTCCTGTAAATGAACATAGTACGATGGATCTTCACGAAACTAAATTGTTTATTCCAGATGAAAATTTAACCGACGAAGAAAACGAAAAGCAAACATTCGTATTCGATGAAGACGATGTTAACATGTTCTTCATTCCGAGATCTAATTCTTTAGACGTATATATCGATCAAGGATATATCATGAAAGACCAGTATGTCGAAATGGTTATGCTTAAAGAACAAGATGCTAAGGGTAAACATTTAATCGTACCTGATAACGCTAAATATAAAATGAGCGATATTGTAAAAGGTGTCGGTTTTAAATTAAACTATGCATTAAACGAACCGACTGTCGTACAAGTTAACGTTCGCCATACAATTAAAAAAGGTAAAGAATCCGGTGTATTCCAACGTGCTGCCGTATTCGTCGAAGAAAAACGTATTATTTATAACGAAGATTCTTATCCTAACAATACTCGTGTTATTAAGTTACCTACATATTATGAGTACGGTAAACAGCAAATTGAAGTATTCTTAAACGGATTAAAATTACATAATGGGTCTTCTGATGAGGTCGACTTTAGTGAAGTACTTCCAGTTCCGACTGAAGACAATCCTAATCCTACATTAACGAATAAATTTATTATTAATAATAACGTTAATTTAAAATATGGCGACCGCATCATCTATAGAATTTCTCATTATACTTGGTCTTATGAACAATTAGAATCTATTATTACTAATGCTCAGAATGGTATTAAAGAAACTAAAGATCTCATTACGGCAGTCGACAATAAATATAGTCGTATTACAGATTCTATCGACCCTGCAATTACGGCAATGCAAACGACGATTCAAGATCTTAAAACTTCGACACTTAATACCGATAACTTTATTAAGCGTAGTGAAAAGATTACTAAGTCTATGTTGGATGACGAAGTTAAGAATGGTTTATTTAAAACTATTCAACAGTATGAAATCACGATCGATCCAACTAGTACGATTTATCCGTTACAACATACTGTTACCGATAAACAATTATCGTTTGTATTATTAGACCAATATGTCGGTACTAATAAAATCGATAACGCTAATATTAGTACGATCTTAAACTATGGTACTGATTATGTCTATGTCGATAATAATAAAATTAAATTATCGGCTGGACTAATTAGAAATACAAGAAAACTTAAATTTATGGTTATTTCTTTTGGAGCGTAATTCATGCAAAATACATTGACATGGATGGTTCTCGACGAACAAGAATTTAATATTTATAGTACTTATAAAGCCGGAGTTATTACTTCGGCTTCTCGTACTGTAATTCCGGTTCGTCTATATAATAATTATATGGGTATCGAGAAGCAGCCAGACTTAAAAAACTTCGGTGTTAATTTTTATTTCACCGATATTGAAGATTCTGTATTGTTAGATTATATTAAAATCTTAAATGCAGATTCTACTGAGTTACCGACAACTCGTTTAAGTGACACATTAACTGTTAACTTAACGAATGAAGTCGTACTTAGTGGCGCTCCGAATAAAGGAGATAGCGAACATAATTATTACGATTTTAATATCGTAATAGAGTTACCGAAAGATCTTAAGTATAAAATTAACGATCTCAAAGAATTAACTTGTGATATTGTATATTATTAAGGAGGCCTTTAAATAATGAAACCTACTTGGGGTATTCGAAAATTAAATGAATACAGCATAAGTAAAGATACAGCTATTATTATTACTGATAGCGAAAAAGATAACTATTATTGGGCCGATATTCCTGATGGATCGTTATTAGTAAATGATAAAACAGGCAATCTTAGTATTAAATTAACTGGTGAATCTGACTGGGTACCAGTCGGTATCCGTAAGGATGGTACAGATAAGTTAGTTAAAGATGCCGTAATCAATGTCGAATATTATACGATTGTTAAATTCGAATTAGAGCATAATCGATTCTATTATCATGACAGAGAAGAAATTACTCGTATCGGTAAATTGATCGACGGCAAGGCTCAATTTAAAGTTGGTTCTGGATTATATATTCCGGGGACAAATCAATTAGAAGTGTTAATTAACGACACTGTAAGATGCAATACTTTAGACGACAGTCTCGAAGAAATTAATATGAAGTATTTCCAAATCGATGCCGACGATATTCGATTAGGTTCGACAGTTACAGTTCGTTATATTAATTATGAACGATTAAGTGAATTATATCCGTTTATCTTTATTCAAGAAAGATATCCTTGGTTCTTCGAAGATAAAGATATCTGGATTAATACAGCAGAAAATGTATCGGAAGACGGTTTAGCGATTACACCAATGAGCTACACAGTTTCTTATCCAGCCGATGATCCAGCTCATGCCGAAGTTACAGTTTTTACGACTAAAAAATCTCGATTAATTGCGACACATCGTCGTGACGAATACTTTAATGATGTTACTAAACGAAGCATTACCAAGTTTAAAGTGCCGCGTAAAGTACACGATTATTATCTAAATCTCTTCTCGACTTACTTCGGTTATCAAACTAACTATAGCAAAGCATTAATTAAAGGTACTCAAACTGAAACAGATAAGTTAACGTTAGATGCTGAAATGTTATATCCTAATGCTTTAATGGGTCGAGCTTCTGTAAAAACACAAATCGGTAATATTGTAACATTTAAACGTGACGGTAAAAAATTATATGCTTCTCAGAATATTGGTATGGGAGTTCAATATAATTTACCACGTGAAGAAGATCCGTATGATATCACTGTTATAGTTCGTAATCCTAGTAATGGGTTAAGTAAAGAAAAAGTATTAACTGTTGATCGCCGAAAAATAATTTTAACGGCCGAAATCAACCATGTCACAACAACCTCGGGAACAGAAGTTGTCGTGACAACTTTGCCTGGGTCAAAAATAACGATTATGGGTGCTGGTCCTATGGCCGGTGGAGTAATCGTTAGAAATGCTGTTGTCGGTGACAACGGAAAATATAAAGTAAATATTCCTTTGGCGCAACAAGCTGAAACATATACGGTAACAGTTTCTAACGATAAAGCAGATAATACTGTTAGTAAAGATATTGAAATATTACTTCATACTCCAGCTACGCCTCTTTCTGTTTATTTAGTCGACGGAAAAGATTCTCTAACAGGTGATTACGAAGGAACAAATGCATTATCGATTCAAGCAGAATCAGGCTCTACTATCGTAATTAAAGATAGTTCCGGTGCCGTTATTCACACAAGACAGCCTTCTAATTTATCTGTCGAAGAAACGCTTTATAGAATTCCGTTATTCTATCATCCAGAAGTAAAAACTTTTACGGTAGAAGCTAATAAGACTAATAAAGTTCCAGAGTCTAAGACTGTTACTGTTAATGGCTATAAAAAGGTAAATGCAAAAACTCCTTTTAATGTAAGCAATGTAGCATTTAATAATAGAATTTGGGATGTGTCGTTCGATTATACAAAAGGATCGACTATTACGGCATATGATGCGAATAATAATATAATTAAAACTAAAGATAATACAGATAGTATTGTTACGACATCAGATGAAACAATGCGTTATTTTGCTGGACGATATTATTCTTTCAAACAAAAGAATAATGATTATACAGTGAGATTTACTTGTACTCATCCTTTATATAATGATCAAGAAGTTACTAGGACAATTGAAGGCGCTCACTTACCTGAACATCAGATTGAATTATTAAATACCTATGTAATTAATCCATATGCTGATATGTATAATTCTGATGCTTATCAAGTATTAGAACTTAAATTATATAAGACTACTGATGATTTAGATAGAGAACATTTAACTATCGATACTCATCCTGAAATTGCAAATAACTTAATATTATCATATGGCGGTAGTAATGCGAAGCCTGCTAAGTATTCTGGAGCAAATCTTTTAGAAAAAATCAATGGTTCTAAAACATCTTATTTAGAATTTTATGGCAAAGAAGATTTGTCTAATGAAGAAACATTAACTGTTCTACCTAAGATCAATAATTATTTAACAAATGCTTATGAAGGTAAAAATGGATCTTATTATTTTATTTTTAAAGTAGATAACTTCTACGATTTAATGGAAAATAGAGTAATTAATATTAAAGCAAACAATAAAGATACTGTTAATATAACAGTTCCAACAACTATCCTTCATTGGAAAAATTTAGAAAAATTAATAACTTTAAATAAAGATATTGAATCTTCTATGAATGAGAAGTATAGAGAAACAACTAAAGTTACCAATGCTCTTTTAACTAATCCTAAGGATAATTCTTATTCAGTTGGGAACAGTATAAAATATATTCATCCTAATTTAGTAAAATTAGTTATTTTGAGTTATAATACTAATGCTCACACTAAATTAAATTCTTTAATAGAAAAATTTAAAGAGTTAAAATATTTTAATGATACATATAAAACATTACAATTTAATGGAACAGTTTTAACTTGTTGGAATGATTTTTTTTATAATAATTACAAATATTTAGATTTTAATTCAAAAATATTATTATTCCCAAATATATTCTCTTATCTTTTTGTATCAGCTTATTTCAATGATCATACTTTTTCTGCTTCTGAAAATGGAATTATTCCAGCAATGTATTTAAATTGTGAAGTTAATGACGATAATGTTATTCACGTTAAAAGTAACAATCAAGAATTTTTAAGTGGTTTCTATAATGTATTTGATACGGTAGGAATTAGAAGATTTAATTCAAATCTTCAACCAATAGAAAAAGCTTCTTCGGTAAATTTAGCTATCTCTTATTCTGGTAAAAAAATACCTTCTTTCTTTTTAGGCGATTACAATCATTTGGCTGTTAAAGCTACTATTTTAGCAAAAAATATAGAAGAAGTTTCTGATAACGGTCTTCCATTCTTTCACAATTCTTTTATCTTTATGGATTATACCAAGATAAAAAAATTGAACAATTTTTCTTTCTCCAATCCTTTTATTGAGTGTCATGGAATACAAGTTAAGAATATTGGATCTGAAAAAGATATAACTATTGTATTAAAAGAAGAAGAGTATATTGATAATGGAATAAAATATAGATTAATTGATTTGCCTAATGATGCTCAATATTCTACTATTGATAAAATGTATCCATTCCCAATAACGTTATCGTTATCTGATCCTTTTAATATCATTATTAAATGTGGGAATAACCATTTAAAAATTCAAGATCTTTTGTTTAGTTGGGCAGCAGTTGAATCAATTACAATAGAATCACCTTCTATTACTTTGATTGACGAAGAAGGAGATGTTATATCTCATAAAAATATTCCTAAAATACCAAGAATTCTTGGAATGAATAGATCTTATAATACTGTTAAAAGTAAATATAATATTCCTAATAATTTAACAGTTGTTAATTATATAAGATATTTCTCTCATTTTGGTCGAACAAATTTAAAGTTCATCGATCTTAGAAAATATACAAATTATTATTTACACCCACAAGACTTTTTTGATAATAGTAAGTTAAATAAAATAATTTTCCCTGATAATTATATCGGAAGATATTCTAGTGAGACTGTCGATGCTCAAGAATGTCTTTCTGATTGCTATGCTATTTATATCGATAATCTTGATTTTGTGACTTCTGCATCAAACATTGCTGGCAATAATTCATTTTTTAATACAAAAAGATTAGAAACAGAAGTAAATCTTAATTACTTTAAAGAATTTAGATATAGTGCATTTTCAAGTTCTAATGTCGAAAAATTTATTTACAAAAAAAGAACATTAACGACGGACTGTCTAGGAGAAGAAGTAGTTCTTAAAGATGGATATTTAGAATCTTTAGAAAAAGGAAATTTATTCCCAGTAATAATGTCTGATACGTCTTTCTACCGTACAAATATGACTCAAGAGTCATTTAATAGAATTAAAAATAATTTTGTAAATTTTGCAGAAAGATGCTTTTCTGAAGCAAAACAAATTAAAGAAGTTGTGTTAAATAATTCAAACTTAAGACTGTTCAATATAGGTTTTAGAAATGTAAATTTAGAAAAGTTAGTTATCGATTCTCCTACGATTGGTGCAATAATTATTGAAGATAGTATGCTAAACAATAGTAAGTTAAATGAATCTTCGGATAATTATAAAATAAATGCTCCAAATGCAAAAGTGTTTATATTTGAAAATAAAGGTGGGTATAGTACATATCATACATTAGATATGCCAAATCTTGAATATTCATATTTTGCGAGTCCTCAAAAAAGAAAAACTTATGGATATAACCCTGATAAGAATGAGGATCCTTCCATTTTAGCAAGACATGTTGACGATTTTGGAGGAACATCAAATGGAGTAAATATTAGTTATTATAATGATGCTGAATCTATTGCTAAAGCTAATCTTGAAGAACTAGATGTTCCAAAAGGAATATTCATGACATTGTTTTCTAATGCTGTAAATAAAAATGATATAAAAATAAAAAAAATAAAATTGGATATTTTGGGAATTGAACCATATTCTAGTGGATATGTATATAATTATGCACCTATTTCTTCTTTTGTTTATGATATTAATTATGTTAGTAGATTTATGGAAAAATATCGATGGCCTGCTTTAGAAGAAATTATTATAAAAAATAGTTCTTCAAATAAAGAATATACTAATTTAGGAGTTAAAATTAAATATGTCAAAGCTTAATGATTATTTTGAAAAAACAATAAGTCTTCCTATTATATATCATGACTATGAAACATATGATTGGAACTCCGCAAAATTCGGTACGATAGTTGTCGATCCAAAAGATAATAATATCGGTATTAAATTAAAATATAATGTCGATAATCAAGATCCAAAAGATCCATTCTCTAAATATGGTCCTAGCTGGGTAGCTCTTAAGCTACCAGCTAGTGAATCATTAATCGTAGAAGAATCTTCTAGGATGGTTTGTGAGAAAATTATATTTATCGATTATGATCGCATCGAAGGTAAACTTTATTATTCTATTAATGGTGTATATAAAGAATCTAAATTAACTCGACAAGACAACTTTGTATTTGAGTTAGATAAAGGTGAATATATTCCGGGTAATCATCATATTAAAGCATTAATTAACAATGCGATAGAATGTTCTCCGGCCACTAAAACTCTTAAAGAACTCGATAGTACACATTTTGTTCTTAACTCTACACAGTTAGAACAAGGCTGTGAAATCGATGTATATTATATTGAACGATATCATGTCGGAAATCCTGTTCCTCGATTCTACAATCAAGAAGATGAACCAGTAAATCCTGAACCTGGTGATTTCTGGATTAATAGTAAGCGTAGCGAACACATGAAGCAAAAGCTTCCTATTACTCCGTATATCCGATACGATTATAATAGTATGCAGCTTTCTATTCTTTTGAAATCGATTAGTAATAGTACTTTTAAAATTTATAAAGGTGATAATTTAGCTGCGATAAAAACAAATAATCGATCTTGGACGACGATTAAAGTTCCGTTAGCATACAACGAAATTTATACGTTAAGAATTGTCGGCGAGAATAATGATTATTTAACCAATGAAGTGACTCGCGATATTCATTCTACTTCCAAAGTAAATATTGCTTTACAGAATTTATCGTTAACAAAAGATAAAATAAATTTACATTTAGTTGGTGAACCAGATTTAAAATTTACTGTATATAGCACTGCCGATACTTCTAATGTTAGATTTATTCCGGACGATTTGAATAACGCATATGACGTAAGTTTCGACCGCAAAAATAAATCTTATTATGTCGATATCACGGCACATAAGCAAGGTAAGTTATCTTTCAGCTTAGAACGAATCTTAATCGAAGCAAAAGATCCTGTTGAAATTCCAATTAAGATTATCGAGAAAACATATCATACTCCGACTGTTTATGATCAAACAGCTAAATTATTTGTGCGTATAATTTATAATAAACAATTAAATTTAATAACGGCATCTAATAATCCAGAAAATCTTATTTATCGTAGTGTTACACAAAGCGAAGATAATGGTAAGACATGTTATGATTATGAGTATGATGTTCGTTTAGCTGACGGCGTTCAATATGTTTCTTTCATGGCTAGTGACGTTCAAGAAAATGCTGTATCAACAGTAGTTACAACTAGTATTCAAATTAAGAGAACGAAAGGAATTAGGGCTTATTTAGATTTAAGTAGTGAGCCATTAAAAATAATCGCCGGTATTAAATATCAGAAATTAAATCTTGTTGTTCCTAATACAGTCTCTAGCGTACAAATTATTCCTAAGATTTATAATACTAGAACTCAAGGACGTATTCGGTTAATTAAACAGGTCGGGAATACATATACTTATTTAGTCCCAGTATACGATCAGATCTTAAATTATATTGGTACTGATTCTAATAATCCATGGGAAACTAAATCTGATGTTATGTTTGAATTGTCGGCTTATTCTTATATCGATCAGAAATTAGAATTTCCGAGCAGTAGCTTAGATCATTTATAGGAGTTAAATAAATGCCAATTAAACAAAGTAAAAAAATAACTTCTCGATTAATAAGTAATGGCCGAGCTACTTTTGTATATAGTGATAGCGATTATAAATGGGACCTATTACCTAATGGGTCTCTTTTAATCGATGAAGAAAACGGTAAAGTAAAGATTAAATTAGAAGGTAAAACCGATTGGACTCCGGTCGAAGAAGTGTTAAATAAAGATTCTAATTTAATTATTCACGGCAATCGTATTATAAAAGAGCCATTTTTGGTTATCGATATTGATAAAGAAAACGATACGATTACTTATATAAATCATAGAAATGAACGTCGACATAAATTTATTTATCGTTACCAAAAGGATTGGTTTGCTGTATTTGAACTCGATAAAGGATCTTATATCCAGAACAAGAATTTAATCTCGGCTACGATTAATAATACGATAGAGTGTAACGATAAGAATTATAAGTTACAAGAGTTAACGAGCCGAAGAATCGGTATCGATCTCGATGTATTAATCCCGGGATGCTGGGTCGATGTTCAATATTACGACATATATAAAATGACTCAGCCTGGTTATAATATTTTTATTAATAAAGATGTGCCAGAAAAGCAATTATTTGATAAGTCTATGGCCGTTGTTTTAAACGATAAAAAAGTAGTTGATATGGAAGAAAACCCGTAATATAACAACGATAATATATTATTTCTAGTACTAGAGGTTAATCAATGGCTAAAAAAATAGAAGAATTTATGCTGTCTAAAGATCTTCAAGACAAGATCAATCAAGTCAGTAATTTAACTCAAGTCCATATGGATCAATTGGACGCTTCATTAAAAACATTGTTAACGAATATCGGAAATGCATCTCAAGGAGTCATCTCTTATGATGACTCCGAGATTCGTAATCGAGTAATTTCTCTTGAAAAAAACTCTGCTACGAAGACAGGATGGTTCAATAAAACTTCCGATAAGTTAACGAAAGAAATGCTTAATGCCGAAATGCAATCTCTTATCGACGATATGCAAGATTTCGCAGATGCATTATTAACTAAATTAAATATCTCTGATGCCGATAATAAATATCGTGCTAAATCTGAAAAACTTCAATTAACAGATTTGAGCGAAGAATTTCAAACTCAGATTCGTAATATTATAGATAAAGTAAATGCTTTAAATACGACATTTGCCGGTCTTAATTTTGTCGCTAACGATATCGAACAATTAAAACGCATCATTAGTGATTTACCTAACACTGCTATTACGAGAGATTTTGCCGATGCTCGCTATCGTTTACAAGATCAAAAGATCACCGTAAACGATGTTAATGATACTTTGAGCCCAGCAATTATTTCTCTTCAGTCTAACTATAATAAGTTAGATAATGTAGTCGTTAGAAACGACTTATCTGAATATCGTCGTTTAGATAACGATATTAATATGTCTGATCTTGATACAAGTATTCAAGCTAAGCTTAACACTATCGATCAGTTAAACGCTAACATTAATGCTCGTATTAACACACTCGTTAATCAAGCGTTAGCAACCGGTTTTGTCGATACATTAAAAACGACTTATGTTGGCGATTATGCATTACTTAACAATATTGAATATCAAGGTTATATTCAAAACTTATTAGATAATGTTAATACTAACAATAAAGCAACTGTTATTCAATCTTTATTCGCTTTATATAAAGGTTTAAAAGATGTCGCTGTTTCTGTTGCATCAAATAATGCACAGTTAAATAATGTTAATACTCAGTTTGCTTCTATGGCAACTAATAATAACTATGCAAAATCTTTAAAAGATCTTGATGCGGTCGACATTATTAAAATGTTATCTTATATGTCTGGTCTTGGAAGTACTTTAGTCGACGATATTACGTCTGACGATGCTATCGAAACTCTTAGCGTAACCGGTTCTACGACTATTGTTCAAGCCGATACTATTTCTGCTAGTTATACTGAAAACGCTGCGAAAGCAACGACAGCATATGTCGGCATTGCTTCTAATGCTGTTCACGACTGTGAAACAATTATGCACTTAGAGTTCCCTTCCGTAACAAATGTTAATGCTTCTGCATTTAAAAACTGCACTAATTTAAATACGGTGTTCTTGCCATCAGTAAAAACTATTCGAGATGGTGCATTTGTTGCATGCGATAATATTCATACTATTATGCTTCCTGAAACATATACGTTTACTGGTAAAGAAGGTTTGCCTCAAATGTGTCGTATTATTCGTGTAGCCGGTCCTGCCGTGGTTTAAGGAGGTCGAAATGAAAGTTAGTGTTTATGTCGACAAACTTAAAAAGTGGGTACCGATATCTTCTGATGAAATCCTCGATCGAAATAAAAATTTATCTGACGTAAAAGATAAAGATGCGGCTATTACAAATCTTGGCTTATACGATAAATTTATTTCTAAAGAAGCTCTTCAATCTGGGTTCTTACCAGATGTATTTACTCCAGAGAATATTCAAACTGATGCCGATCATCAGTTCGTTAGTGATAGCGATAAGAATAACTGGAACAATAAGTTAAATAAACCGGTCGAAATACAAACCAACTTGGAAGAAAATCAAATTGGTTACGATGAAGTAAACGAAAAATTCTATATTGGTTTAAATAATAAGAACGTTCTTATCGGTGGCGCTTCTGCTCTCGATAATATTAAAATCGTTAACGGATTTTTCTCCGGCAATTCTCAACCGACTATTATTCGTAACACTAAAACACGAGAAGATGGTACATTAATTTCTCCTGTATTTGTCGACGTTCAATGTGTTGAATATACTGGCGGCGATCTTGGTGAAGTATCCGTGTCTTACACGTCTGAGCTTATTAATATTTACAATACTGGTTCTTTTACTGGTGCATTCCAGTGTATGATTGTATATCCGTTAGGAAGTGTTAATCGATGAAATGGTCAATTAAATTAAAAGACGAAATAAAAGATTTAGCATTTTCCACATACGTTTCGATATTTTATAATTTAAATGATTTAGCCGATAAAGCCCAAGCGATTAAGAACTTGGGCTTATTCGATAAACTTGCCAGTATCGAAGAAATTAAAAAGATTAAAATACTCGCGACAGCTATTAAGACAAATAATCTTCATCGATTTGTATCTAAAGCTAGTAAAGATAAATATGATAATAAGATAAGTAAATTTGTTACGACCGATAATCACTTCGATATCGATAATAATAATGACGCTTATTTCCATAATGGCGAGAAACGCTTTTATTTAAAATATAAAAATAAATATAGATTATTTGGTGGCAATACTATTTTATATAAAGTAGGCCAAGCTACATTTTTAGGTAAATCTAACGAAGTTAGAATTCCGCACAATTTACATGACGATAGAAACGTCGGGATTACTCCTGATTTTGTATCGATTAAACCATTACATAGTGCGGCGAAAGCTGGCGATATATGGGTTAAAAAAGATTCTAATTTTATTTATGTCGGAAATACCGGTGCTGCCAATATCGAATTTCAATATATGATTTATGCTCCAAAGAATATGGGTTAAGGGATAGTCAATGAAGAAAAATCGAACATTTAAACAAGGTCGTGGATCTGAACAACTCTTAAATCAAGAGCTGTATGATATCTTTACTGCTGTCAAAGATATTAACCCAGATATCACCGAGCAAGAAAAAATTGTCGGTGCTAGTGCAGTTCCTGACAACAATATTCATGGTTCTCTCTGGCGTAAAGATAGAACCAATGAATTAAAATATTATGACGGCGTAAAGAAACAATGGGTTAATGTATTCGATAATAAATTCCAAATTATCGAACATTTGACCGAAGAAACAACTCCGGTAAATCCTGTTAAAGGTCAGTTATGGATTTATAACGGCATTATGTTGTATTTCGATGGTCGAGAATGGAAACCAATTAAATCGATCCCGGCTGACGATGCACAATTTAATGAAGCGGCATTTGCCGATTTTGCTCTCGTTAGTCCATTGCTTTCTGTTGGACATGTAACTGTACCGAGCTTACAGGATGGTGATTCTAAACGCTATGAAAATGAATTAAAGACTGGATATCAACGTTCTAAAAAGAATGCTGTCGAAGAAGTCGATACGTTTGACTTTGAATGGGAAGATCCGTTTACGGCTCCGACTCACGATAAATTAGTCGATCCTAATCATAGAACACAGTACGTTATTCCTAACGTTAATCATGATAGAATCTTTATGGAGAACAGTTTACTTAATGATTATGAAAAAGTAAATACTGTTTGTTTCCAATATCCGACTGTAAAAGCTCAAAAGAAAAATTTGAGTGCATTACATATTAACGCACAAAAATTATCTAACATTACTAAACGTTTATTTAAAATTAATAAAGATGATAGCAATACAAATGCTATTATCGATATTAATCCTAACAATACTGAATTCTATGGTTTTAGAGCTGGCGAAAATAAAGGCGATCATTTATATCCATATTACGAAAAAGTAGAAACAGGATTAACGCATAGTACAGCAAGAGCTTTAGATAATACCTCCGGTATTCCTGGTGTCGATAAAATCAATGCACAATTAAATCCTGGAATTAATTATAATAAACCAGATAAAGTAACTGTTGAAAATAGAACGATGCGTCGAGATGTTACTATGAAAGATGATCCAGATAATCGCTTTGGTGATTATGTTATCCTGCATAAGAAAATTTCTTTGAATTATCGCACTGTTCAAAATTATGATTATATCTTAGCCGTTACTTATGATTTTAACTGGATTAATTATACTGGTTCTTTGAAGAAGTTAAATAATGGTAACTTATTCGAAGGTTTCCATATCCCTGATCTTCCAGAATCTATTAACCTATTCTTTGACGGCTTAATGCTCGAAGAACAATTTTACGATGTCGACGTTAAAAATCAGTTAGTAAAATTAGAAGATAAGATTTATAAAGAAGACGAAGTACATGTCTTTAAAAATTATATTAAAGACTCTGGCTATATCGTAGAAACAAATTTGGATAATCAAGGCGTTATCTACTTACACAAGAAATTTAAATCTCCGTTAGTCTTCGTAGCCGGTGAATTAATTCATCCGTTATTCGGTGGCTTAATTTTCCGCGACGATAAAATCTTCGTTCCTCGTGCTAAAGTAAATATGCCGTGGACAGTTATTGAAGCATATATTCCAGGTGAAGAAAATGCTTATGCTGCCGGTACTGTAAACTTCGATAATAATATTATTGCCGGTACTAATCGTACATTAGCGACTGAAACTGGTACACCAAATATCGATGCGACAGCCTTGTATAATAATGGTGAACATTCTCTTATCGTTCAACAAGGTCAAATCGGCCACAGTGGACAAAACGTAATTTATTACGATCCTCGTGTTATTACGAATACCGATGAAATCATTTTATTCTTAGACGGTATGTTAATTAATCCTAAGAATATTGAATGGAATAAAGATTATCATTATTTAACACTTAAAGATGGTTTATTCCCAGGTCAACAATACTTATTATTACGAGATCCTGACGATCGATTATTCGATGGTGCTAGTGCTATGGATACATATTTTACTGGAGCATTAAGCGACAGTTTAGTGTATCATAACGGCAAACTATTATGTAATCAACAACCATTAATTTCTCCGGTATCTCCTAAAGAACGTGAACAAAGTACGGCCGATGGCGAAGTCGTATTATTTATGCCTGACGATTTAACCGATGCTGCAACCGTTCAAATTTATGACGATTATAAAAAGATCTGGAGACTTGCTAACGATAAAGAACTTAAGGATATTAAAACTATCTGTACATCTTATGAAAATACTGTATCGGCAGTTAAGATGAATGTTCCTGTTTTACCGGAAGATAGTATCGATATCTTTGCTTATAAGTTTGCTGGCGATAGCGAAAACGCAATTAAGATTGGTGATTTCATTATGGATTCTACTGATCCTACTAACCGATCTTTCTATATGCAATACGACAAATATTCTCCTCGTGTAAATGCATTAACAGTATTTAGAAACGGTGTTCGTCAAATTCTCGATATTGATTATATCGAAAATGAAGACGGCGCATCTATTAAATTCTTAGGCCCTGCTAACGATATTAAAGCCGGAGAAAAAATTCATTATACGATCGAACAATTAGAAACTGGTGCTTCTAAAGTAATGGACGTTATTACGTTAGATAATACTAATTCTATCGGCACTAACGTATACGAAATTCCGGCGCAAACAGAATTATATTTATATCCAGGTCGATTAGTCGTATATCGTAACGGTGTTCGTTTACCGAAAGAAGATTGGACTTTGATCGGAAACAAAACAATTCAAATTATTAACTCCGATCGTCCTTATATCGGTACAACAGCAAGTAATTATCCTAATGAATCTTTCTATAAGAAAGAAACAGATACGTCTTATACTGTACATCATCATCAACCAGATAGAATTACGATCGAAATTCGTCAAGATTATAAACGCAAAGAAGAAACATTTAAAATGCGATATAATCGTGTTCCAGAGTTCCCGATTAACGACTACAAAATCGATCCTCAAGTTCTTGAATCCAAGGATGAAGTTTTATTCTATATAAATGGTCTATTTACTGGTTTGAGTCGTAATATAGTAAATGGATATGTTTTAAATAAATATAAAAGCTGTATTACATTTACTGATAGAAAAGTCGCTGCGCTGTTAGCTAATGATCCATTGTATATCGATTTATATGAAAATCCTGAAAAGATGGAAGCGTGGAAAAAGCGTACTGGAAAATCAGAATATACGACAAGTATAAAACATTATATCACTTATGATTATCGCGTATAACGCAGGAGACTTTAATGGCACAAGACTTTACTAAAGTTACAATAAACCAAATCGATATGGATGCTGTTACCGAAACAGTCATCGCAAAAGGTAATTTGGTATACCGTAGGGATCATAGTGATACTAAAGCAGAAGATGTAGATAAGGTCGGCGGCATTGCTGCCGACCACATCGCTGTAAGTATCGACGGTGATCGTGAAACAGTTCCTAATGCATTAAAACTCGGTGGCAAATTAGCTGCCGATTATATGACTACTACGACAGGTAATAGTTTAAATAAAAGAACTGAAAATATTAAATCTAAATTTGGTAGCGATATTTTAGCATTGCGTGACGAATTATATCAACTTCGTGGTCAATTAGCTAAAAATGGCTACGTTAAAGATATCGGTTATTATGATGGATACTATGATTGCTTCCATGATTTTAACCAAGTTCATTTAAATAAAGAATTAGCAAATACTAAAAATACAGTTCAGACCGATAGAAAATCTTTAGTGTTCCCAGCGAATACTGATATGGATCAATTTTCTCAATATGATTTTATTGCTATCGTAAACAGCAATACTGGGTTAGAATGTATTCGTCAAGTAGCTGCTGTTGATAAAGCTAATTTTAAATTAACGTTAGATCGCAATATTGCAAATAGCGTTATTCTTCAAAATGCAGAATACTATCAAGTATATAAATCTTATGGCGCTATTTATAATGGCGACTTCTTATTTGCTCGTCCTTTAGAAACAGTAATGGGCGATGAAGAATATGCATCTGGCGAAACTGACGATACAAGTCGTGAATTCGTTAAGATGATGAAACCAGGCTTTGGTTATGCGACTACTTTAAAATTTAGCGAAGGTAAAACTGGTTATTTAAAAACTGTCGAACTTTGTTTAAAAGCTTATGGTAATCCAGGTCCTGTTAACTGTTATTTAATCGACGCACGAGATGTCGATTTATTTAAAAACGGTCAACAAGCTGAAGCTGCTTATAAGTCTTCTCAAGCTAATAAAGACGATAAGTTTAAATTCTTTGCTAAGACTCAACCTAAAGCAGTCAGTGCGACTGTTGAACGTCAGTACGTAAAATTTAGTTTCCAACAAGACGGTAAATATCCTATTATCCCGGATAATTACTACCAAGATCCTACACGTTACTGTTTAATCATAGAATTCATGGAAGTTAATACAGATAATTATTATGAAATTGAATTAATTAATCATAACAAGAGTGATCTTCAATTAAATAATATCTTCTATGATTATGAACGCAAATCCGATGTTGCTGTAGCTCACGCATTAACAGAAACAGATGAAACTAAAAAACGTGATCTTTATTTCCAATTTAAAACCCAACAAAAATTAACTAATCAACCTAGTCCTGTAAACGAAGGTTTATATTCTACACATATCTACAATCGCAGATTGCAACGTGCTTCTAAAGCTCGTGTTGAATTGAGAATTAAACGCGAAGGCTTATATGAAGCTAGTACTTTAAGTTCTCCATCTTTGTTTACGACTGAAGCAATTACCTTGAAAAGAAGTCCAAAAAATGGTACAATTAATTCAGTACATGAATTAGGTTTAAAAACTGAAATTAATAAACCAATGGAATTGCGTCGTGGTGATCCTTCCGATATTTCTATGCCGATCGATGTTATCATCGGTGAAAACATCACAAAGGTAAAAGGTTTCAATACGGAATCTATGACGACAATTAGTCCAGTATTGGTTAACGATAATGATCCTGTTTATCGTGTCGGCTATGTCGTAGCTATTAAAGCACGTGAATATAAATTCAAAGACGGTATCATTACTAAAGGTCAGTTTAAACGATTCATTGTTCCGCTTACTGAAGTCGTTAAAGACGTTCATTCTTATATGGACGGCGTTAGCGATCGTTTGATCTTTGAAACACCTTTATATGAAGAAGGACAAGAAGTCGTAGATTATAACGATTTCGAAGTTCAAGTATATTGGGAAAATCCTGAATTAAGTGATAGCTCTATCACGAAACAAGAACAAATGGGTTCCCTAAAAGAAATTACAGTAAGCTTTGCTTCTGATTTCGAATAACGAACTGTTATAGCCGGGGGCGAAAGCTCTCGGCTTTTTTATTTTAAAGGATTGACTATGATTACCGATCATAAAGATTTTTTAGAACAACTTAATGTGATCAAACAAGGGATTACTATTCCAGCATACGATATTTCTAAAATTATGGATTCTGAAGAATATAATAACTATTATGCCGATATCGAAAAATCTCTTAACGATTTAACTGGAATGATACGGTCGCTAGAAGATTGTAATCAATATATGGTTACGTATGTTAACGATATTGTCGATAAGAAATATAAAGAACTGAGCGATAAATTAATTGCGTTAGAAAATAATTATTCTTTATATCAAAATAAAAATTTTATTTCTTATTCTCCAGATTTCGACGATACAAAAGTTGTTTATGACCGAGATGGCACTCAGATATCTCAAGTCGATTATGTCATTCAACAAGAAGGCAAAATAGATTTATTTAAAAATATCTCTTCGACAAAAGCTTATTCTGTTAATATAGATAAAGATCATGGATCTGCAGTTATATCTTTTGAACGTAATATGATTACAGAGTTAAATAAAAAGACTGCTACATTTATGATTAAATTAAGCGAGCCAATTATGTTAAATTATATATCTTGCGATTTAGTAAATTGTACTGGCTCATTTACGATTAATAATAGTATTAATCAATATTCTTTTAACTCTTATTTTGATCCGCAAGAAATATCTTTAATTGTTATTACTTTGAATTCTAGCAATCCTGAAGTTAAACAGAAGAAGGTATTATATGCAAAATCTAAAGGATTTATGGACAACGCTTATGCTGGAATTTCCTACTTTGATAAAGGTAGTGAAAAGACAGAAGAAGAGCGTATGGCTAAAATTTATTACGAAAATGATGTCACGAAATATATAGGTGAAGCTAATGGCAGAAGAAACAAAGATAAGTCGATCTCTAACCGTTAAAGATATTGGTATCGTACTCGACGATAAAGATACGATTAGTACGACTGCTCGACCAATTCCTCGACGTGACGAAATTAAAAATATTCAATTAGATTCTACTGTCGTTTCTTATGATTTTGGTATAAATAATATTAAATTTTCTTATAATAATGCGACTAGCGTGAGCGGGATTATTTCTAAATTTATTACGATAGAGAATTGCGATTATGTAACACTTATAACGTCGTTAAAAGAACAGTCTAAAGATGAACAATATTCTTTAGAATTTTATTTGTTAGATAATAACAAAGAAGTTCCGATTCTTCCGTATAATCAAACTCAAGTATTATATGAAAAGTTATTTTATAATCTCGAAACTCGATTTAAAATTAATAAGAATTATCAGATTACGATTCACGAAAAAACAAAAGACGGTTTAGTGTTATATAATACATATGCTAATTATGATGAATATCTTGCCGGCATTAATTCTTTAAATAATATTCTTAAAGAAAAATCTAAGGAATTGGTTATTAGTTATGTACCGTTCGATGCTAAAAGAATTAAGCCGATCGATAATCGTATTGCCGTAAAACTAATTAAAAGAATTTATTTCGGGAAGAATCCGGTTAAGATAGATAATATTATCATTAATGCTCATAGAGGAAAATTAAATTGGAAGATTTAAAAAATACGACTGTTAAAAATGCGTACCTTCAAGCATTAGCCGATGAAGGATTAATGGATAAGTTTAAAGAAAAAAGCTTACAAGATTCTAAGACTCCTTTATTTAAACCTAATTATCTTAGCGAAGAAGATGAGCCTAAATATACCGAAGTACATCAGAATACGTTAGAATCTATTTTCGATATTATGAATTTAAGTTTTAATTGTATCGATTCTGCGTACGATATCGAAAATTTATTGTCCGAGGTTGATTTAAAGATTGCTTCTATTCAAGAAAAGATAGATGCCGAAGATGAACGCGTAAAAGATATTAATATGATATGTGGTAATATCTCCGATTTTAATTCTATTATCCCGATTACGTCTGGGCATTTTTCTATTAAGTCTAATTTATATCAATATAGAAATTGTATTACTTCAAGTAAAACTTACGAAAAAGATATTCCGATTAAAATCGTGAATATTAACGGTAACGGTTATTCTGGTAATGAATATGTAGTTTCGGAACAATACGATGTATTACAAAAAGAATTATTCGATACATCTCTGACGGAAAACGTTTTTGACGGTGTTAAGAATAGTGCCTGGGAATACAGCCGATTATTTAGCTATGATGCCGTTAATAAAAGTGATCTAATCAACATAGACGATATACCGGCTACCGTTCAAATTACGCTGGAGTCTCAATCTGAAGATGGTTTTAACGAACTTGTGTTCGACGATGATGCAACTACACATATCACCAAGATTGAAGTTTCCGATAATAACGTAGAATGGCGTACAGTATTTAATGGCGATATTCAACCGAATAAACAAGATCATAGTTATTCTGATTTTACGTATATCTATGGTAGTGGTGCGTTAGTGTTTCCGGTTACTCAATTATTAAGAATTACGATGTATAGCAATGCTGTCGATTCTAAAAAGATAAAGATTAATGATCAAATAAAAGATGGTGTATATCGTAAATTTATTAAGATCGATGCGATGCAAGCTCGACGAAATTCTTTTAAAGATGGTTCCGGTACGACTCAAAATATTATAACTTCTGGTAAGGCGGTATGTGCCGGTGTATTCTGTAATGAATATATTCCGGATTTTATACAAGATGCTTTACGTCAGGATGTTCAATATCAACTAATCGTTAACGGTGTCGCACATAACGTTGTTCCTGTTAACAGCGACAAAAAAGGAATTAAGTTAGTTAAGTATTCTAAAAATCCTATTAAAGAAAAATATGTTGAGTATATCGATGAGCCAATTACGACTCTTCAGATTGCTATGATGGTCCCTGTGGCTTACGATTATTCTCCGTATATCGCTAATTTAAAATTATGTTTAGGAAAGCAGGTATCTAATGTATAAAGATCAGATCTATAAATTAGAATATTATCGCCAACGATTAATCGATCAAGCATTAAAATCTGGCGAGTACATTAGTGATAGTGCTTTAGAATCTGCTTTAGAAGAATATGATACACAATTAGCATTATTTAAACATCGTTATATTCAAGAAGGTTCTAAGCTAAATGTGAATGAATTCAATAATGAATTATATGTTTTATATAATGATTTATTAATATTATACAGGACTGTTTATGAATTAACTGTCGAGAAATTTAATAATACTAAAGATTTGGTAAATATTAAATTAAGTAATTTAGAGCGCATTGCGAATCAATATTATAATCGATCCAAATTAGAAACAATCGCTATCTTTGGCGATACATTAGTTTTCCAATCTAATAACTTCGACATGAAGAATAAAGATGGTAAGACTTACGTTAAGTTGCCAGCATTTACGACATATGCTGGGTCTACGTTAGCTTTCTTAGCCAATCTAGAAGATAATAATGCGAACGTAGTTTTAGAATTATCGCCAACAGAAAATATTCTTAACTACGAATCTAATGAATCGTTATATCAAGTTCCAGGTGAGCCTACGACTAAAACAGAATTTTTCTCGTTAGACTCCGGTAATAAATATTTTGGTAGCTATCAGTTACCACAAAAATTTGAAGATACGTATAAGTCTCAGTATTATTTGTATTCTGGCCATAACATGATTAAAGTCGATAATCAATGTATAGAATTAAATCAATATAATAACGTTCAGAATCCTTTCGAACACGATGTAGAATTTTATATCTATAAAGGTACACATATCGATTTCAGCTTTACGTTGGATCCTATTAAAACTAACATTAACAATCATTTAGTTACGATTACCGATAAAGTACAGTACTTTAAATTTAGAATGCCACCTTATGGTCAAGTATCTTTTAATACCGACGGTATTGTTTTTGCGGCTGTCGACAACTGTATTATAAAAGACAATCATATTTATTCTAGAACATTCTATGACGGCGCTTATGATAATATGTTAGAAATTATTACTTACGATAAAGAAGTTAATTACGATAATCCAGTAGCCGTGATTGAAAATCCATCTGGCAATACTCTTAAAATTAACTCTTTAGCGATTAAGCAGAATAGGTATAATGAATATGATCAAGTATAATATAAGATTTAATGGATCTTGGGAATACGATAAGTTCGTTTTAAATTATTACAATTTGGCTAACGAAATTAAATTGCTTAAAGAAAAATTGTTAAAACTAGAATCCCAAAATGAATCCATAAATGATACGTATAAAAAATTAGTCGAATCTAATATTTTAGCTAAAACGTATCGTCAATATTCTAATTTCTATTGAGGTATAATATGGAATTAAAAAATACGTCTAAGTATTTTACAGAACTTGTTGAATCAATGCAGCAAGAATATAGCGATTTAGAAACATCGATTATTAAACAACATAATTCTTACGATAAAAAGCTCGAAATTATGAATGCCGTATTAGAATATAGCAATTATTTAAATAATCAGATGTCTCGCTATATCGATTCTCTTAAGGATGGCAACCGCATCAACGAAACTATTTTTGACGGTGAAACAGTATTAAAAAAGAATATTTATAATGCCAATAAGATTTTATTTGCCGATACAAATAAAGTATTAGAAGCTAATTCTAATTATGAGAAATATGGTAACTGTATCCACCCTAAAATTGTCGGTAATTTAGATAACTTACTTAACTTCAATTCTGCTGCTGGCTATATTTTTAAAAACTCAGCAACAGTTTCTATAAACGAAGAAGTTAAAGAAGAATATATCGACGTATTAAAACACGATACAATCTTAAATAAGATGCCGACATTCTATCAATATTCTTCCGATACTGTTACACTAACAATTGAGTTTCCTGATAATCCTATCGTCGGTTCTGCAACTTGTAACGCTATCGAAATTTCTCCGTTCTTAGCGGGCGCGTCTATCTTAAAAAATGTTACGATTATTACGACGCCAGGCACTCAATTAAGTAATAAAGCTATCGTTATCGATTACGATCAACCATTGGAAGATACAAGAATTCTATTTGATAATACATATAGTATTAAAACGATGGTGCTTAATTTCAAACTAACGTTCGTAAATAATCTTGGTATGTATCCATTCGGATTACGTCATATTTATTTATATAATGCTAACTTCGATACAAAGAATAGTAATATCGTAATCAAAAATGAATATAAAAATTTAATTAAGTATATTAACGATAATATTGTTGTATCTGATCAATCGGCCGATGAAGTCGGTAATCGATATAGTAAACATAGTACGACTTGCAGCGAAATGGATATTAAATTGTATAGTTATTTATCTAACGGTAATTTATTATATCCGATCGAAACTCATGCTCGAGATATCGTTAATCAGATTTCTCGAAATACAAAAGTATTTTATGCCGACATTCCGATTAAAAAAGCAATGTATAGTATAGAATTTTTAAAGGTTCGGACTTAGTGTCCGGGCCTTTTCTTTTTCGGATTCTTATGCTATAATAACTCATGAAGGTATTATTTTTAATCGGAGGATATTTTATGGTTAGTGGATTATGGTACGAAGAAAATATATTAGGCCATACGACAGATAAAACGTATGTTACACAATATACGATAGATTACTTATACGATAATTTTTACAATACAAACGATATCGTAAAAATTTTGTCCACGTTTCGTAAAGAATTTATTAAATATTGTGATCTGCCATCTTCTCTTTGGAACGGACTCATTAAAAGAGATACTTATTATTTTCATCCAGAATTACAAATTTTATCACGACCACCTAAGCTTAATATCGGACTCGATATTCAAGTCGAAGAAGTTAAGTTTTTTAAGGAAATGAAAATTTCTTATACGAAAGAACAATTGTTATCCTATTATTATAAAAAAACTAATTCTTTAACGATACGGGATGCAAAACGAGATGTCGGTGCTATCGATTATTTATTAAATCGATATAATCGTCAACTTATGGATTCATTAGATATTCTGCTTTATCTAATCGATGATCATGCACACGAAGTTAGTTCTTTACTTAACTTAACTAATTACGAAATAGATACACTTGAGAAAGTCGAATCTATTTATTGGGATAACCATAGAGCTGGTTTAGATAAAGTTTTCTACAGATGGAGTTAAAAATGAGTATTGATTTTTATAAAGAGTCTTTAGCGACCTATGAAGAATATGAAATAGAAAGCGAAAAAGATGAAGAAGAGGGTTATGATACGGTTAGATTCCCTTCGTTCAATAAGAATCTAAGCGGCTTAACAAAAGGCTTATATGTTTTTGCCGGTGAATCTAATGGCGGTAAAACAGCTATTATGTCTAATCTATTAAAAGATTTAGGGACTAATCCTAAGAACAACCTATTAGCTATTTACTATACCTTAGACGATACTGTCGGAGAAGTTATTCCTCGTATTATTGCGATGGACCAACAAATCCCGATCGCGATTGCCGGTAAACCAAAACGCTACGAAAAAATATCATCGATTATTCCTCGATGCCCTGAAGAAGAAGAATATTTCGCAAGAATTAAAGCTCAACTTCAGCGTCGAAAAGACGGCATCCAACTATTAAAGGAACAGAGCCATCAATTTATGATGACCGACGGAACTAGAGTTCAATCTTTTGAAGATATTTGTGAACACGCAAAACGAGCTCAAGAATTTGTCAAATCGGTAAATCCAGAAAATAATATCATTATCGGTATTGACTCCTTATCTGACTTGCGGTTTAAAAATAGAACGTTTAATAAGCCACAAGAACGTCATGAAGCGTTATCGGAAGAACTTAAAAAATTAGCGAATGTCGATTTACAAGTTCCGGTATTTGGCACGGCACATTTAAGAAAATTAAATCATAATGGTCGACCATCTCTTGACGATCTTAAGGAGTCAGTACGATACCAATACGATGCAAGTGTCGTATTCCTTGTTCATAACGATGTGAGCAAAAATAAAAATAATGCTAAAGTATTTTATAACAGAGATGGCTATGCCGATATTCAGCCTATTGTAGAGCTAGATTGGGCTAAAAATAAACGAAGCGAATTTAAAGGCAGAAGCTTTTTCTACTTTGTTCCAGAATTTTCATATGTTACAGAAGCAAACCAACAAGACACTGAGCGTTTTAATAATATTATTAGAGGTTAAAAAGCGCTAAAGTTATATTTATATTTTATTAAAAGTAAAGCTGTAGACTTAACAGTCTTATGCAATAGAGGCGGTCTGGACACGCCTAAAAGAATAAGGATTTTTCAATCAAACTTCTTAATAAAGGAATTTTATATTTCTTTTAAAATCACATAAATTTAATTATGTGAAGTTCAGAGAGCTAGACTGGGCTAAGAACAAATAAAGTGAATTTAAAGGTAGAAGCTTCTTCTACTTTGTACCTGAGTTCTCTTATGCTACAGAAGCTAATCAACAAGATACTGAACGTTTTAACAATATCATTCGAGGTTAATAAATGACTATTTACGAAAAAGTGTACGAAGCATTTTCTGAAAGTATTTTATATGACTATCCAGCATCTACTCAAGAAAAAGAAGATTTTTTAGGTGTCTGGACAACGGTTATTAAAGGTTTAACTAATGAACGTTTTGCTACAGCTCCTGTAGTGTTTGACGTTCTTAAATTAACGGCACGATATGTTTCTGCTTTGGTGTTAAATAAAGATAATGAAGTTGAAGATAAGCTTAGCGTATTTAAAGTACGTGATTATTTAAATACCGCTCTTGATTTATATTTAACTGAAGAAGAATATAATGAAGGCAAAGCTTTAATCGAAGATCTTAAATTAAAGATTGCTCAATCTGCTGAATCTGTATTGGGTCAAAAAACTGAAATCCCTCAGTTGCGTCCTAATCTTAATACTCCAGATGCTTTATTTGCTGAGTCTTATGAAGTAGCTCGTTGCATTACTAAGTTGTATGAAAATAACTAACGAACAGTTCCTCGACTATCTCGATAGTCCTTGGTACTATAATATAAAATATAATACTCCAATACCGACAGACGAGCGTACTTTACGCTCGTTTTTGCATGATATAGCATACTCATTTTTAGGTAGTATCTACCAAAAAGAAATTATCGGCATTCCGGAAATGACTCAAATGTTAGATAATTATTTAAATACTGCGCCTCATCGTATTAACAATAAAGACGTATTAAAAGGTATTAATTATCTTTCTAGTCTTTATGAATACTGTAGTGAAGAACAACTTAATATTATTTCGATCGGTCATTCTCATGTATTAGAGTTTGATTCAGGAGAAATTGAAGTCGACATCGGCCCTATTGCATATCGTAATGGAAAATACTTTTTATTCTATCCGGTATTTTCTCATACGTTTAGCCAAGAAGAATGCGATAGTAATATTAACTGTACTCTCCACTGGAAAGCAGCATACGATGCATTCGATTTCCAGTTAAGTGGCGTTATGTTTTATTATGCTAAAACTAGAAAAACATTTATTGCATATCGCGACATAAGTTCGATAGAACGCTTAAACTTTATCGCTAATAATGTTTTACGGGGGATCGATCAAAAGATATTCTTCCCGGTACGAGAAGAATCTTCTAAGAGTCGATTTATTCCAGAACTTTCTAGAACGTTTACAGGAAAATAATAATGCCTTATGAAATAGATGGCTGCGTCTATAAGACAAAAGCCTTAAAAGATACTCATATTCTATGGAAAGAATATAAAAAGAAAAAATTAATTGAATCTTTTGAATTACCACAAGTTAAAGATCGAATTAAGAAAAGTCGATATTTTTCTTATAAACCTATTGTCGACGATATTAAATTCGATAGCTTAATGGAAGCTAGTTACTATATTTATTTAAAACAACAACTTAAAGATAAATTAATCGTTAGTTTTGAACGACAAGTTAATTACGAATTGCAACCAAGTTTTAAAAAGAATAAGAAAACGATTCGATCTATTAATTACGTAGCAGACTTTGTCGTAAAGAATTTAGATAAAAGTATTCGTGTCATCGATATTAAAGGTAAGACTACGGTCGACTTTAATCTTAAGAAAAAAATATTCGAATATAAATTCCCCGAATTAACTCTAGAATGTATTCAATTTCATGATGGACAATGGATGCAACTAGACGACGTTAAAAAATTAAAAAGGAAATCCAAGAAAAAATAATGTCTGAATATAAAGTTCTCGAAGGACAAAAAGAAGCTTGGGAGGAAATTGACGCGATCGTATTAGAGTGTCAGCAAACTAAATGTAACAAAAGAAAAGATGAATTACTCCAAGAATTAATTATTAGATTCGAGCCATTTATTAATATGTTTTATGATTTATTAGTAAACGAAAAAACATATTTAAATAATAAAGTCTCTCGTGATTTTATCTGCTTGTATATCGCCGATAAAAATTTACGTTTTAAAATATTTAGGAATACTCGATTATCTAAAACTGAATTCAACGAAGTAAACCGATCTTTATCTTTAATTCGGGATAACTATGGTAAGAATAACGACGTAATGACTGACCTTCATTACGTATTTACTCAAATGGTGTTAACCTATAAGAAGACTAATCGTAGCTTCAATACGTTTGTAACGTATGTGTTTAAATATCGTTTATTCCATTTCATTTCTAAATTCTTACGTGACAGAATTAATAATGGCTACGACAGAACGGCATTTGAAGAAGTTAATCTTAACGGTTATAATTCGATGCATCATATGAATATCGAAGATCAAGTTACGATTGACGATAACGGAAATTTTAGCGAATCATGGTTATCGGGTTTAACTTGTTCTGACGTATTCGACGAACTTAATGAACTTGAACGAAATATTATCGTTAAGATATTCGTTCAGACTAAACGACCTAAAGATATTCAAAAAGAATTAGGCATTTCTGAAGCTAAATATAGAAAGCATAGACGACTAGCATTAAGCAAGTTGGAAGCAGCTACAGGATTAAAAACTAAATATTTAAAACCTTTGAAGGCGAGCCAATAATGCTCGCCTTTTTCTCGTTTATATGTTATAATATATCAGAAAGGTGGTTACTTATGATTGATAAAGATAAGTACAGGTTAACGTTAAAAGTTAACGATTTAGTGGCTCAGATATTGGCCCTAAAACAAATTCCATTAGATGTAGCATATAATATTTTATACGACCAAGATAAAATATTAAATATCGATGAGAAAAAACCGATCGTTAATATCGATAAAGCAGCTAAATTCTTAGTGCAATGCTTTAAAGAGGGTCGAGATATTTATGTATATGCCGACTATGATGTCGATGGAATGACGAGCGGAACGATTATGAAAAAATTTTTATCGAAGATTGTTCCGACCTATAGCGAAGTTTACTTCCCTGAGAGAAGCGATGGTTATGGCTTAAGTATTAAGTTTATCGAAGATATAAATAAAAAATATGAACGGCGAATTAAGCCTCTTATTATGACGGTCGATAACGGTATTACGAAAGTCGAAGAAGTCGAATTATGTAAAAAATATAATATACCAGTATTGATTACCGACCATCATTTACCACAAGAAATCTTGCCAGACACAATCGTTGTCGATCAGCATATTACTGAGAGCGATCATTGGGCAAAAGCGATATGTGGTGCTGGCGTCGCTTATTATTTTTGTCGAGCAATTGAAAATGAATTAGGTTATAATCATTATGAAAGCGATAAATTACTTTATTTAACGGCTATCGGTACGATTGCCGACGTAATGCCATTAAGTAGTTACGTTAATCAAGCTATCGTTCGCAAAGGTTTTAATCAGATTCAGAAAAAACAAATACCGAATACGTTACGAGTATTTTTAGATATGCTAACTAAAGAAGCAATTACGGCCGATCTTGTATCCTGGCAGATTGCTCCTCGATTAAATGCATGTTCTCGATTATTCGATATCGATGCTTCTATTAAGTTATTCGACGTGAGCGAAGAACCGATCGAAACATGTAATACTGTCGAAGAATATAATACTCGACGTAAGGAATTAACTAAAAATTTTAGCGAAAGAATTATTAGTCAATACGATAAGCAAAACGACGATAGTGAAATCGCTTTAGTCGTTAACGATGAAATACCGGTTGGCATTATCGGTATACTTGCAGGACGATTACAAGAATATAGTGGTAAGCCTAGTTTTGTCGGCTTATCCGATAGTGAAGTCGTTCATGGTTCTGCTCGAAGTAACACATATCCATTGGACTGGTTGTTGTTTAATGAACCTTCTGTAGCTTCATATGGCGGCCATGCAGCCGCTTGTGGCTTTGCGATATATAAAGATATGCAAGACGAGTTTAAACTCGCTCTGAGCGCAAAAATCGCATCCTATGTGCCACCTGAAGAAGTTGCTGTCGAACCGAAAGAACCTGAGTATATCGATCTTACATTATCTGATTTAACATTAGAATCCTATAAATCGTTTAATTTATTCTCGTTCGACAATTTAACTTTTGCTAAACCACAAGTTAGAATATCCGAGCTTAGCGTTCTCGACGTTAAACCTAGCGGAAATAACCCTGACAATATATGTTATACAGTATTCGACGGAAAAACAAAATTAAGTATCTGGGCATGGAGATTAGGAGATCTTGGAATTAAAGTTGGCGATAGAATTACGATGTGTGGTGATATCGAGAAAAACTTTATGAAGCCTAGGCTATACACTTTAAACGTAAAGAGTATATTCAAGGAGGGATAGTAAAATGTTTACGCATTTACATGTACATACATCATATAGCTTTTTAGATGGCTATTGTCATATACCAAAGTTAGTTAGTCGTGCTAAAGAACTTGGTATGGAAAGTTTAGCAATTACAGATCATAATCATATGGGTGGTATCTATGAATTTTTACAAGAATGTAAAAAGCAAGATATTAAACCTATTTTAGGATATGAAGGGTATCAAACATGGGATACGCTTGCGTTATCTAAACCTGTTGAAGAACGTTGGGCTGATGCGGCCTTAAAGGCTAAAGAAGCTGGCGACTTAACCGAAAAAGAAGCTGAAGATTTAGCATCTGGTAAGAAAGGTGTTAAAGGTATTAAAGATATTAAAGCTCGTGCAGAAAAACATATGTACGATACAAGACAATATCATTTAATATTATTAGCCAAAAATCAAACAGGTTTAAATAATTTAATTAAACTACAAAGTGAATCCGCTAAAGTATGTACATATAACGGCCGATTCTTGTTCGATATGCCGATGCTTCGTAAATATAGTGAAGGTGTTATTTGCACGACAGCATGTGTTGCAAATATGGTAGCAAGTCGTGTTCGCAAAAACGATTTAGATAAAGCCGAAGAACTCATCTTGGAATATAAAGATATCTTCGGCGACGACTTCTATCTCGAAGTTCAACCTAATGCATTTGACGACCAAGTAAAAGTAAATAATTTTTATTTAACAATGTCCCAGAAACATAATATTAAACTCGTCGCAACAAGCGACGTTCATTACGTCTTAAAAACCGATAATAAAGATCATGATGTATTAGTATGTGTCGGTACTGGCACCGATATCTATAATCCTAATCGCATGAAATACGATCATAACTTCTGGCTCAAAAGCGAAGAAGAAATGCAGGACGGGTTTAAATATTTAATTAATACATCTGAAACTGAAGTAACTGTTGCTCGTGCAAAATATGCTTTGTATTTAGAAGCAATGCATAATACTCAAGAAATTGCTAATAAAGTCGGCGAATATAAATTAGGTAGCGATGTACCATTAATGCCGAAATTGCCTGGTGTTAAAAATACTAAACGTAAATTGCGTGAATTAGCATATAAAGGTTTATATGAATTAGCGAAAAGATATGATTATATCTCTAACGATATTAAACGATATGAGCAACGTTTAGCTTACGAGCTTAATATTATTAACTATAAAGATTTTGCCGATTATATGCTTATCGTTCGTGAATATCTTAACTGGGCCGATAACAATGGCGTAATGACTGGCCCTGGACGTGGATCAGCCGCAGGCAGCCTAGTGTTATGGTGTATTGGTATTACAAAAAACGTTGATCCAATTAAACATGGTTTATTGTTTGGTCGTTTTTTAACAATCGACAGAACAGGACTGCCTGACATCGATTCGGACGTGTCGTACTATGGTCGAGATAAAGTTATCGAGCATATTAAAGATTTATACGGTGAAAGTAACGTAGCACATATCGGTACGTACTCTCAAATGGGTGTTAAATCTGGCTTAAAAGATATTGGTCGAGCTCTTAAAATTCCGTTCGATAAAATGAATGCATTATCTAAAATTATCGACGACTTTAAAGATGTAGTACCACCTCAACCAAAGTTCAAACATTATGATGCACTAAAAGACGGTAACGCCACAGAACAATCTTTATATACTAAATGGCAAAAACTTGAAGCCGACAATAAAGAATTATTTAGATTGGCTCGAGCATTCGAAGGTCTTAAACGCAACTTCGGTGTTCATGCTTCTGGCATATTAGCAATGCCTTGTCGTGTCGATGATTACTTCCCGACACGTACCGATGCTGATGGTGTAATGATTACGTTATTTACCGGAGTTGAATGTGAAGAGTTAGGTACCGCTAAACTTGATGTTCTTGGTCTTAAAACATTGTCCATAATTGAAACAACGTTAAAGCATTTAAATAAAGATGTGCAATGGCTATATAATAGCTTTGATATCGAAGATAAAAAATTATATAAATTATTAGCACAAGCTAAAACAGACTGTGTGTTTCAGTTAGAATCCGATATGTTTAAAGATATGATGAAGGGAATGAAACCAACTGCTTTTGATGATATTGCAGCAGCTACGGCACTCGGTTAATATATCGGCCGAGTATAAACTGGGTTATATGCTGGAAACCCCTTAGAGCCTTAACTACTAAATAGTAATAATGTTAAGGATTGGGCAATCAGCAGGCACGATAAGTTCCGCCTCAGAGACTATGGGAATATCCCACCTAATATAGAGCGATCAATATTAGGAACCCCAGTATGCTATAATAATTAGCTAAATATATAGTCCGAACTTATATGAAAGTATAAGAGCTAAGAAGAAATTACTTAGCAGTAAAATTTAATAGACGTCTTGGACCATTAATCTGTTATCTATGGTAATATATAATATGTAAAATCATTTTAATATGAAAGGATAATACATATGAATTATTATTTAAGAAAAATATGCTTAGAGCATAAGGATAAGTTTAAGCCGTCACTAATTAAAAAAATAAACAAAAATTTTTATTATTACTTACTTGAAAAATATAAAACAATAAACAATGCAATAGATGCTGAGACAGATTTAGCTTATCATACTCGTAATAAAAAAATATATTCATTAGAAATAATAAAAAATAAAATCCTTGAAAAATTTCCAGATCAAAAAATATCAGATAAACTAATAAGAGAATCTGATTTTGAAATATCTATTGATTTTATAAATAAAAAATTTAATATTACGATTAGAGAATTGTGCAAAAAATACAATATACCTTATGATGAAAAAGTTCATAAATTTGTCACAAAGGAAGAATTAGATAAAGAAATCTTTTCTTTAATTGAAAAATTTGGTTATATTAGCAAACCAATTATGGAAAAAAAATCAATTTATGGGCCAAAAATTGTAAATAGAATTTACGGAAATTTTGCCAATATGTATGCTGAGCTAAATATTCAAAGGCATCCGTCAGGAAGAATTCCTTCTGACGAAGAATTGATAGAAGACTTTCTAAATTTATATAAAAAATATAAAGATGTTACATTTGATTTAATAGCAAAAGAATCAAAATATTCTGCAACTTGTTATAAAGATAGGTTTGGTGGAATAAATGATCTTAAGGAAAAATTAAACATGAAACAAAATAAAAAAGGAAGACCTACAAATTGTTCTATTGTTTTTAATAAAATTTCAAAATTTTTAAATGAAGATTATTGTTTAGAAAAAACATTTGATTGGTTAAAAAGTCCAGTTACTAATTATTCTTTAAAAATAGATGCTTTTTTCCCTAATTTAAATTTAGCTGTAGAATATGATGGACCTCAGCATTTTAAGAATGAAAAAAGATATTATAAAAGTAATAATGATTTTTTATATAGAATATTTTTGGATATAACAAAAAATATTCTATGTGAGAAACATGGTGTTAAATTAGTAAGGATTAAATATACTGATAAATTAACAGATGATTTTTTAAAAGAAAATTTTACTTAACAAAACGCGACCTGGCCCACTTACTGCTGGTCTCGATAAGCAATATATCGCATGTAAAAATGGAAAATCTGCCGTTGAATATCCTATACATGGTATCGAGAATATATTAGATGATACATATGGGATTATTGCATATCAGGAGCAATTAATGCAAATTGCGAAACAAGTTTCTGGTTTTGACGATAACCAAGCAGACTCAATTGTCCGCAAAATTATAGCCAAAAAGAAAGCTAGCATGTTCCCTATGATGATTCGTTGCCATATCTATGGCAAGAAAAATTGTGAAGGTCCTGAAGGTTGGGAACAAGACGATAATGCTCCTTGGTATGATCCTAAAGGAAAATATGGTCCAGAAATTAAAGGTGCTGTTTCTAATGGATATACTCCAGAAGAAATGAATTATTATTTTGATTATATCTCTGGGTTCAGCTCGTACGCCTTTAATCGCTCTCATGCTGTTGCTTATTCTTTTATTAGTATGCTTACTACTTGGCTTAAATTATATCATCCAGTAGAATTCTTTGCTGCATATTTATCGATGCAATCTTTAGAAGATTTAGTTCGCTATATTCCATTAGTTAGAAAGGAAGGGATTGACGTTGAAGTTCCAGACATTAATGTTTCAAATCTTGATTTTACTCCTAATGGAAACACTATCTTATTTGGTCTTGGGTCCATTAAGGGCGTGGGTCTATCTTCCATACCTGCCATAATCGAACATCGACCTTATACTTCTTTAGAAGATGCTATGGAAAAAATCGGAAAAAAAGCGTTTAATAAACGTGTCGGTTCAGCTTTAATTAAATCGGGTGCTTTCTCTAATATTAAACATAATCGTCTAGAATTGATGAATGAATTCTACGATTTAAGAAAAGATAAAGATGAACGTTTAAATAACGAAGATTATGGAAAGGAACTCATTATGAGCTTTGAAATGGAAACATTAAATTGTCCGGTAACATATACACCGGAATGGTTTTCTATGGAAGATAAAACTGAAGTAGAAAACGTTAAAGTTAAAATAACGAAAGTCGATGAACGCAAAGATAAGTCTGGCAACCTTATGGCATTTTGTAAAGGCGATGTTGGTGGCGGCGTCGAAATCGATTTAATCGTCTTTAGTTCTATTTATCTAAATAATTTGCCTTATATTAAATATGATGAAACAGTCTATTTGTCTGGCAAAAAAGAATCTGATTCTAAGATGATTGTTAAGAAAGTTAGCCTGTCATAGACAGGCTTTCTTTGTAATATAATTCTGTAATCGATGTTATTTAAACCCTATGAAAAGGATAATATAAAATGGCAGATATTAAAGGTAATATCCTTGTCGACAATGGCGCAGGCGGCAAGGATCCGTTTTACGGAAAAACGACGGCCGATCAAGTTATGTTTAGCGACGGTGAAACATTAGAAGAAAAGTTTCGACGTTTAATTGTCGACCATGCTTTACTTTCTGATCGTGCCGGCACTGCAGATAGAAGTGATTTAAGTGAAGATACTCGTAAATTTATGGGCCATCCGATCGAAGACTTCTTGTTGCGCGACGAATTATATGCAGCTATTATAAAAGCTAATGATAATAACGATTGGAAGAATAGTGTTGGTTCTGTAACCGAACTATATACGACATATCCAGATGCAACAGTTGGCAATGTTGTAGCTGTTAACGGTGGAGATACCGCAGGATCTCTCTATCGATTTAATGGAACAGACTGGGAGATTTTAGTAAGAAATGGTAAGAGTGTTCTTCCTAATAATGTTGTCGATAAAATTAATCAAAGCGTTATTATTCAAAAATTAGAATTCGGCACTAATAAATGGATTAAACAAGGTGAAGACAATTATGAATTATCTTTGGATATTCCTAATGTCGAAATTGTTCAGGTCGTAATTTATGACGGTATTAATAAGAAACTCAGTACGATTACTCCTGAATATAATGCAAACAAAGTAATTCTTCATAGTGTATTCCCAGAACGTGGGTATATTCTATACTACACTCAACAAAACGATGTATTGAATTACGGTGATTCTGTATGATTCAAAAATTAAAAGAACTTGTTGGTCTTCGCGAAATTAACGCGAAGATCAACGAATTTGATGTTGAGATCGAAGATCTTAAACGTATTTCGGGTACAACAGTTACGAAACAAACGTTATTAGACTTTATTAAAACTAATAAAAAAGCAATCGAAGATGCTATTCAAGGTCTACAAAGTCGATTAAATGATCTTAGAAATACGATAGCCAACAAATTATCTAGCTATTATACTAAGGCTAATAGTAATGATTTATTTGCTTCATCTTCTACGGCCGATAGCTATTTACGCAAAGATCGTGATGAAACTATTAATAATAATTTTAACGTTAACGGAACAATTAATTTAAATAATACTAGCGGTCCAATTATTCAATTTGGCAACGGTAGTTGGGAAGTCCGTCCAGGATATTTTAAAATGATTTCTCCGGACGGCAATGTTCCGATTGAAATCCGAAATGGAGTTACTTATATCAACGGTCAAGAAATCGTTACTGGCGTTAGTTATATTTCTCCTGGTGAGTGGGTCGAACTTCTAGGTAGCCGAAACACTCGAAACGTAAATTATTCTAGAGTATACGGTGACGATGCGAATCAAATGTTAATCGTATATCAATATCATGACGGCAATGATAACGGGCATTTATACATCAATCATATATTGATCGAATTAAGTCTAGGTCAGCCTTATTATAAGGATAGTGATTGCACGATTAATTTACAGAATGGCGTTATTAATCTTGATTGGAGTAAAGAAGGATTTAACGGTATTATAAAAGCAGTTTATTATCGATAGGAGTTTTGTATGGCAAAAAGAATGGAAAAATTTTCTGTGTCATATAAAGCGACACAAGAAATTAATAAAATTATAGATAGCTTAAAAGATATTATTAAAGATACTTCTGATAAAACAATTTCGACAAACGACTTTATCAAAGAGTTTAATAAAATTAACTTAATTTATAATAATGCTAGAAAAAGTTTTTCTGAGTCTTTAGAAAATATCAAAAATGGATTTAATGAGACTATTAAGTCTTATTTTAATAAACAAGAACAAGACGATCATTATTTAACAAAAGCTAGTTTAAATAATGCAATTTTTAAGAATCAAAATTTAGACTATCAACATAAACTTACAGTTGCTGGCGACAATAAGATTACTGGTCATAAAAATGGTAACACGTTAATGACTCTTAACGGTGTAAAATTAATTATCGATGGTGATTGGCTTAAATTAATTAATCCTGATGGATCTGAGCTATATGCTAAGAATATCAATACCGGTACTCAGCGTTCTTTAGGTGAAGATATCTTCCAGTTAAAAGAACGTACTTATATTCCGGCAGCTTGGAACGAAATTCCAAATAGCTCTATTAACAATATAGGCGGTACAGTTCAATTACCGGCGAAATGGAACGACTTAGTTCTTATTGTCGATAATACATATCACGAAGGTGGTCATGATCTACAAAACGATCATCGTATTGCGCCAGCTTATGTATATATGTGTAGAGCTGAAGTTCCGATTAAATTCTTAACTCCGTATTCTACGGTCGGTGTCGAGGTAACAGCATCTTATGTTAAGTTAACACAAAAGACTGGTCCTGTATTTACTGGGTATAATCAAAGCCGTAATAACGGCAATGTTATGAAGGTGTTATGGCGATGATAGAACATTTAAGAAGTAGAACGACTACGTTCTTACAAGTAAGAAAAATAAATGAAATAATTGATGCCATAAAATCTTTCAGAGACGCCGCTGAAGGAACTGGCGTTAACGGTTTACTTAATCAATATACTAATCGTATTAATCAAATGAAAGATTATTTAACGAACACTGTTCCGACATCTATAGATGATTTATTGGCTTTCATTAATAATAAACTTTCTGGATATTATACGAAACAAGAATCAGATAATAAGTTTTTAAATAAAAATAATGCCGGCGATTATCTTCGTTATGATGATTTAAATCTTAACGGTAATTTAACGATTAATTCTGGTAATCAACCAGCTATAAAGTTTAATAAATCCAATGGCGTATTATTTACGATTGACGGTGTCGATATTTCTGTTTGGCCTTTCGTTATTGCAAAAGACAATAATAAATATTTAGAAATAAATAATAATGGTTTGGCTACCGATAAAACGATTATTACTAAAAATAATTATCGTAAATTCGTAAAACTTCCTCAATGGAAAGACGGTAATTCCATTGGAGAATCGAACAAAAATGATTGGCGTGAAGTATATGCATATAATCTATATAAAAATGATTTCCATACAGTATTCTTTATGATCAAAGATGCTTATAAACGAAAATATAATCCATATGAAGTTAGCGATAATTCAAGCCCGATGACAAATATGTCGGTATCGTTCCAAAACTATTATGGCGGCGATAAGAACTATCAAACAATTTCTCGTATCGATCAAAATCCATGGAACTGGAAATTCGAAGTTCATGAGATCTGGCGTCGACGTAAAAAACACCATAGTAGTTATAGCGATTATTGGGAAGGTTTAGGAGGATATATTATTAAATGTCGATAGATATTAACACATTGAGAAGCGAGATTAATAATCTTATTTCTAAAATAAATAGCCTCGAATCAACCGTTATCGATAACGATCAGTATGTTAATGCCTTAGATTTTTACGATAATTTTATTTCAGTAAATGAAATGTTAAATAATTTATCACTCGACACTGTCGATATTGCTGGATCTATATTTTTAAATAATAATAAGATTGGCTCTAACGAAATCTTGGTCGGCAATAAGTTACTTTCATTCGATCAACGATTATCTTATAATAATCGATCCGTTAAAAATAATTATGATATGGCATTACCAGAATATAAAGAATATACTTTATCTAAATTAGAAAAAGGCGACTATTATATTTTGGTTAGCGTCAGTGGATATTCTGTCCCATTAACTATTAATTATTACGGGAAAGATTTTAAGAATAATCTTATCACGATAAAAGATAGTATTATTACGTCTGATAAAGAATTTAAAGTATATAAAAGGTAACATATGATTAGTTTAATACATGATGACTCTGTTAACCTTGCCGACTTACAAAATAAAATTATCGAAATTCAAGATCATTTAAACACTAGAAAAAATGATATTATAGATAATATGGTTTCTCTTAATATCGAGAACTATACGATCGACGATAACCAATATTATAAGAAAACTAAACGATATGATTATTCAATCGATACTTTGGATACTCAAAAGATTATTGGAAGTATAAATATCGATGAAGATCATATCGAGCTTGGTGGCAGAAAATTATCCGGTAAATTATATAACGGAACAAAATTATTATCTAAAAATGATAACTCTTATGATTGGGTCGAAATCCCGGTTAAAGAAAATATCGATTTATCTCATGTCCATGAAATAAATATTATTTTTAAAAATAATAATAAAGTTTCCAATTTGTTTATCGTAAAAAAATCTGGTACTTATAAAGATATCGATCAAACGATTATTGTATCTATTCTAGAGAATAACTTAATTATCGATAATGTCGAAAAGGTTTCTAATATTTTTATAAGATAAAAGGATGCTATTCAATGAATGAAATTTCATTAAGCGCTATTAATGATTCACTTATGAGTTTAAATCATAATGTATCTGAAATTATTAATCAAGCGCATACTCAAATTAATGAACATTTAGACCAAAACGGTATTACTTTGAGTAATATAAATAGCGAGTATCTTAATAAAAACCAACGTAACGATAAGATAATAGTTAACAATTTATTCGTAAAAGAATTAAAATTAAACGGTAAAAATATATTTGACGGAGACGTAATCTCTTATGGCTCTAATTCATTATCTTTATCAGATGAATTGTTAGTGAATGATGAGCAGGTATTATTGGAAAATGATACCTGCTCTACTTTATGTTATGAAGGCGTTTATTCTGCATACTTATTAAGCAATAAATCTGAAATCGTTATTTCTGGTTTATATGAAGAATCGAATATCGGTGATTTAATTATTCCGGTATCTATTTTAGAGAAGAACTCGACCACTACTGTTGGTAATGAAAAATTTGCAGTTCTTATTAAATGCACTGATGACGAATGTTCGATTGAACCAGGAAATCAACAGTCAGTTATTACGAACGTAATTATGAGGTAAGAGAATGAAACATTTTATCGATCAAGCCTCGTTAGATGAAACGAGTATTCAGTACCTGGTTTATAAATTAAATGAAGTTATTCGTGTCGTTAATAATAAACCAGATATCCATGATTTAGAATACTGGGCTGATACGTTAAAGCAATTCGAAAAAGATGGTTCTATTAATACGTATACGGATTTAATGGAAGCTCTTAAAAAGAAACCGGACTTTAATCAAGTAAGAGATACTGTTCGTGATGAGTTAACAAAATTTGTCGACCAAATGAATCAACGTATTTATCAACCGACATTAGACCAGTTGTTAAAAATAATTGGCGACGCATTGCAAGAATATATTCATACGCAAGTCGACGATTATTTAAATAAATCTATTGATGATTTGAAAAACAGACTTAGTGCTGAATTAATCTATTGGAATTAAAGGAGATAATAATCTATGTCCAAAAAATTTGTAGGTAAAGCTCATTTTGGTTTATACGATCCAAAACGTGATAAAGGTATTGAGCTTGGTGGTTCTGGTAATCAAAGTGGTTCCACTACTCCAGTCGATAACAAAGCTGTTGAAGACGTAACAAAACAAGCTAGTGCAAACAAAGAAGCATCTGCTGCTAATAAAGTATTGGCCGAAGCTAATAAAGCTGCCGTTGCTAAAGTAGCTGCCGATCTTGCTGCTAAACAAGCACAAGACGTTATTACTTTTTTAAGTAAAGTTGAAGCTGCTGCTCAATATCAACCTAAAGGTGAATATATCACCGATGCTAAAGTAGCTGAAAAAATTACCGAAGCTCAAGGTAAAGCTGACGAAGCTGCTGCTGCTAAATTTGCGACTAAAGCAGAACTCGAAACAGCAACTGGTGGCGTATCTGCTAAAGATCTTAAAACTTTAAAAGATGCTATTGAATTACTTCGCGATAATCCAGATAGCATTGCTGAAATTGCTAAAAAAGCCGATAAAGATAAAGTATATGATAAAGATGCTATCGATAAGTTGATCAAAAAACTTAACGATAAAGATACAGATCTTGAAAAAGCTATCGCAAAAGCAGCTACTGCCGACGACGTAGTTAAAGCTGCTGAACTTACTGAAAAAGTTAAAGCTATTGTCGATTTAACTCCGTTCGCTAAAACTGCTGAAGTTGAAGCTACATATGCTAAAAAATCTGATTTAGCCGATAAAGCCGATAAAGCTGCTATCGAAACTGAGCTTGCTAAAAAAGCTAACGCTAGCGATTTGACTCCGCTTGCTACAAAAGAAGAAGTATCCGCTAAGGCGGACGCTACTGCTCTTGCTACTAAAGCTGATCAAGCAGCATTGGATAACGTTAAAGCAGAAGTTAAAGCTAACGATGCTGCTGTAGCTGCAGAAGCTGCTGAACGTAAAGCCGCCGATACTCTTAATGATGCAAAAGTAAAAGGTATTTCTGACGATGTATCTAAATTAAAAATTGATGCGGCTCAAGCTAAAGTAGAAAACGAAAAAGCTCTTGCTAAAAAGGCTGACCAAGAAGCTGTTAATACTGCTCTCGAAGGTAAAGCTAGCAAAGCCGAAGTTGCCGAAGCTAAACAAGCTGCTACCGATGCCGCTAAAGAAGCTGCTAAAGCAAATACTGCTCTCGAAGGTAAAGCTGATGCTGCTGCATTAGAACCATTGGCTACTAAAGAAGCATTAAAAGGCGCAAAAGATGAATTAGCTCAAGCTGTTGAAGCTGCTAAAGCTGCAGCCGAAGAAGCTAAAACTGAAGCTAAAACTGGCGAAGCTGTAACTGAAGCTAAGACAAAAGCCGAAGCTGCCGACGCTAAAGCTAAAGAAGTTGAAGCTGCTCTTGTTAATTATGTAACTAAAGCTGTTGCTGATGAAGCATATCAACCTAAAGGTGAATATGCAACTAAAGCTGAAGTTCAAGCTATCGGTTCTTTAGATCCAACTACATTGCAATCTCTTAAAGATCTTGCTCAACAATTAGCTGGTCATGCTGACTTAACTACAGTGCTCGATAAGTTAAATAAAGTATTCACTAAAGACGAAGTTAATGAAAAATTGGCGGCAAAAGCCGACGTAGCTGCTCTTGCTGAATATGCAGAAAAAGCTGACGTAGAATCTAAACTTGGCGATAAAGCCGATAAAACTAAAGTAGCCGAAGACATTCAAGCTGCTAAAGATGTAGCTGATGCAGCTGTTCGTGAAGTAAATACGACTGCTCAACAAGCTAAAGCTAAAGCAACTGAAAATGCTGCAGGCCTTGAAGAAGCAAAAACTAAAGTCGAAAAAGCTATCGAAGATCTTGGTAAATTAACGACTAAAGTTAACGACCTTGCTCTTAACGGTGGTACTGGCACAGGCCTTGATGCTCAAGCTGTAGCCGATAAAGTAAAAGAAGTTGTCGATGCTATCGTAGCTCAAGAAAAATTCGTAGGCGAAGCTAAACTTAACGAAAAACTTGCTGACAAAGCTGATGTTAGTGCATTAACTGCCGTTCAAGCTAAAGCCGATAAAAATGCTTCTGATTTATTGGGTAAGGCTGATGTATCCGCGTTAGCGGACAAAGCCGACAAAGCTGTATTCGAAGCTAAAGCCAACGAAGTGGATAATAAATTAAATACTTTAGAAACAGCTACTGTTCCTAACTTGATCGATACTAAGCTTACTGCTAAATTAGCTGGTTATCAAGAAAAAGGCGAATATGTAACTAAAGAAGCTGCTGATCGTGATTATCAACCAAAAGGTGAATATGCTACGGCTGCTGCTTTGGAAGAAGTTAAAACTAAAGCTAATGCTAACGAAGCTTTGATTAACGGTCTCGATAAAGATAATTTAGTACACACTGCTGATCTTGATACATATGCTAAAGCTGCTAAAGTAACAGAAGATATTTCTGCTGCCGTTGCCGGTCTTGGTGATGTATACGTAGCGAAAGCTGATGCTGACGTATTTGCTAAGAAAGCTGACGTAACGACTGAAATCGGTGCGAAAGCTACTGAGCTTAAAAAATATGCTGACGATACATTTGCTACAAAACAACAGTTAGATAATGCGACTATTGCTGCTGGCGGCTCTGGCTTGACTCAAACTCAAGTCGAAGGTATTGTCGATAATAAATTGGGCGCTCTTAAAGATGCCGTTCAAACTATTGCTAATATCCAATCCGGTGTTAACGATAATAAATCTTCCGTAGAATCTATTCTTGCTGAATTGGCTAAGAAAGCCACTAAAGACGAAGTTGCCGGTAAAGTATCTACGACTGATTTCGAAGATGCAAAACAAACTCTTAATACAGCTATTACTGCACAAGAAAATGCATTAGCTGCTGCTAAAACTGCATTAGAAGAAGCTATTAAAACTAAATCTGAAGAAGCTGCTGCTGCTTATCAAACTAAAGTAGAATTTGCAAATTGGGCTCGCGATACATACGGTACAGAAATCGCTCGTATTAAAGACGACATGATGACAGCTAACGAAACAGATGCTGCTATCGATGCTAAACTTGCTACTAACTTGGAAACTCTTAAAGGTATTTTCCAACTTAAAGGTAACTACGTTACTAAAGAAGAGTTAACTAAAACTCTTAAAGATGGTTATATCACTAAAGACGAATCCGATCGTTTGTATCAAGGCGTAGGTAACTATGCTACTATCGAATATGTCGACGATCAAATCGGTAAAAACAAATCTAAGATCGATGAAATGAATACGGCATTAGCTGGTAAACTTGATTTAACAGCTGCTCAAAACGTATTCCAAGCTCGTGGCGATTACATGACTCGTGGCGATTTAGATAATGTTGCGACTAGTCCTGCATTTACTAACGCTATCAATAATGCTATTACGGCTAAAGCATTCTTAGATAAAGATACTGCTGACGGTTTATATGCTACTAAAGGTACTTATGTAACAGCTCAAGGCGTAACCGATATTATCGAAGCTGATCCGACTATTGCCGGCAAACAAGATAAATTAACATTCGGTTCTGGCTTATCTTATGACGAAGGTACTAAAACTGTTACAGCTTCTGGCGTAAATGTTGACTTAACTCCTTATGCTAAGAAAGCTGAATCCGATGCTAAATATGGTCCAAAAGACACTTTAACAGAAGATCAAAAAGGTGTAGTAGAATCTATCCTTCGTGATAAAAACTATGCTACAAATGCAGATCTTGGTAGCTATAGTGCAAGCATAGATACTAACATCGGTCAATTAAGAGCTAGTATCAATACTTTAAAAGATACTACTGTTCCAGCTATCGATACTCGTGTAACTGCATTAGAAGGCAAAGCTGCTCCTACAGATTTCACTGAAGATCAAAAAACTAAATTAGATGAAATCCTTACCGGCAAAGGTTATGCATCTCATGAAGATATTGACAACGCTAAAGCTGAACTTAAAGGCGAATTAGTTACCGAAGAAGCTGCACAGGCTCTTGTCAATGGTGCTGTTACAACTGCTGAAGGTAAAGTTAATGAAGCTAAAGAAGCGTTGGAAGGCAAAATCACAGAATTGAAAAATACTGTAGATGGAATCCATGCTCCAGATTTAAGTGCTTACGAAACTCAAGCTCAAGCAGAAGCTAAATATTTAAAACTTGAAGATATCGAAACTAAGTTAAAAGAAAAAGGCTTTATCACTCAAGCTGACTTGCAACCTATTCTCGATGCAATTAAAGCATTAAAAGGTGAATAATATATTGCCTTTCCTTAGAGTTCTAAATCTTCTCTCGTCTACACTTTAAGGAAAAGACTATGCAATTATTTAACTTTTTCACATTTTTAAATAATTATGCCCCCGATGCCGTAGAACGCTTAGTTATGTTTTTTTGCATAAGCTTTATCCTTATTATTATCGATACGATAATGAAGTTATTTAGTTTAACAATAATTAAACATAGCTTATGGCATTACAAGACCATCATAGAAGTGTTCTGGGGTGGTTGGGGACAGCAAAAATCAAGCCGCGTGTTTTATCGCGGCTTTGTTTTTAAACTTTTTCAATATTCTTTATTATGTTTATTCGCCTTCGGTATCGACGTAATTAAAATACCGATTACGGTTCATAGTGGATTTGCTCAGTTAGTCGATGCTATTTCTATTATATGCTATTTAGTAGTAATTATGACTGAGTTGTGGAGCTTTAAAGAAAATTATATGCTGATAAAATATAATCAGGATATAATTTCTAAACTCGACGACGCTGTGCTAAATCGATTAGAGACTGTTTCTCTTGGCGAACTTAAGCTGAAATTGAGGGAAAAGAAAGATGACTAAAATTCTTAGAATGATGTTATTTGAAAATGAACAGTTAAGTTATACGCGTGTCATCTCTTTCTCTTTGTTGCTTTTGTTGATCGGAGTAACTTTATATTTAGTTGCTACCGGTCACAATTGGCAACATTATGAAACTCTCGCTAGTTTAACTGGCGGTGGTTCTGCTGCTACTCAAATCGCTAATAAATTTATTAATAGTAAATATAATAGCGAAGTTGGTAGCTATAAGGAAAAAAATGATGCCGAATAAGTATTATTTAAAATGGTTAGTGTTGTGCGGAGCAAATTTGCTCTGCATGGCATTATGCTATCTAACAAATTGGTTCGTCGTTTTATTTGCCGATACTAAAGGAAATCTTCCTAAGATTTTTAAATTGTGGCAAACATACGATAATTGTCTCGATGTTGCTTGGATGATATATGAAGGCAACATACCTAAGTTTGCTCGTTATGATTTTAATAAACATTATCTATATCATTTCGAGAATAAAGGCGATGGGTATATGATCCCAGGATATGTCGATGTAATTGATGGAAACTTTACTCTTAAAGAATGGTTTCAGCGATATATATGTCGATGTGCTTGGCTATATCGAAATTGTGGATATGGATTTGCTTATTATATTTTTGGTAAATATGTACATCCTCGAGATATAAAAGTATATGTCGACAAAGAAGACTATTTCGTTGCTGTCGACATGAAGAATAAAATTTTCTGTATTAAAGATGATCGTAGATGGTGTCGATTATTTAAAAAAAGTATCTACTTAGGCTATAAGTTTAGAGGCGTAAATAAAGCTAAGAATCCATCTCGATGTATGCTTGCAAATCGCATTAATTTCTTTAGATTAGTTAAATAATGGTGTAATATAATGTATATCTGTTATTTAATTAACGAAAGGATTATGGCGTGAATAAATTAAAAGTCGAATCTCTTAAAGTCAATATATTAAATGCATTGCAATTAAAGACTGCTAAGAGTAATAATAAATATAAAAAAAGCGAGATCTATATTCAAGATCCCGACGAAATGATTCAGAATTTTGAAGATATCCAAAATTTAAAAGAATCGAAACAAAACAAATTAAAAGCCGGTAAATCTATTAATATCAATAGTGAAAATGAAATTAGTGCTGAAGTCGATTTAAGTCCTTATTATACGAAGACGCAAACAGCTAAATTATTTATGGGTCGTGACGAAACGTATACTAAAGAGGAGATCGATGAAAGAACAGGTATTAACGGGCTTCTTGCTGGCGATAATATTTCTATATCTGCTGAAAGCGGTCGCACAAAAATCGCTACGACAATTGCGTACAAGCTCAGAGATAAAGCAATGTCTATTGGTAATTCTATTTTGGGCCGTGGTACTTCCGTTGGCGTTAATGCTTCAGCAACTGGTGAAAACAGTGTTGCATTAGGTGCAGACTCTATAGCTACACTCGCCAATCAAGTATCTGTCGGTAACGATACGACTAAGCGTATTATTAGTAATGTCGCAGACGGAGTCGAAGCTAACGATGCGGTAACGGTAGGACAGTTAAATAAAAAATTAAGTTCAGCTTTAGATCAACTTAACCGATTAGCTGGTCAATTATATCCTGTTGGCTCTATCTATATGAATGTTAATAACGTTGAACCATCTGCTATTTTTGGTGGCAGCTGGGAACGTATGCCTTCCGGTCGTATGCTAGTTAATAGTGGCGATGGCTTTAATCTCGGACAAATCGGTGGCGAAAAAGAACATCGTTTAACGGAAGATGAATTAGCTTCTCATAGTCACGATGTTAATAATATTAATGGTGATACTACAAGTACAGCAAAATTAATTGGTAAATTTTCTTCAACTATTAGACCAAATGGAGACATAACAGATGTTCCATATAGAGATGGTTTTGGAATAGTTTCAAAAGAAAGTGAATATGGAATTCATGCTAAGGATGGTGAAAATTCTTCACCAGGACGAAATTATGTTATTGATGCTTCTCATAATCATACTATCAATTTAAATATAAATATGTTACCATCCGGTAAAAACCAACCTCATAATAACATGCCTCCATATATTGTCGTTAATATGTGGAAACGTATAAGTTAAGGAGATATAAATGCCTGAAAATAAAATACAAGATATAGCTAACGAGATTACGGCCTATAAACCGAACACAACTCTTTCTTTAGTTAAAGCTGTTTTAGAGGATCTTAATGCTCCATTTCCTGAAGAAACAAAATTTTATTTAAAAAAGTTATTTGGCAATATTGGTGTTGCTTATGGTACTGGTGTAAATATTAATGTCGTTACTGAACAAGACGATAATTATATTTTAACATTTAGTGGGCAACCTTTTAGCTATATCGAAATTAATGATACTGTGTACCGATTTCCTGAATCTGGTTCATTGACTGTAACAGTAAAACAAGATGCAGAAAATCCTTTCCCATATGCTAAAATTTTATGGGTTCCTATGAACAAAAATCTTCCTGAAGGATATGAAAAACCTGAAGAAAGTAAATACTTAGAAAACTGTTCTAAAGATTTTACTTATCCTATGGCAGATGATAATGAACACAGAAATAAAAATTATGTTAAATTTGGATATATTTTCTATGAAAATCCATCGGAACTTTTATTCTCTGATAATGTCTCTATATATCCAGATCAAAACGATCCTAGAATTCTTAAAGTTAGTGGATTGCTTCCAAATAAGAAATACCAAATTAACGGTGTAAAATTTACTGCCGATAGCGGCGGTATTGCAACGATTGAAGATGGCGTACGATTAGCGGAAACATTTGATGAATTAAAAAATAGTATCGATATTATTTCTAGTTATAAAGGCAAATTTAAAGATGTCCTTCATTTCACAAGGAATGTTCCGACTCCTGATGATGGCGCAACAGCATATACTGTGCCTAGTGTTTTTGGACGATATTTCTTTATAAATCAATTACTATTTTCTAGTTCTAATTCTGATTATCTACACCATATTGTTAATCGATATTACGAACCATTAGAAGTCGAATATTTAGGTGAAACTTTTACGATTCCTGTCGGACAAAAATCAATGGAATTTGACGATAAAATTCGTGGAAGTATGTTATCTAAAATTAAACCTGGGACTACCGAGGTAAAAGTAAAAATTAAAAATAATTTCAAATATCCTTGGATAAAAGAACAACGACATGATCGAAGTAATACAATACTTAGTAAAGATTGTATTCAACAATTATTTAACAATAACGATATTTTTTATCAATGGTATACATTTGATGAATTAAAAGAATTTGGTTTCGATGGCAACAAAGTAAATCTTCAAAAAAACGATTATGGATATAATACTGAAATAAATAAATATGTATATGTTATCGACAATGTTTTTAAAACATTAGAAGAAACTGATGAATCTGGTGCTGTCGACTTAATAAATTCTCAAAATTTACCGAAAAATATTAGCGGATTACAAATTATACCATTTGCTCAAAATAAACAATATACAACAACTTATAATTACAATATTACTAGCGGTATTGATAAAATTAAATCAGTAAATTCTATTAAAGCATATAAAAAGAATGGGTCATATCATCTTATTATAAATTATAATACCAAATCACAAGATAATTTGACATTTAAAATCGGCGAACATAGTGATTTTATTGATGATTTCACGATTGAAGCTGCTATTGGTTTTGTGATAAAAGGTGTTTTTTTTGATCCATTATAATACAAAATAGAAGGATAATTTAATATGTCTGAAAACAATCAAATTCAAGAGATTTCTAAATTAATAGCTACATTATTTTCTCAAGGTTTTAAGCCAGAATTTGAGAAATTTTTAGCCGATAAAAATATTCCGTTTGCTAATCAAACAGATTTATATATACAACGATTATTTAATACTGTATTAAATATTCCGAACGTTGAAATTATTTCTTACGACTTTAATGGTTCTGATATTACTGTTAAACTTTCTGGTCCATTTAAATCTTATGTAAATGTTAACGGTAAAGATACTAATTTTAATGATGAAGGTATTGCTACTGTTACCGTAAAAAATGCAAAAGTATCTCCTCAGTATGGAATTTTCTTAAATTTATTAATTCAATCTACGCCATTTAAATCTGAAAAAGATTCTTCTTTAGCATTCGATTCTTTTTCTAAAGATGAAAATATTGGCGGCAAAGCGTTCGATCTTTCTTATGAACAAAAAGATAGATTATATAAATTCTTAATTTCTAAAAAAATATATAACGATGATCCATCAAATATTCTTAAGGCAGAAATTTTAAATAATAAAATTATTGTTGAAAATACGGCACCATTCGATATTTATATTAATAATCATAAAATTGAGAAAAAATCTAAAATAGAAATTCTGCTTACCATTAAAAATTTGTTAAATAGTGGAGTTACTTATTCTGGATATATTAATGACTGGGATAATCGACAATTAACAAATGAGACTTATTCAAGTCCTTCAAGTCGTAATTTTGATTCATTGGTAATTCAAAAATTTAATGAATTATTTGATAAGACAAGAGATTATGATCAAGACGGACTTTATTTCGACAAAGATGCTGTTATTAGAGGCTATAATGTATCTAATATTAATCTTAAGAAAAAGCTTGAGTTTAAAAATAATAATCCTATAAAATATTATATCGTTAACCGTTATGGAGTAATAAGTGGTCAAGTAACAAAAGAAGATCTTAAAGATGTCTTTGCATATCAATGCCCATCTTCTTTAGAAACATATTTATATGACTCTACCGGTAAAAAGAAATTTATTTATAATGGTTCTGTTGAAGATGGTATTATTATTTTTGATGTGGGTGAATAATATATGACATACGAAGAACAATTAAAACAAGTCCGCGATAATGTAGTTAAAAATATTTATCCGACTATTCAACAACAAGGTTCTTCGAATACTATGATTACTCTTCATTGGACAGCTGGTCATTATGACCAGTTGTTCGATGATTATCATATGTGTATCGATGGATCTGGTAATGTACATGTAATGCAAGATTTAGATAATAGAGCGAGCCATTGTTATCATGAAAATACTAATAACTTTGGTATTTCGGCTTGCTCTAATTATGGTTCCGAATTAAATGGTGATGGCTTCACAGGTTATTCTACATACATACCAGGTTCTGAGCCTGTTAATGCATTACAACTCGAAGCAATGGCTACTGTCATATACTTATGTTGCGTATCTTGGGGTTTGCCATTAAGCCGAGTATTTACTCACGGTGAACGCTGTTTGGCACGTCAAGACTTATACGACTATCCGGCAGAGCGTTGGGATCTTGATATCCTCGTTCCAGAATGCCATACTCGTACTGAAGACGGTTTACATACTGCTGGTGGCAATTGGATTCGTAACCGTGCTCGTGAAATCGCTAAGATGAACGGAATTAATTATTTATAATAAGGAGACACTATGTCTATTATTTCTGAAATTGCACAAGGTCTCAGTTCTATTCTTAAAAAGAACCAAAAGCCAGTTATGCAATATGCTGAAAATATCGCTCTCGTAGCCGAAGTTCCTTTCAACAAAGAAAAGGTAAATCAGTGCCAAGGGTTTACGTACAATCCTCAGACAGAAAAATTTATCATAGCTTGTATTAACGCTGACAGTACGACACAAATCTTATATGAGTTAAATAAAGATTTTAGTGTTGCTCGTAGTGTTGAAAACAGTGGTGCCGATAAATTAGGCCATTGTAATACTTTATTCTTCGACGGTAAAGTTCGTGCAACAAATGGCGCAGCTAATGGTAATCGTATTTATAGCGTTAGCGACGATTTAACTCCTGGTGAATACAAAGACTATACCGATAACTTTTATAATGTCGGCTATAATCCGGTAACAGGTCAGTATGCAAGTATTCTTCCTGGAGCCGATAACAATACTCGAAAAATTCGTATTTATGCCGACAGTAATTTAACTGACGGTAAAGAATATATTGTTACCGTAAACGAGAAAAATAACGATTCTAACGGTGCTTTATTCATCGGTAATAAAATTATATTCAGCTTAATGAGACGTATCGTAGAAGTCGAAATTAGCGATAATACGGCTACTATCGTTCGTGAACTTGAATTCGAACCTAAGGCTGAAATCGAAGACTTTGCGTTAGTCGATGGTGCCATTTATATGGCAGCTAATAGCCACGACTATATTCGTATCTACAAATACGATTTTGCTCGAAGCTATTTTAATAATATTAATAACGACTTTTTAAATAACGGTATCGTAGTCGGTAATCAAGTCGGTTATCATGGTCAATCTGTCGATAAAGCTACTAATTATGTTATGGCTAAAATTAACGCTAATAACAATTTAGAAGTCGGCGACAAACGTAATTTGACGACTATCTTAGGTAAAGAATTAAAACACTATAATGGCACTAATTCTTATACCGTACTTACGACTTATCATTACGATAAAGCAATTTATAATAAAACTAAGACCGATGAGTTATTCATTAAGAAGACAGAGCTTCAATCTTTAACCGGGAATAAACGATCTCTTAACGTTGTTACTGAAGGCGTCGACAACACAGGTGTTACCGATGTAACGGCTAAGCTAAACGAGATCTTTACTAAAGCAAATGCCGAAGGATATACCGAAGTTCTTTTCCCAGACGGTACTTATAAGATTAGTGACAAAGTAAAAATCATTTGTCCTCAAGATCGTAGTAAAGAACTTGTCGTTAAATCTGAAACATTACATGGTGCCGTTATTAATTGTGGTCACGATGAATCTAATTCTAATGTCGACACTATCGGTTTTATTTTGAGTTGTACCGATGCTAACAATGGCGACCATCACGATGTTTATAATACGACTATCAAAGACTTCTCCTTTAAAGTAGCACGAGAAGATATTAGTGGTAGCTATATTAAATTTATAAATGACGATAATAATCTCGATATGCGTCATTATAATCTTGTCTTAAAAAATATGAAGATGGCTAACACCAAAGATAATCAAGGTCAAAATATTGATTTGAGTCGTGAGATACATTATTCTACGATCGACAATATTATTTGCGATTATGGTCAATATGCTATACAAATAGAAGGTACAGATGGTATCGGTAATACAGTTAGTAATATTATTTCTAATAACTGTAACATGGGTGTTTCTTCCTATTCTTATGCCGATATCGATAATGTAACGATTCATTATGCTGACGATTTTGATTTAGCTAATGTATCGTCCATTATGCTTTATGCTAATAAGTTAAGTAATCTTAAATTGACTGGTCGCTGGAATCTATCGACTAATCTTCTCGATATAAATGCTATAGCTTCTACCGAATTAAATAATATTACTTTGGATATTATGCATTCGGGCGAATCACAATATTTACCAGACGGAGATTATCCAGTTCCATTTATTAAGCTTAACTCTTCTAATGAAGATAAAGCTGAGATCAAAGTTAATAATTTAAAATTCCCTAACTTTGTTCAAAACTTTGCAGCGCTTACTGATCGATATTTATTCTCTTGGATCGATTCTCCTATGTTATCGATTGCTCCTAACGGTGTCGAAGAATCTGATCGATTAAAATTATTTACTAACTTAGGTTCTACCGATGAATATGGAGCCAAAGGTTATCTAAACCGGAGATTCGAAGTACGTGCCGAAGAAAATGCTAAGACACGAGTTTTCGTTGGTCGAGATCGTACGATTCGGGAAATGAAGCCTAATGATAAAAATCAACTTTTCCAAGAAGAAGGTTCTGCTATTTATTTTAATGCTAAAGGCTCTCCTCTTATTGATGCTAAAGATAACGACTATAGTCATTACTCTGCCGGTGTTTCCGGTGATGTGTATATCGAATCAGATCCTAAGGTTACCGGTCATTTAGGTTATGTATCGACATATAAATATACGACTGATACAGAATACGTCCACGATAAACCGACTTCTGTCGTTAATCATGGCGATCGTACTATGACAGTCGGATTCGATGTATATCCGACATGGCAAAACGGTTCTCACGCTGGTAAGCCAGTTGGAGTTGGAGCTGAATTGGGTGCGTTAGGTAAAGGTAATTTCCCTATTATCGAAGCCGATCCTACAGCTAAAACAATGAAGCTTCGCATCCCGGAAGTTTATAAAGCCGATGTTGTTAATGCTCCTGGCGACTTCGATATGGATGTTTATTTTATACCTGGATCAAATCTTAATACTATGTCTAATATGACATACGAGACTATCCCGGTTATTCATTCTGGCCCAACAGAAAATCGTCCGACTGAACATTTAGTTGTCGGTCAACAGTATTTCGATACAACACTCGATATGCCGGTATTCTGGAACGGCACTAAATGGGTCGTTAATGCTGCCGATGTCGGTGACAAATTAAAAGATTATGTTCGCATCGACAAACTTATGGCAACCGATATGACACAAGCACCGGCGTTTGCTGGACAAATGATAATAGATAATAATACGCTTTATATTGCAGAGTCAACAGAAGGCCCTGGATCTTGGCGTATAGTTTATTTGCAACCTAACGATCATTTATAATAAAGATATATCCCCGTACTTAGTGCGGGGATTTTTTCTGTAATATAGTAGTATATATTTTAAATCTACGAAAGGACATATTCATATGCCAGAAACTAATATATACGATTATGAGTTTAGCGTCCGCGAAAGCGAGCCTAAACGTGCCGAGATGCTTAATCGATTGAAAGACAGAGTACAGCATGTCGACAAAAAAGAAGTTATCTCGTCCGACGAATTTGTTGAAGGCGAGTCTAACTTTAGCGAAGATAAAGCATTAAGTGCATTTCTCTTAAATAAATTATTTCCGTCTAAAGCTAAACTATTAAAAGATCATTATACAAAAGATCAAGTCGATAACTTGTTGGGCGATCTTATTACTAAATATTATTTAAAAGATCAGATCGATTCGCTGTTAAATAATTTAAAAAATGAATTGAAATCTTCTTTAGATAATGCCGGCAGTGGAACACTAAAAAAACTTAACGATCTTAAAGGAGAGTTATCCAAACATCGCACTTTAGATGAAATCGATCATCCTGATGCTAGTGTTACGACTCGTAAGTTACGTGATCATTCTGTTACGAAAGAAAAACTGTCAGATGGCTTAACGACAGAATTAAACAATAAGTTAAATAAAAATGGTGACACTATTACTGGTCCTCTTAAATTTGCTTATAGTAATCCGATCCTTATGGAGACAGGCCCCGATACCGGTAAATACCATCGTATCGGTTCTGGCTCTACGCTGGAAGAAATCGCGCAAGGTAAAGCTCATCTAGACTTAGGTGATTACGACGGCAATACATACGAAACTAATTTATGTTGTGTTAGCCGTCCAGGTTGGTATAATTCTACGACAAAAGAAGTTAAACAATTCGCCCTTCAAGAAGAAATCGAAGCGTTAAATAATAAAGTAAGTAATCTTCCTAAAGGCGGCGGCTCTACTACATTTGCTAAGATTTCGGCTAATAAAATTTGGAGCGGTCGTGTTTATGCCCGTGGTATCCATGGCAGAACTTTAAATAAAATTAAAGTGTGTGATTTGCCTTCAGATTGGGAACAGGTTATTATATATTCTACTGTTGAACAAAGCACTTTAAATGAAAATGTTAATACAAATTGTTTTGCTATTCTTGTAAAAGGACAAAAAACAGATGTTGTTGCAACAAAAGATTTTGCCAATATTCCTAAAATTTTTGTCATAGAAAATAATGTTTTGTATTTACGAGGTATTAGTCCTAACGGCGACGATATTAGTGTTTATAAGCTTTAATTTTTATCCTTCATATGATATAATAATACTATATTATATGAAGGATTTTTTTATTATGGAGGAAATAGTATGAAATATCCACGAGCCGCTATGGTTCATAAATTTTTATTTATGATGCTAGTTGAATTAGCTCCTTATACTCGAGGTACGCTTAGTTTTTTACCGATATCGCACGAAATGTTTCGTTTATTAATGGATATTGTAAGAGACGAGCACAATATACCGTTATATAACGAAATGCGGTCGTATGCTTTAGATTATCAAGGTATTATCGATAGAGAACATACTAATTATGATATTATAGGTAAACGAACTAAAGTGCTTATTATGATGCTTGTTAATTCGTTCTATATGTTTAATAGGTGTGATGAACGATATTTTAATCTTTACAAGGATAAAATAAGAGGAGTACAAGATGTTAAATTCTTTAGATATACGCAATATTGAGAATTTTAAGCTCGATATTATTCATTATATTGCCTCTATCGTGTATAAGACATGGTGGACTTTAGAACATTATAAACCAAAATATTATGAAGTAGCCGATATTTATAATATATCGGTGCTTGTGCTTGCCGATTTTAAGCATAGCGATTATTTAAAACTCGGATCGATAAGTTATAATTCTGTTTATTATTATATTATAGATTGTACTAATAAAAAGATGCTTGATCGTAGCGAGAAAAAATTAATCGAGCTTAGTATTTTATATTATAGTAAGTATCGCAATATAGAAAACAATGATACGATAATTAAAAAAATGAGGTTAGATAATGGATTATTACGAAACTAGAGCATCATTAATATTTTATTTGTACGAAATGGTCGATGAAGATTCTTGGCGATTTAATAATAATTTAAATAAATTTCGTGTAGTATCTTATTTATATAGAACGTTAGTCGATGTGCTAGCAGAATTCGTTAATGTACGCTATGGTAATCTTATGGATGCGAGTGAAAAAGATGTAAGAGAAGTTATCACCGACGGCTCTTCGCCAAAATTCAAAGACGAAAAAGCACTTCGTTATATAAAAATTACGTATCTATTATATAATAATATTCGTGATCTGCCATGGAACTTATCCGATAAAATTTGTAAAACTATACGAGAAGGAAAATATGAATGCCAAAAATAGAACGATAGCCGTACTTAAATATATTAATTCTATAGAATCAGCTAAATCTCGGTATATAAATAATGCTTCTGAAAATATAGTCTGTACTATTTATTATATTTATAAAGATGTAATAAGAGAATTATCGCCTGGCCATCACGTATTGAAAAATGTTAGTGCTATTAGATCACATCTTTTAATTCAACAAGATACAAGCTACGCTTTACCAGAAAAATATCGTAAATTGATTACGTTAATTTCTTTTTATTATTACCAGAAGAATTATAGATTTTTATTTCCACTTGTAGAGGACATTATCGAACGAAGTAAAAATTTATTTGAAGGATAAATTTAAATGGACAGACAAAAAGGAATAGTAGAATATATATATAAACTTATTAATTCTAATTTTCGATATAGAAAATATAAGATACACGATAAGAGTTTCGTCGTACATTTCGTTTATAATTTATTTTATTCTATGTTTAAAGCATCTTATCCGAGAGATAGGATACAACCGATTGCCTCGAAATTTCATTTTAATCTCGTTATGTCTCATAAAGCAAAAAATAAATATTATCCGTCTAAAAAAGAAAAGAAGATAATAAACGTTGCGTTATTTAACTATAACGAAGTGGAATATGAAGATTCTAAATTAAAAGATCTTGTCGATCTGGCTCAGCATTATATGGAGAAATTTAAATAATGAGTATTACTAAATATTTTAACGAAGAAGAATATGATATATATTGTGCCAAGCTAAAAGAAGATATGATACTTTATATAAATCAGTTTCTTCACTTAAATCATTGGAGGATTAATTATCCATCAGATCGTTACGTTATGATAGCTGATATATATAATATAGCACATCGTTTATTATACGATTTTAAAGATAGTTGGTACGATCATTTATCTGATACGAACTTTGTCGAAGTTAGTGAATATGCTAAATATTCTAAAAGTCGGATACCGTTAGCCGACGATGTTAAAGTTTTCATTCAGGTCGTTATATTATATTATTTTAAATACTTCGAAAATTCTAATTTTATGATTACATATAATAAGATACTTGACGACATGTGTGAATTTTATGATACGTCAGTAGTATTGAGTAAAAGGGTTTAAATAATGACTGTAATGAATAGCGCTCGAGAAATCAAGATAGTACTCTTTATACGCAAATTAATTAAGGAGCACAAAAAATATATTAATTATCGCGTCAGCGACGAAGGATTTATTGTTTTCATGATATTTAATTACTATTATGAAGTCATGAAACGGCTTCATCCTAAAGCACAAGTATGGCAGCTAAAAAATACATTCGACGTATGTACCGTTATGCGACATAAGAAAATAAAATATAGACTAAGTAAAGAAGACAAACGATGTATCCTTATAGCATTTCATCTGTTTAATCGCATAGAATATAATAAAACATTAGTCGATCATGTTATTACGGATATATTTAAATTAAGAAATTAACCCGTGGTGACCCGGACTTTACGGAGCCACGGGTATTTTTCTATCTTATTTTAGCGTACATATGTTCGCTATATAAGGGAAATTTTTTGTGTGTATATTTTTATAATGAAGTTTTTCTTTCTTTTCTCTTTTTTTGTTTTGTTTAATGAGTGTAAATTTGTTAATTATGTTTGCTATTTCATGCTGTATTCATTTTTCCTATATAGGATGGAATTTTTAAAATTTTTCAGACGGGGTAAGTGTTTTATATATAATTGGTCTCGGAGCTAAAGTTCGCCCCCCCTGCTTTGATTCAGGGTGTTATTCGAGGGAGAGCTGGGCCTCGAGACCGTGCAGACGCGTTAGCGGATGTCTGCTCTTTAATTATTAGTCTTGGGAAGACATTAAAAGCATCCAAGGAGGAAACAATGAAAAAGACATTAACAGTAGCAATGGTAACAGTAGCAACAGCAGCAATGGTATGGTTTGCACAACCAGTGCAACCACATCACTACGAACTTCACCATGTGACTTATGGTGAAACGATGATAAGCATCATAGAAGACTCTAATCGTAACTCTGATGTCAACTACGATATCAGAGAAGCTGTTGCAACATCTGTAGCTGAATCAGCTAATATGGAAGGAGGAGCAACAAGTCGTCAAATTAAACCAGGCGATAAGATTGCTGTTCCTATTTATAAGTAATTAGATAGGTTTAGCAACATAGTCCAGCTGTATGACTATAAACTATAGCAATATATGTTATTGTATGTCATAAGGAGGAAAAGATCATGACAACAACAATCTATTTAGACTTAGAAACATTAGTAATTGAAGAAAAAGAAAGCACAAGAGATTATATGGAACTCTTGGATTCTGCTCAAAAGTATTATGCCAAGAAAGGCATAAGAACTATGAAAGGCAGAATAGGAGATGTGTGCTTCTTGCAAGAACGAGAGTGTAGGAATGTTCTTATGCTTGCAACAATGGATGGTCATACAAAACGTGACCTTAAAACAGTAACAGACAAGATTATGTCACTGCCTTACTATGCTGTAGCACGAGGCTATATGCCGGGTATATTCCGCACATGGTCTCAGTGCAAAGATTCTACAGATGGGTTTACAGGCAGAAAGTACAAGAAATTTGCCGGTAGAGAAGCGGCTATACAGTTTATGATTGATAACGGAGCTCCATTAGTGAGCTATGATTATCTAATGAAATAAATTTTTGTCCGCAATGACATTAAACTATTTTTTATGTTTTATTCATGGAGGAGAAAAAATGAATAGACAAGTAATGAATTTCAATCTAACTCAATATGCTGAAACAGTGAAAAATCAAAAGGGAGGAAAGTGGACTCAACATTCCGGAACAAAACAGAATTTGAAGACGGCAAAAATGAGACTGTTGGTATTAACATCTAGAACATCTCATATGGCGATTGTAGGTTATAATGTAACTGGTGCTATAGAAGAATCTGATGTAGCACCAGCTGCACAAGTTGTAATCGGTGAAGGTGAGATCAGAGATCTTGATTTCGTTTATACAAATAAATCACTTTCTTATGTGGAAGATATTATACGCGATTGTATTATCATTGCGTATAATTTCGACACTGATGAGGAAGCTACTCAAACATATACTATTGAAGGTGTTGAATATGCCACTATCGCAATGTCAGCAGCATCATTGCGAAATGGCAAAAGACTCGTTGTACCAAAAGATCGCTTGGACTTCTGGATGCCAAAAATTCAAAAGGCCAATAATGGCATAGGATTCTTCGATCATATTGTTGAACTTAGCGTAGGCAAGGCAACAAAGATGTCAACCTATGCAAACTTATGGTCAGCAAATGGTCGTGAAATTGAATTGGATCTTTCAAAAGACTGTATCATGATATTTAATGATATGTCTTTAGGTAATGAATCTGAGTTAGACGGCCAGAGCTACCATAATCATTGGTGGTTCTGCCGTGAATACGGTGTGCCTACCGATGTAAATGCTTATTTACAAGTGCGTGTTAGTTCTTGTACAAAAACTGGCTCCACTCCAATGCGAGATATGAGTGGCTGGTTTCAATTGGCTGCTGAAATTGAACAAGAAAATGTTCAATCTTTGAGCCAAGTAGACAAAGGATATGATGGTCCGCAAAAGGTTTGGATTGTCGGCAATCCTGCCGGTGAATTGGTATATGTTACGGACTTTAATGGGTTCAAAGCTGTACCACAATTTATTGAGCCAACTGAAAATAAGTTTAAAGTGTTGCAAGTTATTAAGGCAACACAGGCCACAACATCTGGCCAAATGTATCAGCACGATTTTAATTCATACTCTCGTGACTGATTTAGGAGAAAAAGAAAGAGGTTAAGTATGAAGATTTTGTCTAATGAAAAATTCCAATATTTAGTAGATTTATTAGTTAGTGAAGCAGTACAATGTCTTGAGTCTTACAAAAAAGGCTCATTCGGAGGCACTGGTATTGAATGTGCAATATTGGCTGATCCAAGATTGGCTACAGATAATTATATCTTTAGCCATAAGGGCAAAGATATTGCAAAGAATGCCACAACTAGAATCAAGGATTTAAAATCTCGCGGAGATAAAGATAGCCAATACCTTCGTGCACTTGGTGATCCAGGAAAGATGTTTGGTATAAAACTCGTAAAAGATAACGAGATTTATGTTACGAATAAGAAAACATTAAGACATAAAATAGCTGTCTTGATGCGTTTCCCATGCTCATCTGCAGGTGAAATGTTGAAAGCACGTATTATTGATTTTAAAACAATCAAAAAACGTGTTGAAGCTTATGTACGTAAAGGGAAATTGAAACCATTCCAAGCTAAAATGATCTTGAATGTTTTCAAAAACTTACCAGAATCTGTATTTATTTATTCTGGTAGCACTTATGTAAAAGGCCTATTAGGTGGCATGGATAATGACACTGACGGCTGCATGGTTATGGTAGGCGAAGATTTAAAAATCTTTGAAGGCCGTAAAAGCCGCTCTGTCGATATCCCGGACGAATTAGGCGCAAATATATCTATTCGCTTTGCTAATTTATCTGAGTTGATGACAGGAGTATATTTGGCATCACTCGCAACAGGTAACACTGCTGTAGGTGTATTCTGTGTATACAACAGTTGTGCATCTACTGTATTGCAAAACCTTAAGAATAAAAAGGTGATTAAAAAGCTACAAGATAATATTTCGACTGAGTATGGTAGTGATCATGGTAATGCTCCATATGAAAGACATTACAACGATCATAGTGATCTTACTATGGACGAAGTAATGAACAAACGTATTGAGCAAATGACTTTAGATTTTGTTGGTTCTGATAGATCTGAACAATCTATTAAGAACTATTTGTTGGATTGCTTGTCTGTTGCTCCAGCAGTTATCGGTATGATTATCGATAGTGCTAAGACTGGATTGACAGTCTTTGATCCATTGTGCTTCTTACTTAAAGACATTGAACAAGCAAGACGCAATTATTCACCAACAATTATTTGGAACGAGCAAATTGCTCGTTTCGAAGTTGTTGAACATAAAGTTTTCAATAAAGAGGAGAAATAAAAATGAGAACACAAAAAGTAGAAAAAATGGTATTAAAAGATGCGTTGTATGATTTGCAATTAGAAGCTGCAAATCGTGCAGTAGAATTGTTAAATAAAGAAGTTGAATCTATGGGAATCAAACCTGGCTACAAGAAATTGGAAGCCACTAAAGGTTCCTTGTTCGAGATTCTTAATATGATATGTGATGACTTGCGTCGCGCTAAGTCTTTATCCATCAAAGGCTTTAAAGTGGAGGGTGCATTCTCCAAAGCTAAACCTTATGTTGCAAATATGATTAGAACATTTGTTGGCGAAGATAAGAATGCATTTCAAGAATCTAAAAATGCTGGCTTTAATTTTGCCAGTACTATTCTTGAATATGAGCTTATTATGGATGCAATGATGAGCGGTACATTATACCGTCAAGAGCAAGGTCTTGAACTTAAGGATTCCCCATTGTTCCGTCGTTACGATGTATTTGGCACAGATAAAATGTGCCAAAATATTGCTGATGGCGACGAAGTAGAATTCGTTAACGGTGAATCTACTGATGGTCGCTTCTTTACTGATCGAATCGTCAATGGAGTACGTCCTGTATTCCGCGACGATTTTGGCGGCTTGTTTACAGTGGTTCATTTGATGGAAGTAATTGAAGAGCCAGTAGACGAAAATAAATTTGTTGTTCGCGTTACTGGCGCTCAAAAAGCTATGGAAAATGCTAAGAATATTTTTATGGCAAAAGATCATGGCTATAAATTCTATTTGCTTCCAAAAAGCAAAGGTGGCAAAGGGGATGGTCTTTATGTTATTTCTGAAAAGAAAGAAACTAAAGGTCAATTGGTGAAGGTATGTGATTGCGAAATCCCTGGCAATAAAACATACTTAGAAAAATTCTGTGGCGAGATCGTATTGGACGAAGCTATGTTCAATACAATCGAAAAGGAAGGCTATGGTAATGATGTACATACCATCTGCCTTCTTTGCAGAAAAGCATAGTACATCCCCCTTCGGGGCCCGTTAGGGATTAAGGCAAAGAATAACCAACGTTCTCTTCTTAGTCCTTAACGGATACGCACAACTTGTTATTAGTAGTAGAGCAGAGCTAAAGAGAAAGCAAACGCTCCGCTACGAAATTTTATTTGAGGGTAAATTTGCCCTCAGTTCTTTGTTCGTAGACAGGAGGAAAAAACTATGAACACTATCGTTATTTACGGCGCTTATGCCGAAGGTTTCATTCTTAAAGGTTCCGTGGAATTAAAACCAGTGGAACCATGTTCTAGTATTTATGATGTTAAAGAAGCATATGCTTCTGTTAATATCGATATTACAGGTAGTATACCTGTAGTATTAAATTTAGATAATGGAACTGGGTTCGCGCCCGGCTTCATCGTAGGAGATGTCACTTATCTCCATTTCCCAGCTGGACACGTTCCAAATGAGGTTTTAGTTCGGGAAGCATAGCTTCCCGAATACTCTCGTTCTGGAGTTAGCATCTTACAAAAAATAGAAAGCCACTCCGTGGCGAAATCTATTACGAGGGAAATTCTCTCTCATTATTATTCGTTAATCATATAGGAGGAATAAAATCATGATTAGCATTATCGCAATTCAAGACCTTGGCAATTCTCGTTATATTTTCGGTTGTGCAGAAGTAGTTAACACTAACAGCTGTAAAGAAGCTGTTAAAGTTGTGCACGAGCTAGAGCGCAACGACCGAGAAAGTGATTTCTATCTTGCAAAAGGTGACTGGAGCCATGCAGACTTCTGGCCACATAATAAAGCAAGTATTCGCAATGAACACATTAAAGTGATTAATCACTATAATTGCGAAGAATAATTTATGTAAAGCTTTAGTTATGGATTATTATATCTGTAGCTAAAGCTTAATTTTTTTTAAATAAAGTTCGGTGGCAGTCGCCCGCATGCGGGACCATATTCGACTTCCGACGCTCATGACATTGGGATTTGGCCCGCGTCATTTCGTCTCTGGTCGTCGAATATTCGACTGTCACCTTTGATATGTATTTCGGCGTAGTCCTTTATGCATTCTTTATCTAAAATTTTTTTTAATTTAATTTATTCAATCCGGCGGTATCAGTTTACTAGTAATAGTATGCCCCGCCGGGGCGAAATTTTCTTTGAGGGAATTTTCCCTTTAATACGTTATTCTTATGAGGAGGAAATTATGAAATACGTATTTTTCGGTGAACTTTATAAAGATACGATTATCGAAGCCGGCTCTTATAGAGAAGCCTATGATAAAATCGTAGACGAATACTATACTGATTGTGTTTGTGCTGGTTCTAAGGCACAAACTGCCGGCATAGAATTTGTCGAGATTTCGGCGTGGGCCGAAATTTGGGACGAGGAGGAAGAACAATTCTTCTCCTATGAACGTCATCCAATGTTTATATGTGAGGAAGACGAATATAAAAAGCTTCCTCAGTCGTTTCTTGATTTGTTTAAGTAAGTAGCCACTCCGTGGCGAAATCTTCTTTGAGGGGCTTTCCTCTCATCTCAATTCAATACGTAGTCATAAGGAGGAATTAAAAATGATTACTATGGTTTACAATTACGTATTAAAAATGGCTGATGGCCAATACATTTCTTTGCTATCTGATGATAGCGTATTTTCCGTATTAAAAGAGCATCCAGGTGCTCAATTTATTTCTCGTAATGAGTATGGTTACAGAACTGTAACTGCAGATTAATTTAATTAGGGCGTTAGATAAATGAATATTTAGCGCCCGCATCATTTATTATTTAAAAGGGAGGACACATCATGTCTACTGTAAAATCTTATTTAAATATTTGGTACCAAGTATCACCTTGGTCCTACCGTATTGCATTTTTCGCTTTAGGCTATAGCCTAGTATCTTTGTTCATTGCATAGGAGGAAATCACAATGGATAAATTAATCGTTTCTCTTGAAAAATTTTACCAAGAACGTCCTTGGTATTTCCGTATTATGTTTTTAGCTCTAGGCTATATGATTACAGATTTAGCTAATAGAGCATTAAGAAAATAATTAATTCAGTGTGGTCAGGAAGAAGTCGATATCACATCATATCGCTTCTTCCTTTTTCTTTTTCGTGTAATTTACGGCTTGGTACGGTACGACATTCGGTCGCCTCCGGCCCGAAATTTCTTTTGCGGGTTTTTGCTATTTTGATAAATGACATAGTCTTGAGTTCCTAAAAAACCTCTTTCTGAACTCCTATATACAAACAATCCTATTCATTCAGGACTGTGTCATTTATCCAGGTAGCAATATCTGGTTCTCCTCCTCTCTACTACATATAACTGTCGTCGGTGAAAACTAGACGACGGCAGTATCGAGTATACTAATTATATATATAATAATATATTAGTATATTGGATACTGTCTTATAAGGGAGGCAGTAATTTTTTAAATAATGGGGTGTCCGGCCCAATCGGACTATTTTATTAAGGAGGCTATTATCATGGCTAAGAAAAATATTATCATTAATGCGGTAGTTGTTGGAACAAAGAATGGTGGTTTTGCACGCGGTTTACAAGCACACGGCAAAGAAAATGTCGCAAAACTACCTAAGCGCGAAGGTCAATTCATCCCTGTTGGGATTTCTCATGTAGTTGACACATTAGGCTTGTTCGTTGCAAAACGTGACGAATACGGCGACATGACTGTACCATTTGTACAACCAGATAACATTGCGATTAAATGTTATCAGTTGATGGGCTTGCTTGCAAAAGGCCATTCTGCAGAAGAATGTGCTGAGTTGGCTACGAGTGAATATGACACTCCAGAACACACTCAAGCTTATGTTAAACTAGCAGAAGCATTACAAGCAAACAAAGAAGCAGACGTTCAATTACGCATTATGCGTCAATCTGAACTGTCTGGATTTGATTTAGTAGTTCCAGAAGATGTAGTACTTACAGAAGGTCAAGTATTAACATTTAAAGACGGTGTTAGTGAAGAAGGCGTTCGATTTGCTAACAACATGAAGGGTAATTATTCTTACCCAGTTGCAACTCGCCATAATGGCGATTTGTACGCTAAACGTCCGGAAACTGCTACTAACAAATTAATTAACGCTTTGGCATCTAAAGCATTCAACTTGGTTAGAGAAATTCCTAACCGTAAAGTTGAAACAGCTGAAGGTGTATTCTAATTTAAAGGGGGCCACATGGCTCCCTTATTTTTTATTAAATAAGAGGAGGGCTCATTATGGCTCAATTTAAGATTACAAACGAAAACTTAAAAATCCTTAATTATATCAATGAAAAAGCTACTGAAGAATTCAACGCAAATGTAACACAAAATGGCACAGTTCTTACAGTAGAATGCGACGATGCAGTCGTAGAAGATATTCTTTCTGCCTATAAAATGGCAAAGTTCAAAGCTACTACTGGTGGCATTGTGAACTGGGGCGGAAAGAAATTAGGTATCGTTGCCGGCATTACTAAAGATGCTGGTATTGGCGGTATCAAGGTTGTATCCAAAGGTTTGTTTGGTGGCCTTAAAAAGGTTGCTGAATTAGGCATTGGCGGAACATCCGTCATTGTCGATGAAGCAAAAGCTAGTTGGGGCGAATTGACCAAGTCTGATGAAATTCGTTCTATCAAAAAGAGCTTTGGCTCTACTGGTAACAATAGCGATGATATCGTTATGGTTACTGGTGAACAACAAACTGAAGCTCAAGGTTAGTTATTAAAGAGTTTAGATAATGGAAGCACACGGGAGTGGGTCGCATCTGTTATCTAAACTCTTATTTTTTTAAACCGGTGTCCTATATATATAAAGTCCGGTCTGAATTCTTAAAAGATTATTTTATTATATACATATACTAAAGATTGATTTCAATACAATCGATGTGTATATACTAAAATTATTTTTTTTGGTATATATGTCGTGTATGCGACATGTTTAATGGAAGTCTATGATTACCTACAACGAGAAGTTATTAACGCTTCGTAAAGCCACACGAGCGCCCTATAAGCGAACGCCAGCAAGCGAATTAAGTTTTTGTTGTAGATCAGGCCGTGCGAACGCACGTGAGCCGGCCGTTATTAAATATTCTCTTGTTGTCTTCTCTTGTTGAGAGAAGCAAGCATATTTATCTTATTTATTTAAATGCCGAGCGGTAGCGAGGCAGTATATAATCTCTTGTTATCTTCTCTTTAGAGAAGTAAGTAGTTCATTATTTATTATTATAGTTCTCTGTTATCTCTCTTCTTAAGAGAGTAAGTGTGTATTTATTATTATATTTGGTATGAGCGAGCGAAGCGAGCGTATAGTATTCTTTGTTATCTTTCTTCCTAAGAAAGTAAGTATTTATATTATTATATATATTATATTATTAGCGAACGAACGTATGTGAGTGAGCGTTTATTATATATGTATAGTATATTAAGTTCTCTTGTTATCTTCTCTTCTTAAGAGAAGTAAGTTATAAGTATTAAGCTTTTAGCTTATAGAATAGATCCGTAAGGATATAGATAGGTTAGATAAAGAAGCGAAGAGGGAGCGGGAGCGACCGATTAAAGCGACTGCCTTAAGCTATCTATATGTATAGTATAAAGAGGCCGAGCAAAGCGAAGGCCGTATAGAAAACGTCATCTGTAGGTGAGCGCTAGCGAACCGTAAGGATGGAAAGGAGCCGCAGGCGACTGTAGTGCACGGTATACTATGGCGAATACTATATAAAAGCGAAATTCTGGGCTGAAAAATTTGAAATTCTTGTTTCAGAAATTTCGAATATTTTTCGCCCCCGATATCTATTTTGTATTACTTTATTTAAAAGTAATGTTAGTTATTATATATATATTTAAGTAGTAAATATATATTAAGTATTATATATTATATTATAAGGACACTACTATTAGTTATTCAATTAGGTGAATAGCAGTGATTAGAATTGAATTTAAATAATTCAATTATTTTGAGCCGCCGGTTATTTCCGCTAGGAATAAATGTTTTGAGACTCCGGATTTAATTTAGGAGCGAAGGTTATTTCAGGTGGCGAATCCCTTTTGGTTCTTTTTAAAAAATATATATTTAAAAGAATGTCTTGCTTCGATCCAGACAAAGATAGCGCAGCGAAGTTGGCTGGTTGTATTAGCGTAGCGTACATACAATTTTCTGTGTTATAGTTCGTGACGAAGGCTCTGCTTAGTGCGAGATTAATTTATAATAATTAATATTAATTATTAGGATACAATTATTATCGAGTACTAATCATTCCAAGTTGTTAGAGTTTGAAAGCTCTAACCAGTTAGCTGGAATTTTATTGCTCTGGTTCCGGCGTTATACTGTTTCCTCTTTTACTAGGTTGTCCTGGATAGAGAGAATGGACACCGAATATTTTAGGCGAGCGATTTTTTAATTATATTAAAATAAATTATTATATTTAGATAATAAATTAATAATAGTGAAGCTTATTTAAATTTAAATAATATTAGAATAATAATTATATTATATATAATTAAGTAGTATCGAGGGCTAAGGCCCGAATACGTTAAACGTTTATTCGTGTACGATCCTCTGCGAGTTGTTTATCTTCACAGCAGATTACGTAAGTAAGAGTTTGGAGCATTTTTAAAATGGGCCAACTTTGTTTATGCTTAATAATAGAAAAAGCCCCGATCGTTAGACCGGGGCGATTAGGTTTCAAGCGGTGAACTGTGTTCACCGGTATATTACATGTTAAGTTAGCAGCGCGGGTTAAAAAAATAAAAATATTTTTTATTTTAATTGTGTTTATTATATTATATATATAATAGAAAAGACCCTGCTGAATTTATTTCAGAGGGCCGTATTATATATTATTATATTAAAAAGTGTCGAGCGGTGTAACTTGTTACACCGGTATATTACATATTAGAGTGCATCTAGCGGGTTAAAAATGTTAAAATAATTATTTATACATTATTTTTGTATAATAGAAATGAGCGGTATTTTTTAGTATTTTTTTATCAAAAAATCGTGTTTTAAAAAATCTAGATTTTATAAGGACTTTTTAATGTTGTGTGTTAATTTATTATATAATAGTATACTATAAGGATAACCTAAAACGATTATACAATTATTGTATAATTATTAAGTATAGGCTATTTTCCAAATAACCGTCACCTGATTGAGCCAATTCTTATGTGTTAAGAGAGGACTTGGCGCCTCGTATATAGACTGATAATTATTATTTAAATATATATATAATAATAATAAGGCTGTCTATATTATACTATAACACAGATATATGCCTTTTAAATAATAGAGCTTTAGAGGCACCGCCTTTAATTGCAACGCATAATATTATATTGGGTTTGCTATATACTATATATATTATAATTAATAAATAAAAAAATAAATAAGCCCGCTGTCGCCTCACGAGCGCCCCGACGATCTCATCTTATAAGTGTAGTATTGCTTATAGGGTGGGGGAGGAGGGGCAGAAACACTTATCAAACAGCGTTAAACAGATATTTTTCGCCTATTTTAAAAAAGTGAAAGGTGTATAACACTCTACTCTTGTCGTTTTTATAGCAAAATTAGACTATTTTGATATTCACGTTAATATCTTAACGCAATAACTTCAAACACATTTTAATTTCTAATAAAGTAACAGTATCGGCTAACGCCGATCAGTTACGCTAGTATGATAGCATATACCTTATATTATTATTATATTGCAAGTAGTATTAAGTACCATATTAATAGTATTAGTATTATAATATTGTTATAGTAATAGTATATAGTAGTATAATGTTATATGTTATTAATATATTATAGTATTATATAAAGAGTTAGATAAAGAATAATTTAATTGCGGCCCGATTTTAATCGTCTAATTTTCAAACCTTACCTATATAATATAATTAAAAATGAGGGAGAGCAAATGAAATCGATATACGAAACCAAATCATATAAATTAATATTAAGCTATTATACAAATACTAAACTACATAAAAATAGTGTATTTTCAAAAATGATAACTTTCAACATAATCGAATTTGATGGCACGAAGTGCGATTATTTTATTACTATAATGTTAGATTACAACATAATAAACAAAACAATAAAAACTATTTATGTTTTTCAATCCGATATTTCAGATAAGAAAAGAAGTATTGTAAATAAGCTTAAATATGACGGAGTATTTATTTATAATATATATAATCTTTTATTTAATGATATTAATAGTAATAATTATATTAGTATGAAGTTAAGTTAAATAAAAAATATATAATGGCGGCTCGATTTTATTGTTTTAAATTAAAACTTAATTAATTAATTATATTATAAAGGAGAATTTAATATGAAAAACTACGATCACGTTATTAAAAATAAAATGTTACCTAGTGGCAAATTAATTTCCGATTACGAAATTATGATCGGTAAGAATATAAGCGATGAAGAGTTCGCTTATATCGACGAAATCGGTATCTTACCAGTAGCACCTAAAGATCAATGGATTATTCCTAAAGGATTTATTGTCGATTTAAGTGGTCAAGTTAAGAAAGAAGCATAAAATTATGGTACTAGAATTCTTAAGCGAAGCCGATGCATCTTTAGCATTTAAAATTAATAATGCTGGCGATTTATTAAATAAAATTAAAGAACATCCATTATTTGATGAATTCGAAATACATAGATATGCTAGGCCAGCATTACCACCAAGATGGACCACATATCGAGATTCAGATAGTTTTAATATTTTTATATTTTATTATTCTGGATTAGAAAAACAATATGTTAGACGTCGAGTAGAAATAAGACGCTATAAAAATATCTTGCGATTAATTCCAGAAGAACCTAAATATGAATGGATAACAAAAGAAATTATCGATTTGTTTATTAATAATAAAGAGTATAATATTCTTATATAAAATTTAAATAATATGGAAGATAAAATTTATGTATTGATAGTCTATTATTATGACGACAATAATGAATTTTGTTATAGCATCTCACCTGATATGCATAATCTTAATATTCAGCTACAATATGCTTATTACCGATATAGATTAGCTAACGGCGAAGTAATGGAGCACGTAAGTGGATATTATCTTTATTTAACAGAAGAGTCTTTAGAAAAATATGGTTGGTACTTTAAAGAAGATGACTATTAATACTCAAGATTTTTGGAAGATCATGTTTGACGAATTAGATAAAACGTCTCAGAAAGACTGGAAGAAGTTCGTTAAAAAACATGATAAAAAATACAAAAAGAAAAAACTTAAAAAATGAAAAGAAAAGAATTAATCTCGGAGATATATCGGTTAAATAAAGTAACGCATAAGCTTAATTATTATATGAACCGATATTATCCCGATCAAAAGTTACGTAAGCTTGAGCATTTTCAAGTTAAAAAGATCTATGAATGGATGTTAAGCGATTTAAAATAAGAACAAACATTCGCTTTATAAGAAAAATATTTATTCAAAATAATAGCAGGTTTTGTTGCTAAAAAAGACTATTTATGTTATAATAAAAGATTAGATTTTAATGAGAGGCGGTGATTAATATAAGCGAAGAAATAAAAAGTTTTGTAGACGAAGTTGAATTTTTTGGTGGCAAATTCAATCCATTTTTTGTCGATGAAGATAATAAATTATTAATTCATCTCGACGGTAATATTCATAAAGTTAAAGCAGATAATATAATACTTATTCGTGCTCTATTTTTAATGTATAAAAAATTTGAGACTCAAGACGTCAAAGCTGACATCGAAGTAACAATCAAATTAAAAGATCGAAAAATTCAATCAGTATATTATGAGCCTCAATATATGGCAGTCATCGAAGAAGAAGGCGATCTTGTCGGCGTACAACCATTATATTTTGATGATCCTTCTAGTACGTTTAAAGAAAGAAAAATATTCTTATCTTATATTAGTCACTGCATTAACGAGTTAGTCAGGAGGTGCTTCAATGACGAGAGATCAGATTCTTGAAAGATATCTCCAAAGAGGATATAAACAAGTCTTTTATAATGATTCTCCAAAAGTTTTAATTCAGACATGTGAAGGCGATCCGTATATAGAAAATCGATCTGATCTAATTTATTTTCAAAGTATATATATTATATCTTATTATAAAGACAATAATGAATATAAATTTAATCTATTTATACGAATTAAATATAATCACTTCGTTAAAAAAGTTGCTAATATTATTGTACATATAGACGATCATAAAATAAATGGTATAGACGCTAGAATCTTATCGCCAAAGATTTTAAATATTTTAATGGCGCAAACTTCAGTATGTTATAATCATTTATTGCGATCAGCATTAGATATTGCTTTACGGTGATAGAATGGATAATAAATATTGTTTAATACGTGAAAACGAAGAAATTATCTTGCAAGAAAAAACGTTTACATATTGGGCCTCTTCGGATATGTTAAAAGTTCGCTCTAATTTTTCGTTCCAAAAGAAACTAAAAGAACCTATAAGAGGAAAATCTGTAGATTATACTATTAATTTTACAATCGATTTTAATTATAATAAGCGTAGCGATATTAGCTATATTTTTGATTTAAAATTTATATTGATTAATGAAGATCGGCCGAGCTTTCCGACAGAAGAAGAAGTTAAATTATATGTAAGCGGTCGATATGTATACTTGTGTATTAATGCTATGGTTGCATTAGCAAGAGAAAGAATTAAAACAAGAGAAGAATTAGACAAAGCAATGAAATTCTTTAGAAGGTTTATAAATGAAGATCTATGAAGCAAAGAAAGAAGAGCTAGGCCTCGTTACATATACTTTTGTTAGAACACTTGAAGACTATGATGCCTATGGTCCTATCTCATATTATGTCGACGATAAAAGTATTAATTATTTAGGTAAAAATTCTAACGGTGAATATTATAAATTTGCGTGTAAAAGAAGATATGCGAGCGACTCTGATGATCCTAGAATCCCGTCAGAATATGGTGTAATTTGCTTTTATTTTAATCCAGGTGAAGAATATATTTATTATATATATTTAACCGATGAAGAAGATTATATAAATTTAGATAAAGATTTATTTAGTGCGCTAAATTTAAGAGACAGCCTAACAAAAGAATCTGTCATGATAAATCATGTATTGCATAGAATTCATGATAATAAAGTGTGGTGATTTAAATTAATGTAATTAAAAAGGTAAATAGAATATCTTGGGAATTTCGAGAAAAAGATGTCGATTTAATGGACGACTGTTTCGATATTATATACGATGCGTTAAGCTCTTATTTCGTATTCGATGGGTCTTCAGTTAAAGTTAAATGGGAAGGCAATAAGCCATTAAAATTCTATATTGAATTCTGGGATCAGGACGATAGCTCTTGTCATTATATTCAAGTCACATGCTTTTTAGATAAAGATTATAAAGATATATTCTATGCCGTGGGCCACGTAAGACATTATTTAAATCAAGATGGCGACTATAAGACATCAGATATATCTAGCGATAATCTTAAAATTGTATTAAATGCATGTATTAAAACAGTCGAAGATTATTTCTATTATTTAAACGAAGAAGAAGATTAATGAAAACTATAATTAAAAAAGGAGAATTATTATCTAAATTAACTCACGCCGATGAAGAAGTATTTAAAGAATGCTTAGAAGAAATCTTTTGGGAAGATGTCGATAGCGCTTTTATGTTTGATTCTACTAGTATGAGAATAGACTGGAAAGATAATATTCCGGTTAGAATAATTGTAGAATTAACAGATGAAGAATACGAAACTGCCAACTCTTTGACTATCGTTACATTTATCTTAACCGATATAGATTTTGTTTCATATATAACCGGGATTCAAAAATTTTATGATAATTATTTTGAAGATAAATATACAACTCAAACAATCGATAAAGATATTTTAGAAAGAATATTAGTTTCTTATATCGGTTCTTTAAGAAAGTATTCAGACGAAATGGATTGGAGTACGTCAAATGAAAGTGATTTTTTCAAATGAGATTATAGCTTCTGATTTCTTTAATGAAATTACTAATAACTATACAGAAGATATTTTAGATCCATATCATGGAAGAATTGATTGGTATCTAACGAATTTTTATGAGAAGCCAATTAGTGAGTTCGAAGTCGACGATTATGAAACTAAGTATTATAATAAAGATTTATATAATTGGCGAAACGAATCGGTTATCAATATCGCCGAAATGTTTTATGCGTTTAATGAATTAGCCGATAATGGCGACTCAAAATATATTAAGATTACATGGGAAGATAATACAATTACTTTTGAGGCGAGCCACAAAGAGCTTAAAAAATATGAAGAAATTGTATATAATACATTCTTACCATATTATGTGAACAAATATTTATTTAAAATTAACAAGGAGGATTAATCATGAACTTAAAATCTATTAGTTTAAATGGCGATACTATTATTAATTTAACGCCACACGATGTCGTTTATGATAACGGCACCACAACTGTAATTGTTCCTAAGAACGATGTACCACCAGTTCGAGTAAAAGATAATTATAAATATCTCGGTATGGTTGGCCCATTCCAAACAGAATGTTCTCATGGCGAACCATTCGTAGAAAATTTGCCTAAATACGAAGAACATGTATACTATATTGTTAGTACATTAGTACGTAAACAATTACCTAACCGTAAAGATCTATTAAGTCCGACTACTAATGAAGCTCATATTATCAAAGATGAAAAAGGACATACTATTTCTGTATCTCATTTTGAAATGAATGTTTAATTTAAATAAAGGCGGTTTATTATGATTGCAATTAGTTTGTTGTGGCTTGAATTTAAATTGTTTTTAGAAATTATATATAGCGAGATTTAATCTAGAAATATAATTTTAGAAAGTGGCCTCCGGCCCGAAATCCTTTCGCGGTTCCTTTCCGCGTTTTTCGCACAACGTCATTAGTCAAAGCTGAGTTGTTGTAACTAGTGATGCTTTATGCTAGCTAGTATGGGGCTTATATTTTATCCCTTTAGAAGTTTGTCAAGATAGCTCGACAAACTCTATAAAACATTGTTTTTATTTTAATAATTTTAGAATTGTATAATTTAAAACAATGTTAAAATCGACCGCATCAGTCAGAAGGTGAATTATGATTAAAAAATTTATATTAATTAGCACGTTTAGTTTAATTAGTATTGGCGCTGTAGCTACCGATGTGCCCGAATATAATGGGTATATTTTTCCATATAAAGTAGCACAAGACCAAGGCAAAGAAATTACATTCAAACAGCCGTCTGCTGAGTTTACTCCAGATGGCCTGAAATATAATAATTTTAAAACTAAACAACCAAAGGTGAAAAAGAAATGATTACAATCGATTTTCGATATTTAGAGCTTAATGCCGAGAAATATCGTATGTTAGTAAACAAATTAAATAATAATCATGGTCCAGAAAATATCCATAGTTTACGTATCGATAATAATATTAATTATCCTAAGTACGATCACTTTAAGTTGGGTATCGATAATGGCGAAGACCTAATCGACGATGCTTACATTTATACATTCTTAGATCACAACGGTATTCATGTGATTCCAGATTGTGAACCACGATATTGTTTAGATTTTGAAGATCTTATGGAAATGCTACCAGAAATTATTGGTCAGCTACTAAAAGATTGATTATTTAGCCGTCTATTACCTAATAGGCGGTATTTTTATGTTTATTATATGAATTAATATGTGTAAAAATGTTGCTTATTAGAAAGGAGACTATTATGGTCACTACAGAAATCACTTTAGATAATAAAAAACAATGCAAGGATTTATTTAAAAAACTACATAAAGAATTAACAAGAAGAATGGAAACAGTAGTTAGCATTCCTCATTGGGGCCAGCACTGGTCTGTATCTTATATTAGCGAGATTAATAAAGAATTAAAATCTTTTTATTTAACGATCGCTAGTGAACATAACTACATGGAAATTAATATTAATCGACATCAAGAATTCTTAGTGGTCGAGCTTGGTTTATTCGATAATATTTCAGAAACTCAATATAACGACTCTTATACTAGCGTAGTATTACATAATATGATTAGCACAGTATTAGCTGATTATCTTAACTTTAAGTTCTGCGAAGAGGTTAAATAATGAAAGATGAAGGCATTTTAGTGTCGCTGGTATTATTAATTCTTGTCGCAGTTATCTTTTGTGGAGCACTGCGATGAGAATCAAATATCCAGAACATTTAAAGAAAGAAATTTCTGGTCAATTATTTGGATTATGGGCGTTCACATCTTATCAAAAGAAGTATACGTTTTTATCGAAAGACGAGAAAATATTATATACTTGCGAAAATGTATATCTTTTTGGTTACCGATTTTTAAATCTAAAAATTAAAATTAGAAATAGTATTCTTGAACAAGAGAAACAAGTAACGTTTGTGTATGATTTAAAAAATAATCATATAGATTGTGATAGTGAATTTTCTAAAGAATATTATGAAGAGATAATTACAGATTATCTTAATATATTTATTACGAAAACAGTTCCATGTAAAAATATTAACGCTAAAAAACATGTAATGGACGGAATGAAAAGATCACCTTTCTTTCAGATGAAAGAAGAGTCGTATGGCTTTTTAAATATACGCTATAAAGTTAATGGATCTTTGTCTAACAATAATAAAGGTAGAAGATATTTCTATATCGGTAGATTTTGTAGCAATGATATTATTATTGCGTATCCTAAAGCTTACTCAAACAAAGCGTTTGTTTCTAATGTATTTAATTCTATGATATATTATATAAAAATGGCAGGTGAGAAGAATAAATTGGACAGAAATTGAATTAACTAAATATGAGTATACACAAGTATATGTTGCTATTTATTATAGCGATTTAAATGGCAAAATAAAAAATATCGATAATATTCAATATCGTTTTGTTAGTCATCTAAAAAAAAGAGGCATTAATGAGGCATATTTTCATGTATTTGAAAATAATGAAAAACAAAACATTAATGAAGCATATTTTATTAAACTAGATAGAAGTGAAAAAAAACTTTATATCCGACCAATAAATGATTCTTTTAGAGTTCAATTATTCTTCGATCTAATTATTAATAATATTAAAGAAATTTTAGTTAATAATATATGCTACTCTGTTAAAATTAAAAATCGGCCTAGACGTATTAACGAAGTTATCGCCCGTTATATTTATAACGACCGGAAATTAGATTTTACGACTAACGGTAATTTTATCGGCATTGTAGATAATACGAAACCAACAGGTTTTGAATCTATTAGTATTCATTATACTGAAGACTATGAATATGCTTATGTAACTATTAGTAATAAAAAGCCTTCTATGGTGAATAGATTTCAGAAAATATTATTAAATAAACTTGCGTTGAGGTTAAATAATGAATAGTCCAATAAATTTAATTGAGTGGCCTCATGAGAAAATTAAAAGCAAAAAGATATTAGCCTTAGCCGAAGAAGTATTACATAGTAACGAATATGTCGGAAATTATTTTAAGTTCGATAAAGATTGGATTAAGTACGATCGATATTGCGGGTCGGCATCGTTGTCACTAACCTCTAAGAAAAATAATCTTAAGAGATATGTTTACGATATGGAGGTCGTTAACGATATGTTGATATCGTCTGAATATAATATGCAACATTACGATAATCCGTTTAAGTTATTTAAAATAATTCTTACTATGTGTTATCATAGAAAATATTATACTGTAAAGAAAAAAAGTAATCGAAGAAACGGAGGAAAATTAAATGGGAAAAATCGTAGAGATTGTAAACGGCCTTGAAAAAATTAAAGGCGTTCAAAAATTTAATATTGACGGTTTCGATATTCTTATCGATAATCGTGATAAAAAGAAATTTGATAGTGGAGCTATTTTAATTTCTGAAGGCAAAAAGAATATTCTCGATCTCGGTATCGAATATCCATGTGAAGGTTTACCTAAACGTGGAGTATATAACAATAAAACAAATAAATATATTAACGTTAACGATCTAAATTTATTGTACGATAGAATTAAAACGCTATTATGAGAATCGAGGAAATCTTATATTTATGTTTCTTGGCTGTTTTATTTTCTTTTTTATTCTATCCTATATTTCAAGAAGTAAAACATGATACTGTTGTAAAAAAAATAATAAAAGAATTAGAAGAAAAATTAAAAGAAGAAGAACTAGCCGAACAAAAAAATATTATCGATAGAAAACAAAAGCTAGCAAAAACGTTATATAATACAGTTTTGCCATTTTTGCAAACTAGTGCCGGACTCGATACTTATCGATTTAAATATAATAGAGAATCTTATACGATTACTATTTATAAGAGAAGTGATATATATCAGATCTATTTTAGCATCTTTGATCCAGGATTTAAAAGAAATGATCCTATTAGAGTTTCAAGTTATCTAAACGGTGAAGAAAATATTCTTATCTTTTTTATAGAAGAAGATAGAATAGACTTAGAAACATATTCTCATTTAAAAGAGATATACGATATGTATATCGATGTTATTTGTATAGCATTAATTTTAATTTATCAAAGACTATATACTTCTCGAAATTATATTTGTAGTTATCCAACAATAAAAGGAAAGGAGCTGAATCCGAATGGAATCCCTGTTAAACAAGCAGATAGAACTTTTGGCCAATTTGCAGGACATCATTTCTGATAAAGATAAAGTCACTATTGAGCGCGGTAATTATTATTTAACAATCGAAAAGCATCGTAAAGATATTGAAATAGATCTTAATTGGAATGAAAATATTTTAAATAGTTTAGTTATATCTTATAATATCTATGATAAGGCATCTTCTATTAATTTTTATTATGAAAAAGAAGGCAAAGAAGACTTCTTAGAAATTGCCATTATGTTATTAAAAAACCATGAAATCTGAAGAATCTGTAGCATTAGCTAAGATTGCTAAAATATTGCTTCTTAAAAATCATAGTAAGATATTTTTACCAGATAATAAAGTGTTATATATCACTAATCGTTATTCTAATGAATTTTCACTTATTATTGAAGACTATTCTTCGTTTTATTATACAGAAGAAACTCATCCTTCTATAACTGTGCTTTTTGATGGAACTATTTATCAAGATATACTTAGTGGCGATGAAAAAGCTCTTTTAAAAAGGGCTAATTTAGTATATAATATAATGGTAGATAACCTTAAATTAAAATATTTTTGGAAGGAAATAAAACGATGATTGGACTCTTTAAAATATCAGGTATGAATAGCAAACTTCAGGCACTTAGAATGTCTGAGATTAATAATAATATGTTTTTAGGTAATTATAATGTAAATAGTGTATTATTTAAAGACGGTATCACGACAATTAGCGCCGAGAGCGAATACGAGCCGAATACTGTAATGTTATCTAATATTAGTAATAAGTATAATGTCGATATCGAATATAGTGTTAGCGATCATGCTAACAATATTAAATATTCTGGTATCGTTATTTATCAAAACGGTAAAAGCGAAATCATTGAATCTCGAAAGGAAATTTTGAGATGAATGAAAATAACATCATTAGATTATATGACTATTTAAAAAATAATTATCAAAGATTTTACAAAAATTCTATTCATTATAGTTATGTTTGTTCTTCGGCGAGATTTCATTATTTTGTTCAATGTACTCTTCAAGAGTTTAAAATAAAGGCTGTTAACAAAGCAAATAAAAGTGATGTTATTATTTATCGATTTTCTGATCATAATGAATTAATTACTTTGCTTAATACAAAACCTTTATTAAAGGCTGTGTTTGCTAATATTGTAAAACAATTAAGTTATTACTCTTATATAATTTTAAATAGGGTAAGACCTTCTGAAACTAATGTTGATAATAGTTTCTATATAGCGATAACAAATGATATTGAAAGATATAAAAATCAACATTCTGATTATTTAAATCGACAAGAGAATACAATAATTGGTAGTTTATCAAATGACCAAGTCGTTAGCTTTAGTAACGCACGGAATATATTTATTAATGATCGTGTTGAACGTGTTCAGCTTAGTGCGCAAAATCTTATGACTGAACAAAGAGTAAGAGAAATCGTTCAGCAAGCATTCCGAGAAAGAATTAGTGAATTAAGAGATCGTATGAATATAACTGCGACGGATCATAGAGTCGAACAAAGCTTAAGAGAATTAAGTCATCGAGTCGAAGAACTTAGTAGAAGATTTGACAGAAGGAGGAATCCAGAACAACGATGAATAGTGTACCAATTTCACAAATGTTATTCGATATATATAATGTTGTATCTGAACTAGAAGATAGTACATGGAATTATCATTATCCAGAATATGGTGATTTTTATGTATATAATGATTTAGATAATATATTAAATATCGAACTAACTATCGATATCGATTATGATTGGGAATGCCGTTATGTAACGTTTAATATGCTTACTAATCAATTAGATATCGATGAAGATATCCCGAACGATCAGTTATTAGATCGGTTACGGTGGGTAACAAAACTATTATAATATATTTAACCATATAAATATTAAAAAAAATAATAGCATACCCTCTGTATCTTGTAAAAGGTGCAGACTCAACGTTAAATGCTTTTAATTCCTAAAGCTCTACAACCTAAACAGTAATCCGAAAGGATAAGCTGAAATTACTAATTTAAGGTGCGAAAGCAGAAAAAATAGTAGAGATGGCATATGATGAAATAAAAGCATATCAATAAAGATATGTTCTAAGTGCTATAAAACAATGGATGTTTAGCAGGGAAAGCCCTAAGTTTTAATGTTAGGATATGGGAAACCTTCAACGACTATCTCCTTGAGGGAGAGTAAAACCGCAAGCTTATGGCGGAAGAAAAATGTTGCTCCTATTTTGATCAGGATGAAGATATAGTCTGCGCTGGCATGAAAGTGTCAGAGGTCTACTGGTGACAGAAAGACTGCATTAGAAGTTGCGTTCTAATGTGAACAAGATAAATTTACAAAAATTTGACAAATTTTAACTTATCCTTTATAATAATGATGTAATATAATATTAGATCGTCATTATAAAGGAGATAAACTTATGCAATTAATAAGCATTGGTAAATTTGCTAAAAAAGTTGGATTAACTACAGCATCTTTAAGAAGAATGCACCAATCCGGAGAATGTGTTCCATATCACATTACTAAAGGTGGTACACGATATTATTCTCTAGATCAATTAAAAGATTTTTCAACTGCTGATAAAAAAGAAAAACTTGTAATCGGTTATTGCCGAGTGTCAACTTCATCTCAAAAAGATGATTTAGAGATTCAAATCAATAATGTAAAATCTTATATGTATGCCAAAGGATACAATTTTGAAATTATTTCAGATATTGGTTCTAGCATTAATTATAAGAAAAAAGGATTGCAAGAACTCCTTGATAAAATTAACGATCAAAAGATTTCTAAAATTATTGTTCTTTATAAAGATAGATTAATTGGATTTGGATTTGAATTAATCGAATATCTTTGTAAAATTAACAATATAGAAATTGAAATAATTGATAACACTAAACAAAGTAAAGAACAAGAATTGTCTGACAACTTGATTCAAATTGTTACTGTCTTTGCTAATCAATTATATGGTCAATGTTCTAAGAAAACAAAACAATTAATCAACGGAGTTAAACAAAATGTATTTAACAAAAAGGATTAGGTTATTGCCTACAGCAGAACAAGAAAAATTATTCTGGAAAAGTGCTGGTGTAGCACGATGGTCTTATAATTTTTTCTTAAGTTACAATCAAGAAAAATATAATGAACATTTAGAAGATAACAGTAAAGAAAGATTTGTAACAGAAGGTGACGTTAGAAAATACATTAATAATGTATTAAAAAAGACGACACATACTTGGTTACAAGAAGTTGGGTCCAGCGTAATGAAGATGGGCGTTATGGACGCAAATAATTCATTACAACGTTTTTTTAATAAAACTTCTGGTTATCCAAAATATAAATCTAGAAAAAAATCTAAACCTAGTTTTTATGTGAACTATGAAACCTTAAAACGGACTCCAAATGGATTTCGCGGAGAAAGACTTGGCGTCATAAAAACTAGAGAATCATTACCTAAAATTCCAAAAGATCAAAAATATGTTAATCCTAGAATTACATATGATGGTAAATTTTGGTATCTATCTGTTGGATATAAAGTTAAACAAAAACAAGTTAAATTAACAGATAATAAAATAGGTATTGATCTTGGGTTAAAGGATTTGGCTATTGTGTCTAATAAAGATAATTCTTATTCTAAAAAATATAAAAATATTAATAAAGGATATAAAATTAAGTTATTAGAAAAACGATTAAAACGTGCTCAACGAAAACTTTCTAGAAAAATTTTAAATAATATAGAAAGTTATGATGAAAAACGTGTACCAACATATATAAAGCCACTTAAAGACTGTAAAAATATCCAAAAACAAATACATATAATTCAAAATTTATATAGAAAATTAACAAATATTAGAAATAATTATATTAATCAAGTAACAGCTGAGATAGTGAAAACCAAGCCGTCTAAGATTGTTCTTGAAGATTTAAATATAAAAGGTTTAATGAAAAATAAACATGCTTCTAAAAATATTGCTAATGTAAAATGGTATGAATTTAGAAGACAAATTTTATATAAAGCTGAATTATATGGTATTGAAGTTGTATTAGCTAATAGATTTTATCCTAGCTCAAAAACATGTAGTTGTTGTGGAAGTTATAAAAAAGATTTAAAACTTAAAGATAGAACATATATATGTAATGAATGTGGATTAATAATCGATAGAGATATTAATGCAGCTATAAATTTAGCAAATTATAAAAATTTAGAATAATTCAATTAACAAGAATATCTAAATATGTACCCATCGTATTACTGGGGAATTTAAGCCCTTGGAGCATTATATCAAACAAGAGTAGTTAGTTGGCTTAGTTTAACGACAAAATTGGGTGCGATGAACAGGGAAGGCATTTTGAAAGAAATGCCATAGTGTAAGTTTATAAAAATTATGTTTTGTATAGATTTTTGTAAATTTATCGTAGCGGTTTACATTCAATTATGTTTAAAATAAGAAAGAAGGTGAGTGCCATAGTATGGTCATTAAGAAAATATAGGCAACCATTTAATCCAGATAAGTTGCTTCAAAGTTTAAATAATAAAGATCATAAGAATACTTTATTAAATAAGATTCATGCGCTCGAACAAGAACGTAAAGAAAAAGAAAAAGTTGTTCCTGATTCTTTACCGTATTCCGTCCACGATGTAGTATTCAATATTGGAGACAAAGAATTCAAAACAGATTTTAAAGAAACGATGGAAAATTGTGGCGCTGAATGTTTGGCGAATTCGATCGAAACGATTATCACAGAAGAAAGTACTCCTAATACAATGGCGGAAATTAACTGGGACAACGTGGAAGAACCTATCGATTATCAAGAACAATGGGATCGTAATAGTTTAGTCGATGCGATTACTAAAGGTAAATCTGCCATGAAATACATCTTAGATAACTATGAAGTATGGAATGGTCGATTAAGCAATGCCGACCGTGCGCTAAGCGATCTTAAACATTTTTGCGAATTTAATGATGAAGTATCGCCAGACGATGCAGTTCGTTTATTTAAATTAATGCATGTCTACAGCAAACAGCGTCGTGAATACAAAGATTTAATCGAAGTCTTTAAAGATTTCACAGCGGCACAAAGTAGAATCGAATCTTTGTATGCAAGCATTAAGCATGTTAAAACTAAAAATGATAAAGTGGAGGCAGCACGTCATTATACTCCTAGAGTGTTAAACGAATTGTTCCCGAAAGAAGATAAGTAACGTTCTACGTTTATCCTCTTCCGGGGGCAAGCCCCCGCACCCCCGGTCTCCGACCCGAAATCATTTTTGTGCTTTCTTTGCATATATAAAGAATATAATTGTAACTAGTGATGCCTTGTGCTAGCTAGTATAGGGCTTAAATTTTATCCCTTTAGAAGTCTATTAAGATAACTTAATTTAGACTCTATAAAGTACTGTTAAATATAGTTCTAGAACAGTTGATTTGGGGTTTTAGAGCTATATGATTTAATACAGCACTAAAACCCTGCGCAGCAACGTACTATTACGTTTGACGTTTTAGAACTATATGTAAAACAGTACTAAAACGTCGATAGTCACCTAAATTTATCATGTTTTTGTTTTAAAGCTATATTATTTGATATAATACAAAAACATACCTCTGCCTAAGCTATAATATTATTAAAATAAAATATATTGGATCTTTACTTTAATTTAAATGTTAAGGAAATATTATGTTGCCTATTTATAAAGCATATGATAGCCGATTAAGGGAATATATCGGATCATATTTATTTAAAGATAATAAAAATTATATCGTCGATATTTACGGCGAACATGAGATAAATATAAAGACTTTATGTCAACATACCGGACTTAGATTTAATCAAGTTCCGGTTTTTTTATTTGATATCGTAAATTTTGAATGTACGATGCCCGGTATTGGTCAATTTAAATTAAACCCGGCTACCGTACTAATGGATAATGTATATGGACGACTAATTGTTAAAAATAATGAATATACGATAGCGTTAGTCGATCCATTGTATGAAAATATTAAAATAGAAGTGTTAGGAAACACTTGGAATGGAAGGTTAAATAATGACTTATAAATATTATATCGAAGTGGAGAGCAATATCCACTTTCAAACATCTAAAGAAATTGCCGAGTTTATCGGCATTTATAGCGTAAATAAAAAACCTCATACTAATCTTGTACGAGCATATTTTCTGGATAATAAACTAAAATATGCCGGCGAAAAAGGTATGACGAATGTATATAGCGATTTCGATGCTTTAATTAGATTTTGTCAAGATTTGATTAAACAATGTAAAACAAATGAATATTCTACGTTTAAAATTAACGGTAAAGAATATACTGTATTCGTAAATATTGATCGCGTTAAAATCGCGATGGAAAAATATCAATTTATTAAGGAGGCAATCGGTCATGAACAATCAAGAAGCAATTTGTAGAAAAATTGGTGTAATCGTAGGTTTCGTATTAAATATTTGTGTAACTTTAGTACTTACATTAGTAAAAGTTGTATCTAAAGAATCTAAAACTATTGCTAAAGATTTTGAAGCTATCGACAATGGAGAAGCTGTTAAAACTACTCAAGTTGTAGAAGAAGCCGAACTTAAAGAAACAGCTGAAGAAATTAAAGAGCTCGTTGGTGGCGAAGCTGATAGCAACGACGAAATTTCTCGTCTTAAAGAAGAAATGGCTCGTCTTCAAAAATCTTTAGAATTAGCAGAACAAAAAGTAGGTAAATAATGAAACCAGTATACAAAGCTCGTTGTCATAAAGATCGTTCCTGGAAAACAGGTTTTTATTTAATTAAAAAACGTCAAATCGTTATTAAAGACGAAAAGAATATTTGGCCAGTACATGAACAAACTGTGTGTCAAAGTACTGGTTATTTAGATTGTAACAAGAAAGAAATTTTCTTAGATGATCTAATTAACTTTAGCGCTACTATTAATGGTAGCGAAATTAAGTTAGATAATGCTCAAGTTGTGTTCGATAATTATAATGGCTGTTTAGTGCTTCTTGAAGGCGAAGAAACAATCTGTTTTGCAAGCGAAAACTATGAAAACTGCCATTACGAAGTTATCGGAAACATTTGGGATAGCGTTGCACTTCCGAAAAAGAAGTAATATAATTAGAGTATAAGCTTATATTTATTTTTTAAATAATGGAGTATGCTCTAATGGACTATCACAAATTACTTGAAGACTGTGACTTTATTAAAGTAAAACAAACAGTCGAAATCCGTCCTCATGACGGAAACAAAGGCTTTTTTGAATATGTAAACCATATTTTTAAAAGCGTTAATAACGGTCATCGTTATGGCCCCGCAGTTAAAACTAACGTGTTAACTATGTATAATCGCGGCAACTATGTTGCTTGCGAAATGGGCGAACAACGTATCGACATTCGTCGAGATAAAATCGTTATCTATGTACCAGGTTTAAAAGCTAGTAACGAAGAAACGTATAGAAAATATGCCGTATGCAACATCGGCGTATTAAACTATATTTACAATTCTAAAAAGTACTAGCTTTTAAATAAATTGTGGCAAGTTTAAGCTTGCGAATAATTGCGGTATTAGAAGGAAAGCTAAGTCATAAAGATATGCGAACTTCACTGAAGGCTATATGTAATAATATAGTCAAGTGTCCAATGGATTGAAACTCATTAGAGAATATAATATCCTAAAAGACCGCAACTTCCATGTATAACAGAATAAAATATGGAAGAAGTAGTGGACTACCCTATTGAAAAATAGGGATTAAATTAATCCTAGTATAATGTACTAGGCCTAAGACGTAGGATGCAAGGTATGAGAAGCCTTAGACATAGCGTTGATCTTAGGAGAGCCGCCAACGGAATGTTGCCGGACGTTAAGAGCGATCATCAGTAGCTAAGATGGTCGCTCTTTTTTTTAATTGTAACCGGCAATATTATTAATTAGTCGGTATAGGGCTTAAGTTTTATCCCTTTAGAAGTCTGCTAAGATAACTTAGAATACTCTATAAAGTACTGTTAAATATAGCTCTAAGGCAGTTGATTTGTGGCCTTAGAGCTATATTATTTGATATAGTGCTAAAACGCCCTATTAAATATGCTTTCACTATTTAAAGTTTTAGAGTTATATTGTTTATTATAATATTAAAACGTACTAAAACCCTGCGATAATCATAACAATTAATATTTGTGATGCAGAATTGTATTATTACAGTGCTAAAACAAGTAATGAGAAATCTGCAAAGCTCTCTTGGTTTTGGAGCTATAGAATTTAATGTAGTACAAAAATAGTGGCTTTGTATAATTAAAAATTAGAGAGATATAAATGGAAGAAAAGAATGTAACATATAGAACTCGAGTACATTATATTGTGCCGAGCCAAGAATTAATAAATGAAGCTCGATTATCTAATAATATATATAATCAGGCTCTATATATTTTAAGACAAGCTTTTACTAATGAAGAAAAGCTTCCGTCTAAATTTGATCTTGTTAAGACTCTTCGTCATAAAGAATATGAATGCGAAGAATATAATAATTTTAGCAAAATGGTGTCTTGTAACGCTGAGGCAATTATTCATTTAGCAGCTCAAAATTTTAAAGCATTTTTAATGGCATTAAAAGCTTTTAAGAAAAATAAATCTGGTTTTACAGGAGCACCTAGAATTCCTAGCTATAATAAAAAAGAGCAGGAATTTATGGTTATCATTAGAGATACTCAATGTACCGTTAAAGATGGTATGATGAGATTTCCTGGAAAATTAAATTTAGATAAAATTTATGTAGGCGACTTAGATATTGCTCATGTAAGAATTTTTCCTGGCAAGAAAAAATATAAAGTCGAAGTCGTATACAAAATAGAGTCTTTACCTAAAAAGACTAAAGGCAATATTGCCGGTATCGATTTAGGACTCGATAATTTAGCGACTGTCGCTATTAATAAACGTGGCATTCGCCCGTTATTAATTAATGGCCGTCCACTAAAATCGATGAATTTATATTTTAACAATAAGCGAGATAAAGTTCAATCTGAGCTTAAAAAATGTAATGATAAATATATGTCGCATAAGCTTGAAACATTATATCGCAAACGCAATAATCGTTTTAATACATATATGCATAAAGCGTCTAAAAAAATTATCGATTATTGTTTAGAACATAATGTTAAACAAATTATTATCGGTCATAATAAGCTACAAAAACAAGAATCTAAGTTAAAGAATTTTGTCGCTATTCCGACTTTTAGATTAATAGAATTAATTAAGTATAAAGCAGAATATCAAGGTATCGAAGTTGTTGAAACTGAAGAGTCTTATACAAGTATTACGTCCTACTTGGATAAAGAAGAACCTATTAAAGATAATGCAAATAAAGCTCGTCGTCAACATCGTGGCTTATTTGTATCGAATAAAGGCAAAAAGATTAATGCCGATGTTAATTCTGCTTATCAAATCATGAAGAAAGTCATTGGCGACAAAGTTATTAAACCTATCGGTAAAGGTGTTGTGTTTATTCCGAGAAAAGTAACGATAGCATAATTTATGTCTAACACTATTAAATGGTTAATGATTATTAGCCAGGCTATTTCTAATCTCATATTTGGATTTACAACACCAGTCGTCCATGTTTATTTTATGAGCTTAGTTGGTCCAAATATATATAGCTTAGCTAATTTTATCGAAGCAGGATTGGCTGCTGTCGTAAATAGTTTATTAAGCAATCAAAAATATCGTCATTATTTTAAACAATTTGCTTTATATTTTTTAGCTTTAGATAGTATACTATATATAATTATAATATTTTTAGGCATAGAATATATTAATGTTCGATTTATCGGACTAGCAATTATTAATAGCCTATTAAGTAATATTTGGTTTATTATGTTAAGCGATGTTTTAAATAAAAATATTAGTGGCGATGAATTAACCGATTTTAAAGTACTTCAACGAAGTTGGATGCTTTGGGGTAGTTTAATAGGATCTGGTATAGGTGTATGGATTAATAATTCTATATCGATAGAATTTGCTTTAATTCTACAAGCTATATCAACAGTATTAATTGCTATCTGCGATGGTTATTCGTTTAAAAAATTAGAAAGGTAAAATAATGTTTAAATATATAGTCGGAAATATTCTCGATACAGAATGCAAATATATCCTTAATCCTGTAAATTGTGTCGGCACAATGGGTAAAGGTTTAGCATTACAAATTGCTAAAAAATATCCTGAATCTGTTGATCCATATAAAAAAGATTGTCAATATGGCAGTTTAAGTATTGGTCATTTAACTAGCTTTAATGCTAAAGATGGTAAGACTATTATTAACTTCCCGACAAAATATCATTGGCAGGATCCTTCTAAATATCGATATATTGAGTCTGGTTTAGAAAATTTAGCATTCTATATTGAATTTAGCGGAAACAAAAACTCACATTTAAGCTTTGCAATTCCACCATTAGGTTGTGGACTTGGCGGATTAAAATATGACTTCGTTCATGAATTAATTCAAATATATTTAAGTGAATTTAAAACTATGACTTTTGAATTATATGTCACAGAAGAATGGTTGCAATCTAAAGATATGGTTATATAATGAGAAAATGGGAAGAATTACCTAGTAAAATAGGCATGAGAAAACAAAAATGGATCGAGAATCCAGACCGATATTGTGAACCACCTTATAATTATAACTGCAAATTATGCTTAAAAACTTGTGTAAATCGAGGCGGAAAAACTCGTGGCCGTTGTGGTTTTAAAAAAGCCAAGTAATTTTGGAGATAAAATGAATTATATATTAAAAGAAAAACATGTTGATTTGCTAAATTTACTGTTTAAAATGAGCAAACAGAAAGAATCTAGTATCGAATATTGTTTAACTAGAGAACCTCCATATTATAAAAGAATAATAGATACAGAGTTATCTGCATATGGAGATTCTAATATTCTTATCAAATTCAAGGTTAAAACAATTGTTGATCTTAAAGATGGATTGATAAAAGAATATACTTGTGCTTTAACAAGAGATGAATTTTTTGAAGGAAAAATAAGCTTTAAAGTAGATGATTTAGCGGAAGCAGAAACAGTTCTTCAAATTATGTATTTGATTACAGAAAAATTAGAAGAAATAAAAACTAATAAAAAACATAAAAAGGAGGCCCTAAATGCAGATTGAAGTTAATGATAATCTTAAATGGTTCTTAGAAAGTTTACTTAACGAAAATATCGATAAGTTTGTTATCGACGATTTCGGTATCGCATTTATTAAAAATGGATATCAACAAAGCTTAGACGAAGTCAACTTTTTAACAAGCGAAATGTTTAAAGCTTGTCCTGAATTAAAAAGGGACACAGAATATTCTATTAAAGATTTTCTAAATGGTGAAATCGATTTAGAATCATTTGAATTCGGCGATAAAGTAATTGTTACTGCCGGTGGAAAAGAATATGACTGTATTTATTTAAAACCAAAAGGTTCTAATTCTATTGTTCTTACTAATGAATTAGTTACAGTATCTGTTCCTAATAAATATATTAGAAAGGTTAAATAATGATCAATAAAGACGATTTGGCTAAATTAATCGATCCTAAATCACCTTCTAAAGCTTTAAATTATCTTGAGAAGCATATGACTCAATCTGAGTTTTTAGAATGGTTATTTACGACGATCGAAAAACAAAAAAATAATCCTGATAAGAAAATTTCTGTTCCGATCGATTTGGTCGGCTCGATTTTCTTACAATATATTCAAGAAAACTTTGATTCTCCATATGGTGAGATCAAAGATGAATCACCAAATTTAATTGAATTTTATCCGGCCGATCTTCCGACAGAAGGTAATAATAATGCTATTAGCAGCTTCCAATTTAAATACTTTAAAGAAAATTGTCCAGAATATATTTTATATTTATTTAAAGATTTTTGTTCTGGAACAATGCATGAAGAATACTGGTACCGTTCAGCTTTACAATATCTATTAAAAATTATTGCTCCAGACTGTAAGATCGTCGTGAAAAATTCTCTATACTGTCAGAAAGGAGAAGACCCATTCCAGACTGCATTCTGTACCGATCCAATTGTGAATGTTTCTGAATGGAAATTCCCGGAAGATGAAAATTAAGTATTTTGAAGAAGTATATCATTTAGATTTTTTAACGGATCCAGTATTATCTGGTGATAAACTATGCTCAGAAGGTTTAGATAAAGATGGTAATCGATATCTTATAAACTGGGTGAATAGTGATAATGTTGACTGGGAATATCCCTGTGACGTGGCAATCATGCCATAAGTGTAATATAATAGTGCTAGCACTATTTTCTCCGTTAAGGACTTAGTGCTAAATTATTTTAGCAAAAGTTTTTGTTGCCTGACGGTCTTCTTAAAGTAAGGGCCTGCGGTTCAACATATTGAAATTAACCTCCAAATGTAATATAATAGTATATATGATTATTATTTATTACGAAAGGAGGTGTATCTCGTGAATAAAAGTTTTAAAGTTCGGATATATCCAAATCAAGAACAACAAAAATTAATTGATAAGACGTTCAACTATACAAGATATTTATACAATTATATGTTAAATTTAAAGCAAAAATTGTATGAATATTTTAATTTAAATCTAACATATAATAATATGTCTAAAGTTCTTACTGAACTTAAAAAACATAAATCCTGGCTTAAAGATGTTGACGCTGTAGCTTTTAAAGAATCAATTAAAGATTTAGATTCTGCATTTCAAAAATTTTTTAATGGAGCAGGATATCCTAATTTTAAATCTAGAAAACGAGATAAACTTTCTTATCGTACAAATAGTTATTTATATTTAGATCAAAATAATAGAAAAATCAGAATTCCTAAAGTAGGATGGATTAAATTTAGAGATAAAAGTAATTTTAAAGGTTTAACTAAAATTTACAATATTACTATCTCTAAAACTTCTAGCGGAAAATATTTCGCTAGTATTTCAGCCGAAGTCGATATCAAAACTTTATCGAAAACCAAGAAAAATTGTGGTATCGATTTAGGATTAAAAGATTTTTGTATCTTGAATGATGGAACTAAATTTGAAAATTCTAGATTTTTTATAAGATCTCAAAAGAAATTAGCTAAGATGCAACGAAAATTATCTAAAAAAGTTTTCGAAAGCAATAATTATTTTAAATATAAAATTAAGGTAGCTAGATTTCAAGAGCATATTAAGAATCAAAGATTAGATTTCTTACATAAAATCTCTATTAGATTAGTTAAAGAATATGATATTATTTGTACTGAAACTCTTAAAGTTAAAAATATGATTAAAAATCATAAAGTAGCAAAAGCTATTAGTAATGTAAGCTGGTATGAATTTTGTCGACAATTAGAATATAAATGTTTATGGTATGGGAAGCAATTTGTTAAAATTAATGCCTATTTTGCGTCATCTCAATTATGTTCTAATTGTGGTTATAAGAACCCTGATATTAAAAATCTTGATATTAGAGAATATGATTGCCCAGTTTGCGGTATTCATCACGATCGAGATATCAATGCAGCTATTAACATATTAAATGAAGGATTAAGAGTTTTAAATTCCATATAATTTCAATATATTGAACCGTAGGACATACGGAGATAGCCTATTAAATTTACTCAGTCTCTACTCTTAAATTAATAAAATAAATTTTATTAATTTTTGGGCATGCTGAGCGTAAATAGGAACTTCTCTTAATGAGAAGATGTCATTGTGAAAGGAATTCGTATAATGACTGAAGACGAACTCCTTGTGGTATCTGTAGTCCAGATATTAATGTTTGTAGCTGTATTTACTTCAGGTGCATGTATTGCATTAATAATTGCTGGAGTATTCAGTCTTGCTAAAGATGAGCAAGGAAAACACAGAAAAGAAGTGGAGAGCTTGCTAACTTGGTCTATTATATTACTGGTAGTTAGTCTATTTTTAATCTGGGCACTCCCAGAACCAGCACAGATCATTCTTAGAAATCATCCTCCTCCACCTGGCCCTCGATAATGTGCAATATCGTAAAAACAAGTATTTCAAATAGTGGCTTTGTTTGTTTAGGTGAATAGCATTCAAAGTTTACTAATTTCATGTCGCCCTACGATTTATTATTTAAATTTTTAAATAATAATAGGAAGACGAAACAGAAGTTAGGAGACTTTTATTATGAATAAATTAAAGTTTTTAGTAGTATCTTTTGCATTAGTATTAGGTTTATTAAGTGTTCCAAATGCTAATGCTATGGAACTTACAGCTTATACTCACACAGGCTCTGTAATGGCTAATGGTGAGTATCCTTACGTCGGTGCCGTTGCGAGCAACGATTTTGCTTTAGGCACAGTACTAAATATCAATGGCTATAATTATGTTGTAGCCGACCGAATGGCTCCTGGTATTCATGGCGTAGTCGATATCTTTGTCGACAGCTATGATGAAGCTATTAAATTCGGCCGCCAATATGGCGAAGTATACGTGGTAGCGTAAAAACTTTTCAGGCCTCTGTGTCCACTTCACCTCACACAACTAAGTGCTAGAAACTTTGTTTTTAGCGGAGAAATTAAATGTTAATATTATATCTGTTCTTGCTATGGATACTGCAAGGATTTATAGATTTTGCGCCGTTCATCGGCGTCCTTTGTATATTGTATGCTCTAATAGGTGGTACAATGGAAGAAAAAGATTTATTTAAAGATCGTAATATCTTTGGATACCTACGATTTTTAAATGTTCATGAAACGTTTTTAAAACGTGAATTTATTGTTGCATTGATTATTACGGCTCTATGTTTAGTTAGTCTAATCGTAAGTCATATCGCAAACGATGCAACACATTTTAAATTAGCAGTTAGTTCTGTATCGATGATGCTTGTCTTAATGATTATCAATAGTATTAATTATATCGGCATCTTGATCGAAACTAACAATATTAGAGTTAAAAGCACTCGTGAAAAATACAATTTAATGGCTGCTATGGCATATCCTATTTATGTCGGTATCATTAATATTGTAACAGTTATTTTAGCTGTATTTAGCTGTGCTTTCTATAATTCTAATGTTTATACGGTATCTAATCCGTTACCAATAGTATTTACTTTATTCTTTACTATATTAAGTTTATTAAGTACTGTTACTGGATTAAGTATCGGTTTTAAACTATATTTAGTAAAACTAATGAAGAAAGGTTAAATAATAATGGCAATCTTATGGCGGTCAACTTCTAAATCTAAGACCAATTCTTATAAAGGTTATATTCCGATGCCGTCTACTATCGACGAACCTTCTTTTGCTGAAAAATGGAAAAGATGGCGTCAAGGTAATCCGGCTAAATTTTTAAAATATACCGACTTACAAGAATTAGTCTATTACTGCTACCAAAACAATATGATGACGACAGTATCAGATTTAGAATATAAATTTCACGAATACGGCATTACCGATAAAGAAAATGCGATAAAGTATATTAACGAACATAAACAAGAGTTTTCTCAGTTCGATGAATATACTGGACGTCCGTCTCGTCGTGAAAATAATAGTAATAATAATACCAATAATGACTGCTGTTGTTGCTGTAAGAAGAAACCATGAATTTAGATAGTTTATATGATAAAATTTTAACCTCTCATAACATCGTATCTTATATCGAGAATAATACTAATTTAATCAACTTGGTTATTAAATTATATTTGCTAAGTTTTACTAACTATAGTGTTATTAACAGGGATCGTTCTCTTAAAGAAAACGAAACATATAAAGATATCGATGTTGCATTAAATAATATCATTGCTAAGCGTATTGGCGAAAAAGTTTTCGATAAAGATATTTTAGAATCTATCGTAAATGATTTCCATAAGAAAATTAAATATATGCAAAGCAAAGGTCATGATATCGAATTGCGCGACACAATGATGGCACCCGCTATCGAATCTGTTAAGTATTTACCGATCCTAGAAAAGTAGGGTCGGTTTTTTATTTGGAGGCAAAATGCAACCTGAACAACGCGAACAATTAATTAATCTGTATTTAAGTGTTCAACATATTGCCAAAGTTTTTAATAGCTTTAAGCCTAATCAACGACCTAAAGTCGGTGAAGATATCCTAATGGGCAATAACCCGACTCAAAATGTTGTCGATATCGTTAAGGAAAATGGTCTTTTAGATAACTATGTGGAATTTGAGTTCTTGGCAAAACTGTTCATTCAATGTTATAATAATCCTAGTAAGTTGGAAATCAGCGAAATCGATTTGAATGCTGATTTCGATTTGAATTTAATCGAGGATTATTTTAATAAAATTGAAAAATGAAAATTTTAAAGTCAAATCAAATTCTATTATTAGACGATCCTAAGGAGTATATCATCGATCTATTTGTTAGATTGTGCCAGTTAAATTATTTTACGAAGACTCGAGATCTCGTTGAACATGAGCAGATCGAAGTCATGTTAATTTTAGAGGCCATAACGAATACAATAGGTCGACAAGATGCTTTAGTTGACGAGTGCATTGATATTTTTAGAATCTCGTTCAACATGTATAAAGACTTCTATTACTCTTGGGACTTAGTAAAAGATTATTTAAAAGATAGGATATCTTTGAATTAGTGTTGTACATCAAGGAGAATGTCGTAAATCATATTAAGGAATGTATTTCGACTCTCAAAATTAAAGAAACAGATAGTTTAGAAAAAGTTAGAGACATTATTATTGAATGTTTCGACTTTACTTGCGGAGAGAAACGAGAAGAAAAAATATATCTAGCGTTAAATGAAACAGAATTATTTGTCATGGTCGACGAATTAAAAATTTGTTCGATTATCGGTGGCGGTGTTCCGACTACAGTCGTTAGTGACTACGGAATCGAAAGAGTAGATTGGTCTGAAAGTAGATTTATCTATTTAGGTGAATTATTCGAAAATACTTATGTGTGCAAAAATTTGGAAGAATTATTAATTCACCTTTTTGAAGACTTTACTGCTGTTTTAAGAGTTAATTTCGTTAGGACATTTACACCAGATGAGTAAGGCTGCTAATCAAATTAATAAAGCGTTAGATAATAATGTTGTTGAACTATATGGCATGAGCCAGAGCGGTAAGAGCTCGATCGCTCATGAAATTGCAAAAAAATATCCTGCAACATTGTGGATTGATTCGTTATTTCAATATAATTTTGATGGCGAATACTATTTAGCCCAAACGTCGTCTTTAGACGATATTGACGAAATTATGAATGAATTCAACTTATTAGTGATCGATGATTTCTTTTCTTTAAAAGGAAGACCTCGAGACAATATGTATAAGATCCAAGAATTCATTTATAACAATAAAAAGTTGTCTGTATTGGTTATTAATCAAGTTCGACATAACTTTAACGAGAATAGCTCAGATAAGTATAAACCTTTTGCCGATTATATTATGCAGAAGTATGCCGACCGACGATTTTACATCGAATTTAAAGACGGTAAAACGGTCGTGACACAGACAAAATAGTATGATATAATAAGATAATAAAATATATATATTTTTAAAAGCGAGGTTATATACTTATGATTATCGTAATTTCTGGCCCAAGTGGCTGTGGAAAAAGTACTCTGGCTGGTCTATTCGAAGTAAAAGGTTTCTATCGAATTATTACTTCTACGACAAGATCTCGTCGTTTAAACGATCCAGTTGATCAATACTTCTTTGTCGATAAAGAAGATTGGTATCCTGAAGACTATATTTGTAAAACGACCATTAATGGTGAAACATACGGTATTAGTAAAGATTATCTAGAAGATTTAAATAAAGATTTAAACTATATTGTCGTGCTTGATGAAGCCGGCGTTAAGGAGCTTAAAGAACTATTCCCGGAATATGTTTATGCTTTTTATTTAAACACTCTCGAGTCTACATGTCGTGAACGTATGAAAATGCGTGGCGATGCCGACCATAATATCGATGCTCGTGCAGAATATGATCGTACTCATAATCGTTACAATTATTTAATTAAAGAAGACGATATCTACGATCAAGCATTCTTTGGTGAAGACGAAACACCATTATTAATGCGTCAAATCATGGATTTCTTTAATAATAATCCAGACAATAAAGATAAAATTGACGAAGGCGAACAAATCTTAGAAATGCTTCGTCATAAGAAAAAATAAATTTTAAAGACTCCGTAAGGAGTCTTTTTTATTTAACACAAGGGGGAACTCAATGCGTTCAAATATTATTGAACAAGGTGCTGTTATCTTGTTCGGTGAACGAGAAGATAATATCTCTAAATTTTATACCCGCATCAAGGATCTAACTAAACTAGATTGGTCTAAAGAATCATACTCTAGTTTTAGTGCAATGATTGCTCAAGAGAGCTATAAGAAAAATCCTTGGTGTAAAGAATGGAATAATTTAAGTGCTGTTAGTATTGCTAAATTATGGGTGTTAGTTAATCAAGATTACAATAATAATTTAAAGGCAACTATTCGTGCAGCCGGTTTTAGCGATAGCAAAGTGCAGCAATTATTCTTAGACGGTATCGGTATTCTTCGACCAAGAACCAAAAAATTACTTTTGGAATCTGAATTGTTTACAGAACTCGAATTAAAATTAATCGAAGCTTCTGCTAATAAGATTAAGAAAGATTCTGATGCAGCTCGTGCTAAAAAGATTGCTGCCGTTCTTGAAAAACGTAACAGTAAAAAGACTGGTTATCAAGAACAAAAAGAAAAAGCTGCTAAAAAAGCAAAAGAAGCTGTCGTTAAACCTAAGCAAGAAGAAGTAGTAAAATATAAAGCTATTATTTTTACAGAAAATATGTCGAAGTTTAAGAAAATCGTATTTGCTGTAAAAACTATTTTAAATGATACTTTTGAGGAGGTAGGCCGTGTCCGTAATTAAAGATTCTGAAGGTGTCCGTGTAGACCTCTTTGATAAACTACTAGAAGATCGTGTATTATTCATCACTGGTGAAATTAACGATCGATTAGCTAATTTCATTGTTCCAGCAATGTTATATTTAGCTAACGAAAGTAGTCGCAAACCGATTAAATTATATATTAATAGTCCTGGTGGTAGTATCACGGCCGGTATGGCGATTTACGATACGATGCGTACAATTAGCTGTCCCGTTCACACTGTCGGTATGGGTATGTGTGCTAGTATGGCGAGCTTCTTATTAAGTATGGGCGATAAACGAAGCGTTCTCGAGAACACTGAAGTTATGATCCATCAGCCATTAACTGGCGTACAGGGTCAACAAACCGATATTCAAATTGTCGCTAAACATATTGAGCGCTTGCGCGAGAAATTAGAACGTAAATATGCTGAAAAGTCTAACGGTAAAATTACCTATGAACAAATTCATGAAGCATGTGAACGCGATAATTATCTCGAAGCGCAACAAGCTCTCGATATGGGTCTTATCGATGAAATTATTAAAGCGAAGGAGGACAAGTAATATGAAATGTAGCTATTGCGGTAAAGATATCGACGATCAAAAAAGTCATAATATTACTTTCCAATCTTCCGTTAATAAAAATATCGCTATCTGTCAAGAATGTGTTATGAAAATGGCATCTCAAGTTCAAGACGATGAAGGCGATTTTGATATCGATGATATCTTAGGTTTATCTTTAGGCGATGAAGACGATGAAAAACCTAAGAAGAAAAAATCTTCTAAGATTCAAAAATCTGATGTTAAGCCTAAAGAAATTAAAGCCTACCTGGATGAAAGTGTAATCAATCAAGATAACGCTAAGAAAATTCTTAGTGTCGCGATTACTAATCATACTAAGCTTCTTGAATATAATGCATTTAAGAAAAAAGATGTCGGCATCGATGTGGAGAAATCCAATCTGATCATGATTGGCTCTTCGGGATGTGGCAAAACCTTTTTGATTAAACAGTTAGCAAAATATCTTGGTCGACCATGCGTTATTGTTGATGCTTCAAGTTTAACAAAAAGTGGGTTCGTTGGAGAAGATGTTAACAGCATCTTAGCCAAATTATATCGTGAAGCCGGTAATGATGTCGAACGAACTCAACAAGGTATTGTCTACATAGATGAGATCGATAAAATTGCGGCTCGAGATCCTAAAAATGCCGGCTCTCAAGGTAGCGATATCGGTGGTCGTGACGTACAATACGAATTATTAAAACTTGTTGAAGGCGGTAAAGTCGCTATTAAGTCTAACGATCAACAAGGTGGATTTGCTATGTCATCTCCTACTGTTGAAATCGATACTACTAATATTTTATTTATTTGTGGTGGTGCATTTACCGGTATTGAAAAGAAGATTGCAGCAAGGTTAAATAAAGATTTAGATACGGGCCTCGGATTCTCTAGTGAAGCATCTAAAGACGTATTGGAAGAAAAATCTAAATATAACGACGTAATCGATTATATCTTACCTGAAGATCTCGATAATTTTGGTATTATTCCAGAATTATTAGGTCGTTTACCAGTAATTTGTCCGCTTAAAGAATTAAGTGTCGAAGACTTAAAACAAATTTTAACGACTCCGAAACATGCAATCTTTAAGCAAATCAAAGAATTGATCGGTATGTACGATATCGAAATTAACTTCGATGATGATACTATCGACACTATCGCTAAACTTGCTTACGACCGCAAAACAGGTGCTCGTGCACTTAAAAGTGTCGTACAAGGTTTAGTCGACGATAAATTATTCGACATCGACGAGAATACGAAAGAAATTCGTATAACCTCGGAAGATGTTAATAATAAATATGCATATTATTTAAGTAAGGAGGCAAAGTAATATGAATTACACTGAAAAAGCATTTGACCATTTATTGGTCATTGCCAAACGTCTGTTAGACGAAGATCCTGCCACTTTTAATACAGCATCTAGTAAATTATTACTCGATATGTATAATAGTGGCATTATTTCTTCTCTCGATGCTCATGCTGTAAAACATGAAGTGACCGAGAAAGCTGAGGCAGCCGATAAGGCGGACGAAGTAAAAGAAGAAAAACCTAAAAAGCGTGGTCGGAAGCCCAAAGCTGAACTGGTCAAGGAAGAAACTGAAAGTGAACCAGTTGCTACTGAAGCTAAAGAACCAGAAGTCGTTGTTGAAGAACCAGCTCTTGCAGAAAAGGTAGAAGAAACTTCTACCGAAGAAATTCTCGACTCTGAAGAAGTTCCAGTGACTGACTTCGACGGTAATCCGATCGAAGACAAATCTCCAATGGAACTTTTAGGTTCTGAAGATGTCAACTATGAAGCCGATAATGGTTTTAAATCTTTTGCCGAAGAAACAGCAGAGCTCGAAGAAAAGGGTGAAGCTGATCCTGAAGATGTCGAAGCTCTTAAATTCGACGAACGTCAGCTCGATTGCTATGTTAGCAAATACAAACGTGAAGATGAAATGACAGAAATGATCGCTAAAGAAATGGCGGCTAAAATTGTTAAAATCAGAACGTTCGTAAAAGAAGATGCTGGAAATCAAAAAGTATTACAAGGATATTTAGACGAAATTCTTGAAGACGAAGACAAAAATCAAGTCTCTTTGTCTAATATCACTCCGTATTACTTAGATTACTTAGCTCACTATTTAGATTTGCGTGAAGAAATTAATCGTTATTCTGATGAACAAATCGTAGAAGCTATGGAAGCATTATCTGGTGGCGTATTAAACGATGTTAAACAATTAAATCGTTATAATATCGAAGCCATTTTATCTGTTCTTAAAGCATAATGTAATGCTTAAGATATATATTATTTAAATAATTTTTTAATTATCGAAAGGAAATTTTAATCATGTTAAATCAAGTAATTCTTCAAGGCCGTGTTAATTCTGAAGGTAAAGGTATTTATACTTACAAACCAGGTGAAGGCGAAAAGAGATCTATGTTGCGTTTCTCTTTGTCCTCTCAACGTAATTTCAAATCAAAAGATGCTGAATATCCAGATTGGGATAATATTACATGTACAGCATTTGGTATGACTGCTGATTTAATTCACAAAAACCAAGGTCAACAAGTTATTGTACAAGGCGCTATCCGTACTGGTTCTTATGAAAAAGAAGACGGTACTAAAGTATATACTACTGACGTAATCGTAGACAGCATGTATTTTGAACATCGTGATGGTTCTGGTGCATCCGAAGCTTCTAACTTCGATAGCTTTGCCGATGCTCCAAAAGCCGACACAAAACCTGTTGTAGATTTATTGGGCTAATCTATGGTATACTGGGTGTGGTGGTGATCGCTGCACCCAGTTTTTCTTTTTAAAAAGAAAGGATACTAATGGATTATTTAGATAATATTGACCAGGGAATTAAAGCCTGGGAAGACGCTATCAAAAAAGAGCAAGAGCTAAAAAGTGACCTCGATAATATCGCTGGTCATGTTGGTGAAGCTTTATCTAAACAAAAATATGGTACACCATATCAAGTCGATTATGATGGACGACTGTTCCAATTCGTATTTAGAATTGGTATTTCTGGTAGACATGGACGTATCGATATGTTAACAACTTCTAATGGTTTAATCGTTAAACCTAGAAAATTTAAAGCAGAGGTAACTTTAAATAAAGATGTTAGCTTACCAGAATCTATTAATGAAACAGTTCGTGCAGTATTGTATCGATATTATGATTTAATTGCAGATGAGGACCACGTATACTAATGGCTGAACAAGAAATTTTAGTACTCGAATATCCGGACAATGTTCGAATGCGAAAAGAAATGTACTTGAATGGCCCAAATCATTGTGCTCATGAAATTATCGACAATGCTGTCGATGAATTCGTTACTGGCTTCGGTAAATATATAATTGTAGAATACAATCCCGATACGCAAATAATGATTATCACTGACGAAGGTCGTGGTATCCCGGTAGCACTTAATGAAAAATATAAAGTTCCTCAAGTGCAGCTAGCTCTAGGTTCTTTGCATGCCGGAGGAAAATTTAATTCCATCAGTGGACAAATGTCTACTACTGGTGGACTTAATGGCGTGGGAAGTAGCTGCGTTAATGCAGTCTCCGAATATTTTAACGCTACAGTATGGCGTGATGGATATGAGTGGTCTATCGGTTTTAAAAAAGGTATCTTAAGTCAGGAATTAAAGAAAGGACGTAAGTCCAAAAAGACGGGTACCCGTATTGAATATCGACTGGATCCTGAAATATATCTAGATCCTATTAATATCAAAGATCTCGAAAAGAAACTTAAGCAATTAAGTTATCTTAACGAAGGTCTTACTATCAAATATAATTTAGGTAATGGATGGATTAATTTAAAATCTTCGACTCTTTTAGATTATTTAAAAGATATTACTCCTAAAGAAACTATCGGTAAAGCGTTAGAGTTCAAAGGAGAAAAAGATAATACATCGGTTCATGTCGTATTAAATTATTGCGATGGATTGTATTCTAATACGATTTTAACGTTTGTAAATAATATCAATACCTTAAACGGCGGCGATCATTTAAATGGGTTTAAGGCTGGTGTTGTACAAGCATTAAAAGAGTTAAATATTAAAGATTTAACACAAGACGATGCGATCGAAGGTCTCGTAGCTATCGTAAATATTAAGACGATTGAACCTAAATTCGAAGGTCAAAATAAATTATATTTACAGATGCCCGAGATTCGAGATCAAGTTAAAGAATTAATTGCCGAATCTTTCGGCGATGAGCTTAAAAAGAAAAAAACTTTTGCTAAGCAATTAGCGAGTAAAATTAATCTTAGTATTAAAGCTAGACTCGATGCTAAAAAAGCAAGAGAAAATGCAAGAAAACAGAAAAAAGCATTAAAATCTACTGTCGTAGAAAAACTTAGCGATTGTCATAGCGACGATCCTAAAAAATGCGAACTGTTTATTGTCGAGGGTAAAAGGCAGAGTTGCTCTCGTTAAACCTGTCTAATTGCGGGGAAGTTTAAATTAGTGTTGGCAACTAAATTATTATAGTGATATAATAATGGCAAAGCGTAATGGCTTAGGTATAGTAACATCGTCAAAACTATAAATTATCCGCAGCGAAATTACAGAAAGGTTTATTTAAAATGAATAGAATTGTACTTAGTAAAAACAAAGATCATTATACTGTATATTATAATAATAAAACTTTTACTTATTCCATAAATAGGTATGGACCTTTTGCACTTAAATTAGCAAAAAAGACATTAAAAGACGGAATAAAATATTATGATTATTATAGATGTTATAAAGATATATGTGTTTTCTTTATCTATACAAGAGCATATGGAATAAAGAAAATGATTGTCGATAGAGATTCTGTTTCAATTTTAAATAAATCAAAAATATCCGTTTATAAAGATAACCATGCTAAAACATATTATGCATCAAGTAAAGAAGGTAAACTTCATAGAATAATAATGTCTTTAAAAAAGAATGATGGGTTAATTGTTGATCATATAAATAAAAATGGTTTAGATAATAGAATAAAAAATTTAAGAGTCGTCAGTGTCTCTATTAATAATAGAAATACTAACATTAGAAAAACTAATATTTTTAATTGCCGAGGAATTACAGAAACTGAGAACAGTATAGTATGTTGTTGGTATGATCTTAATAAGAAAAAAATATCTCGATCTTTTAGTAAGAATAAATACGGTAGAGATGAGGCAATAAAAATGGCGATTCAAATTAGGAAACAAATGGAAAAAGAAAATGGGTATCTGTAATGTGTTCAGAGACTATCGAAAAGCATATATTATATATATGAACTGAGTAGAGTAGGAATTAATATTTATTCCGAAACGGCAGGATTATTTTTAATAAATAATAAGATATAGCCCGAATATGTTCACTTTGGACAGTGCCGGAGGGTCTAGTAAGCAAGCACGTGACCCCGAGTATCAAGCAGTGCTTCCTATTTTCGGTAAAGTAATGAATACCGAAAAGAATGGTGGTACTGTTACATCTGACAAACTATTGGATCTTGTTAATGCATTAGGTTGCGGTATTGATAAATCATTTAATATCGAAGATTTAAAATACAACAAGATTGTTGTAATGTCAGATGCGGACGACGACGGGGCTCATATTATATGCCTTTGGGCGACTTTCTTCTATAACCATTATCGAGAACTTATCGAAAATGGTTATATTTACGCAGCTGCTCCTCCTTTGTTTAGACTTGTTAAAGGTAATAGCCATAAATATATCTATACTAAAGAAGAGTTAGCTAAGTATAAAGAAAAAGACCAATGGCATGTACAATACATAAAAGGATTAGGAGAAATGAATCCTGATCAATTATGGGAAAGTACTTTAGATCCTAAGAAGAGACATTTATATAAGATTACGATCGAAGACGCTGAGAAGTGTGCTAAGATGGTATCAGATATAATGGGGAAAGATAGCGAAGCTAGAAAAAATCTTGTGTTAAATAATTTTGGAGTTGACTAAGTGGGCTTCATTAAACAATTAATTAAAACTATTAAAGACGTTAATAAAGATTATCGGAATGCGGCTGACGAGCAGTATATTCCGTTAATTAGTGAAATCATCGAAAAAGGCGAATTGAAAGAAAATCGTACTGGTGTTAATGCTTTTAGCTTACCGCATAAGATGCTTCAATTCGATCTCGAAGATGAGTTCCCTTTATTAACGACAAAATTTGTCGGACTTAAAACAGCGATTAAAGAAATGCTGTGGATCTGGCAAGATCAGAGTAATAGTGTTGAACTATTACGCAATAAATATAACGTTACCATTTGGGACGAATGGGAACGCAAAGACGGTACTATCGGTTTCGCTTACGGTTATCAACTAGGAAAAGAATATAAGTATTTCGATGTCTTAGTTGAAAACGTAGCCAAGTTAAAAAAAGAAGGTAAAATTAAAAATTATCGACTCGGTAAAAATGGCGAGATCTATATGAACCAAGTCGATAAGTTAATTTACGATCTTCATTTTAATAAAGATAGTCGTCGTATGGTCGTTAGTCTATGGAACGTAGAAGATTTAAATAATATGGCATTGCAACCTTGTGCATTCCTAACTGAATGGAATGTTACTAACGGCAAGCTTAATTTGTTATTAAATATTCGTAGCTCTGATACATTAGTAGGCTTGCCATATAATATGGCTCAATATGCATTCTTATTATTACTCATGGCGCAAACCTGTGGTTTAAAACCAGGTTTATTTACGATTATAATTAACGATGCTCATGTCTACGAAAATCATTTACGTGGTGCATTTATTCAGGTCGGCAACAAAAGTCATTATGCTCCAAAAGTCGAAATTAAATCTCATGTAAAAAGCTTCTATGACTTTAGAATCGACGATTTAATTCTTGAAGACTATGAACATAGCGGTAAAATTCCTTTCGAGGTAGCTGTATGATCTATATGATCGGATGTATGAATTTATTTCATTACATCGGTAAGAATAACGAATTACTATATCATATTCCTAAAGATCTTACATTCTTTAAAAAGAAGACTTTAAATAAAATTATCATAATGGGCCGAAAAACCTTTGAAAGTCTACCTAGGCTTCTCCCTAATCGAGAACACTGGGTTATTAGTTCAAGAGGTTTTTCTCATCCCGGAGTACGAGTATTTTCTTCTGTCGAAGAATGTAGAGCAGCTATGTTCGAAGGATACGATTACTATATTATTGGCGGTGGAACGATCTATCGTGAATTTTTAAAATATTGCGACGCTGTTTATTTAACTGTCGTCGACGATTTTAAAGTCGGCGATACGTTGTTCCCGTATAGTAGAATTACTAGAGATTTTTCTCTAGTAAGTGCTAAAGAAGATACCGACGAGAAGTCGGGATTTAAATTAGAATTTAGAAAGTATATTAAAAAGTGAATAATTTTCTAAATATAGCCGGAACAATTGATGAGATCACTGTGTCTCATCAAGATGTTCACGGTCAAGATATATATAAAGCTTTCGTTACGATGAAGGTTAAAAAAATAAATATTAAGATTCCAGTATACTTTAAAGATAATGTTCGTTTAGTATACAATCTTAAAGATGGTTCTCATATTAATGCATTCGGTGAAATTCGTACTAAGAATATTAAAACAGATACCGGTGTTAAATTAATCGTTTACGGTTATTTAACCCAGGCTAATCAACACGTATCTCAGTTTAACGAAACAAAGCTTAAAGGCAAAATCGTTAAAATTAATAAAGTTACGAATAAGAGTGGCCATAATATCTGTAACGATATTATAATGGTCGAACGTAATAATGGCACCGAAAAAGACTTTATTCCGTGTGTCGGCCATAATCTCAATGCGAATATCTTACGCGATATTCCGTTAAAAACGAATGTCGAAATCACAGGTATATTCGTTAATCGAAAATACTGGGATAAAGTTAACCAATGTGAACGTGAGACATATGAAGTTCTCGTTAAGGATATCAAAGTAATTAGCAATGGAAATTGAAATTGAATTAAGCGACTTGCTCGTTAAGAATTTTAGTAAATATGCTAATCACATTGTATATGAACGAGCAATTCCGTTACTAAACGACGGCTTAAAACCAGTTCAACGACGTGTATTATTGTCGATGAATAATTTAGGTTTAAATAATAATAAACCTTTTAAGAAAGCTGCTAAAGTTATCGGCGATACTGTCGGCCAATATCATCCACATAGTTTAGATGGCCCATATGGCGCTCTCGTTAATATGACAGCGACATTTTCTGCCAGATATCCATTAGGAGATGGTAGTGGCAATTTTGGCAGTATAGAAAATGATCCACCTGCAGCCATGAGGTACGTCGAGAGTAGACTTAGCAAGACTGGAGATCTACTCCTAGGAGACACTAACGAAGCTACGGTTCCATGGATGCCGACTTATGACAATGAAGGGTTAGAACCAAAATATTTAGGAGGATTTTTCCCAAATATTTTATGTAACTATACTAATGGTATTGCAGCCGGTGTAAGCTCTATGATCCCGTCTCATAATGCGACAGAAGTTATTACGGCTTTGATTAAGACGATCGATCAAGTTAACAAAGGTAAAGATATTAATACTAAATTCTTAATGAAATATATTAAAGGACCTGATTTTCCGACTGAAGGAATTATTATGAATCCTGACGATATTGAATCTGTATATGATAACGGTAAGGGTAAGTTTATTATCCGTGGTCAATATACAATTAAAAATAAAAAAGAATTAGTATTTAATTCTATTCCGTATACGACTAACGTTAGTGTTATAATGACTGGTTTAAAGAAATTAAGAGAAAATAAATTATGCGGAGAATTTAAAAATTTCTCGGCAAAAGGTGTTCTTAATATTTCGATTAAGCCAGCACGCGGTCAATCTGTCGACGACTTAATTAAACAAGTCTTTAAGAAAACTAAGCTCGAAGATAGTTTTAATAGTATTTTTACTATTATTCATAACGATAAAGTTATTGAACATATGCCATTGGTTTCTATTATTAAGAAGTTATTAATTCATTATCATAATATTGTTAAGAATAAATTAACGTTAGAGTTAAATAAAAATAATAAACTATTGTTTAGATATAATAATATTAAATTGGCAATCGCTAATAGTGCTAAAATTTTAGAACTAATTAAAACTAGCGATGAACCTAAAAGTGAATTAATGAAGCTTCTTAACATAAGTGAAGAAGCGGCCGATTATATCTTAGGTATGAAAATCAATGACTTTACTAAGTTAAGTCAACGAGATTACGATACTAAAATTGCAGAGCTCGAGACTCGCAATAAAGAAATTAAAGGCATTTTAAAAAACAGCACCTCGATTCTCGAGGAAGTTAAACGTGAACTCCAAAATGTTCTTAAAAAATATTTTAAAAATGATAAGCGTTTAACGTTAATAGGTGAACCAGATGATAAATCTAAATAAACCTATTATTCGTTTTTCTGGTGCCGAAGTGTTTCGTGTAGCACAAAATCCAGAAACATATTTAAAAATAGAAGATCGTGTATATTATTTCTATACTAAAGATAATAATTATTTAAATTACGATAAAGAAGTTAATTATCTTATTGTAACTAAACACGGCTATTATAAATGTGTTCCTGGTGCTATGTTCGACATTACGAGAACAAAGAAAGTAATTAAGCTTGAAGAAGGCGATGCTATTTGTAGTATTCGTCCAATTTATACTAATTACTTTTATTGTTTAACGACGCAAAATCGTATGTTAATTGTCGATATCGGATTTAAGAACGAACATCTTCGAATAACAGAAAAATCATCGGGTAAGGCTAATTTTGTTAAGCTCGAACCTAAAGAAGAAATATATAAAGTCGTTAATAAGTTTAACGAAGATATGTCGGTTAATAGTTTATTATTAATCGATGAATTTAATAACGTTAAACTTGTCGACGATGGTCCTATGCGTAAGCTAGGAAAAGTTCCTAAATCATTAGGTAAGACTAAACTTAAATTTGCATTAGTAATGTCGAATTTAAATAATAATATTTTAGGCGTCGACTACAAAATTACCTTACTTAAATATAAAGATTTCGAATCATACAAGAAGAAGTATAACGGTATGTATAAAATACATCCATTATTTAACGGACTTGAGTATGAAGAATACGAACTCGTGAAAGGTGTAAAATATTGAAAATCGACGCAATTAAACAGAGTTTAGCATCTTACGTCGGTATGTTCTCTGAAGTATTAGAAGGCGATACAACAGAAAAGAATAAGCAAATTATTCAAGCTTTTTCTGAAGTAATCGAAGAACTTCTTAATGCCGAAGGAACAGAAAAAGACCTTGCAATTGTACCCGTACTTGGTGTATCATTAAGATACTTAGTAGAACGAAATAATCTTTATCAAGAAGCTACTGGCGAAACTAACAAAGATTACGTTCAGGCTATTAATCTTTTAGATAATATCATTAAGTCTTTTAAGGACAAGAAAGGAAGTACAAGTGGCAAGAAAGAAAGCTGAACCAATTGTCGAAGTTAGCAATTCTCAAGTCTTAACTGACGTCGAAAGACGTAAACGATTAGATCTTGTGATGGCTAACTTGGCAAAGAAAAAGAACAACATGGTTGTCGGTCGATTAAGTGATCCTAAAGTTCAGGAACAACTTAATATTCGGTTTATTCCGACACCATCTGTTAACTTTAATGCAGCAACTGGTGGTGGTTTCCCGATCGGGAAGATCACGACTATTGCTGGTGTTGCAGACTCGGGTAAATAATTTTGCCCCTATAATTAGTGATAATTATATGCAAATTCTGTGATATGCTGGGAAGCCCATCGAGGTAATCAGCAGGCAGCCTAATGGCGCCCCAACGACTATCCGAAAGGAGTACGTTACATCTGTAACGGAAGCGCAGAACATCTTAATTAAGATGATGATATAGTCTACTCCCCTAATAAATATCGGGAAACCGAGGGTATAAAGGAAAACCAGTTTAGTTCTCGAAACCATTGGTAAAATGCATCGAGAAAATCCAGAAGGGCATTTTGCCTTATGGATTGAAAGCGAAGCATCTTTAAGCTTAGATTATATGGTTAATCAGTTCGGTATCGATCCTGAACGATTTTATTTCATTCAATATGATCGAGATCATACTGCAGAAGACTGTATCGATCAAGCTGAAGCATTAATCCAAACTGGTGCTATAGACTTGTTCTGCATTAATACTCTAAAAGCTTTGGTACCTGAATCTGAAGCAAACAAGAGTCTTAAAGATGTGTCTGTAGCATCACAAGCCCGTATGAATAGTAGAATTATAGCAAAGTTCGTTTCGCTAATTAGTAAATATCATACGGCTATGATTCTTATCCAACACTTGACTACGAATATCGGTGGTTTTAGTATGTATGGCGATAATCTAGTACTTGCTGGCGGTCTAGCAATTAGAACCGGAAGTATCATGATTGTCGAAATGCGTAAAGGCAGTGTTCTTGATACCGATCCTATCGGTAAAGAAGACGGTATCAAGATTAACTGTAAGGTTACTAAAAATCATGCTATCCCAGGTGAATTCCCGTATCGTAAATTTAGTTACTTTGCTATATTTGGTCAAGGTATTGAACAAATATTAAGTACTCTCGATGAATTAGTCGATATGGGCATCATCCACAAAGCCGGTGCTTGGATGCAGCAAATTGATTCTGAAACTGGAGAAGTGTTAGATAAATGGAATGGTAAAATGGCGTTCCGTGAAGATATGATCGCAAATCCAGATAAGTTTAAAAAGTTGCTTAATATGGTTTCTGGTACATTCGAAGATCTTAGCGAAAAAGAAGTCGAAGAAATTCGCGACTCTGAAGCTAAGCTAGAAGAACTAGAAGAAAGTTAATTATGTCTTGTTTGTTTGGCGACGAATGGTATTCGTGTCTCAGTATTACCGGTAACAAATGTACTGAATGTATTAAGCACGATAACGAACTCGCAAAAAATAAAAGAAAACAAGTAAAATTCAAAGCCCGTCCTGATAAAAGGATGGGCTCTGTTTTTGAAATGAAAAATCATAATGCTAATGAAGCATTAATTCATGACGTCGTTAATCGTATGACTCCTAATAGTGGAGCTGGTAAGATTAAAGGCGATCAAGAGATTAAAGGTATCATTAGCGTAAGTGAGGAATTAAAAACTAAAGTAGCCGACAAAGCTCGTGGAAAGAAAACATTTACGATTCATAAAGAATGGTTAGATAAATTAAAACGAGAATCTCAAGATAAAGAATTTTATTATCTAAAATTTTGTTTCCATGAAACAGATGACGATGTCTTCGTCGTAGTCGATCAAGAGATTATCATGTCGATGGTTAAGACTATGATCGAAGATAGACGAAAGGCTCAAGGAGCCGATCATCTTATTAAGCTTGCTACATTAGAAAAAGATAAGGCTATTGCTGAAAATAATTTACTTCGAGCAGAAATTGCTCTTTTAAAGGAAAAGTTAAATGAGCCTACTGAAACAATATAGAAACGATAGCGCGAAAGAATTATATAATGAATTCTTAGAAGCTTATAATCAATATCCTATTCCTGAAACTATTAAACGTAAAACTACTCCTATTAATTTAAATAAAGAATTCGCTTGCGACATCCTTTTTATTAAAGATCCGATGGCAAGCGAATCTATAGTTCTCGGAAAGGATTCCAAATACTATAACATTCTAAAATATCTTCAATCTAAGAATTTAAAATTAGAATCTAGTATTTGGATTGATTAAGTGTGTTATGTATACTTGTAATTTTAATTGCAAGTAAATAACACGTATAGTCCACATATTTAGCAATAAGTATGTGCTGAGTGATGACACTCAGAGATTCATCGAATTGCTGGAAAATCCTAAAGCTTGAATAGCTAAAGTGTGAATTCTTTATAAGAATTGAATACGAATGCGGCGAAAGCAGAAAAAATATTCAAGATGAGATATGGTTAAATCCTAAGTTTTATTACAATGGACAATCAGCAGCCAAGCCCGTAAGGGAAGGTTCAACGACTATCCTGTGAAGGAGAAGGGCTCAAGCGAGTGGGTGAAAATCCCTTAAATCGGAGTGGTGAAGGTCCTCATGATGAGGATTAAGATATAGTCTGTGCCTTAATGAAAGTTAAGGATGCGCGTAGTGGCGCTGGTTAGGAGTAGCGACCCTAATTGAACGAACAACTCTCAAGAGTTTTTAGTTTTATATATTGAAATTAGCCTTCTCTTGTAATATAATAGTATATATATGTACTATTATTGCGAAAGGAGGTGTACCTCATGAACAAAAATTTTAAAGTTAGAATTTATCTTACAGAAGAACAAAAAGCTTTAGTAGAAAAAACATTTGGTTGTAAAAGATATATTTATAATTTTATGTTAAATTTAAAACAAAAATTATATGAGTTCTATGGAATAAATTTAAACTATAATAATATGTCTAAAATTCTTACTGAACTAAAAAAACACAAATTATGGCTTAAAGCGCCAGATAAATGTTCCTTACAAAATTCTATTAAAGACTTAGATCAAAGTTATCAAAGATTTTATAATGGAGTAACAGGATTCCCAAACTTTAAGTCTCGACGAGGTAAAAATTCCTATCGTACTAATGGTGATTTAGATTTAGATCAAGATAATAAAATGATCAAAATTCCTAAAGTTGGCTGGATTAAGTTTAGAGATAAAACTAATTTTAATGGTTTAACTAAAATTAACAATATTACTATTTCTAAAACTCCTAGTGGCAAATATTTTGCTAGCATTTCAGCCGAAGTCGATATTACAGCTTTATCGAAAACCAAGAAAAATTGTGGTATCGATTTAGGATTAAAAGATTTTTGTATCTTGAGCAATGGAACTAAATTTGAAAATCCAAGATTCTTAATTAACAACGAAAAACGACTTAGATTGCTTCAAAAATCTTTAAGTCGTAAAATTTATGGCTCTAAAAATTATGAAAAAGCTAGAATTAAGCTAGCAAAATTTCATGAGTATATCGCTAGCTGTCGTAAAGATTGTCTGCATAAAATTAGTATTCATCTTGTAAGAGAATACGATATTGTTTGTGCAGAAACTTTACAAGTTAAAAATATGCTTAAGAACCATAAAATCGCCAAAGCTGTGCAAGATGTTAGCTGGTCGGAATTTTGTCGACAATTAGAATATAAATGTTTGTGGTATAATAAAAAATTTGTACAAATTGATACATATTTTGCATCATCACAAATATGTTCTAATTGCGGATTTAAAAATTCTGACGCTAAAAATCTAGATGTACGTGAATGGATTTGCCCAGAATGTGGCATGCATCACGATCGAGATGTCAATGCAGCAAACAATATCTTAGATCATGGATTACAATTAATATAATTTCAATGTATAAAACCGAGGGGCACTCGGGGATAGCCTATTGTCTTAGTGTAAGACATATAAATAAATTATATTTACTATATTAATAGCAACTAAAATATATTTATATGCATTTATTGAATAGGAACCTCGTTATTTTAATAATGAGAGGATGTCAGTGTATTCCGTATTGTCCAGAAGTAAAAGTCGGCGAAGAAATTAAAGTTCGTCCTCCTAATACTTCTGAACAAGCTATCGCTAAACAATATCTAAACGCTTTAATAGATAATATGAAACCGAAAATGATCGTTCTTTTCGGCAATATTTCATTAAAGATGTTTAAAGATGGCCCTTCTATCTTAGAAGAGCATGGTAAAAAATTTAATTTACTTGGCAACAATTTCTTCCCGTTATATAGCTTAAATTATCTAGCTACTTTCGACGGAGAAAATAAGAATGCTGTCCAAGCTGAATTATTAAAAGATATTGATGCTTTAATTCATGATATCAAGGAGCATCATCCTGAATTAATCAAAGGGGAAGAAAAGTAATGAGTGAAAAAGGTTTTAACATTTTCGACGATATGGAAGACATTGTCGTTAATGAAAACGACGATCAAGTTCTAGCATCAGAAGAAGAACCTATCGATCTTCTCGCTGACGATACAGCGAATATGAAAGAAGATTCTCTTGATCTTTTTGCAGAAGAAACTACTGAAGAAGTTGCTCCTGTAGTCAAAGAAACTTCTGCTCCAATAGTTGAAGAAACTATTTCTGACGCCAAAGAAGAACTTGTTGTCGATGAAGTCGAAAAGGAAACTGTATCTTGTGAAAAAACAGATAAATCAAAATCTAAAGGGGATTCTTTTAATAACGTCATCGATTTCTTTGCTAATCCGATTGCTGATCCGGATTGGGAAGATCTTAAGACTGAGATCTTAACTCGTATCGACGGTATTAAAATTAAATCTAACATTCCTCCGAATGTTGTGTTGTTAGTATCATCTGAACTAGATAGCTTACATAGCTATATCCATGATAAATTCATGGAAACAAAAACAGCGTTAGATAATTTAACGAATAAAGAAGACGGCGTTCTTACCGTTATTAAAGCAACTAATGCTAAAGGTTCTAACGAAACAGAACGTAAAGCATCTGGCGTTGCTGCTGCTCAAAAATATAAAATCGGTAAAAATACTGTCGATTTATTTCAACTAATTGCTGAAACTCGTGGTCGTTATAATTTCCTTGACGGCATTCTTAAACAAATTCAATTCAAAAAAGAATTATTAATTACCGTAAGTTCTGCACTTAAAGTATTAAATAAGTAGACAAAATCTATCCTTTCTGTTATAATATCTATATATGAAATTAGTATCTTAACAGAAAGGATTTTATTATGATTACTATTAAAGATATTTTCAGAAGTGAAAATGTTAGCTCAGACTTTTTTAAATCTAATCAATATTTAAACCAAGGTGCCAAATATTTAAGTATCGGTGATGTTACCGTATTACTTAACCAATTATTTGACGGCCAATGGTCTTTCGAGATTATTAAAAGCTGGACTGAAGTTTACGAAGCTTACGATAAAGAAAAAGTTCAAGGCAAGGAAAATATTCACGATCAATATTTTTACGTTCAAGGTCGTTTGACTATTAATACTTACGATAAAAACGGTGAACCAATCGTTATCGTTAAAGAAGATATTGGTTCTAACTGTCCACGTAAATCAGATAAAAAAGGCCGTTTCGACTACGCAAGTGGATATAAATCGGCAGTAAGTAGCGCTCTTAAAGGGTGTGCTGCAAATCTCGATATCGACGTTCTTAAACCAGAAGATGTCGAAATGATCAAGAATTTCGTTAACATGAAGAAAATTGTTACCCTTAAAAATAAATTAGGTAAAGCATTTAACGAAAAATTAACTGAATTTACACAAGTTAAAGGTATTGAACCAAACGACGTATTAACGACAAAATATGCAGGCCTATTCTTAGATTATTTAGGTGAATGACATGTTGATAACAGATCCTGAAGATAAGCTGTATTTTAAATGTCCTCGTTGTGGAGGACGAACTTTTGAGAAAATCGAAACATTTGAGTTTCGATATAATGCTCGACAAAAAGAATATTTACAGCTTAAAGATAAAGATATTTTCCGTTGCTTAAATTGTAAGCACGATGTTTATAAAAGTCAGATCCGATAAGGGTCTGGCTTTTTTATTTTTGGAGGAAGTATGGATATTAATCTATACGATTACCGAATAAACATTAAGACTGCTGGTCCAAGTTTACAAGGTAATCTCAGAAGTGAATTATATTTCGCTGGATGTAAAAAAGCCGAGGAAGGAGATCCATGCCGAGGCTGTTTTAATTATGAATTATGGCAACGAGAACAAGGCTCTCATGTGTCGATTCAATCTATCGTAGATCGATTAGAAGAAATGTGTAGTGTTAAAAGCGTTACAATAGTCGGAGGAGAACCGACCGATCAATTGGACGGTTTAATCGAGCTATGCAAATTACTTAAAAAATATAACTATCATATTCTCGTAATTAGTTGGCATACATATGAAGATATGTTACGTGACGATAAAGAGAAATATGAGCAATTATTTGATACGATCGATGTACTTGTTGATGGGCAATACGATGAACATCAGCGTATTTACGACGATACTCATACAAATGTTATGCGTAGTTTTATCGGTAGCAACAATCAGAAAGTTGTTGATCTCAGTAAATATAGTTTAGATAATAAGACTATTGTAGCTTATAATAATATTAATCAATATGAAGATATGTATATTAAAAAAGACGGGGGCGTTGGATTCCATGGAAGTAATCATTAAGGATACTTATTTTAATAATAAATTTAATTACGAACAGGAAGAAAAAGCATTTAAACTTTCTTCGGTGTTGACTATTAATAAAGACGATGCTGTTTTTAAAGCTACTGGTGTTGTCAACGAAGAAAATATCGATTTCGAGCACCATTTTGATTGGGACGAAGAAATCGAATCTTTGCTTAAACAAGCAATCGTTAAGAAAACGTCCTTAGAAAAAATGGACGAATTTAAAGTAATGGTCGATTCTTTACTGGCTCGTAATTTAATGGACCAAGTTTGGAGCAAATGCGACCAAGAATTTACGACAATGTATAAAGAAATGGAAGCTTGGCCTAAAGACTCCATTACAAGAGAAACTAAATTAAAAGTTTCACTAACGGCTTCTGCTGTAATGGATTTTATCGAAAAAATTAATTCAGCATTGCCTGAAGATGAACAAAGAAGTTTAGCAGACTAAAAGGAGACAAGGAAAAGTATGCAATTCAATAAGTTATCTAAATCTGGTATGAAAAGTGGTTATAGTCCACTTATTTGGATCCAAACATTAGAATTAGAACGTGGCGTTTCTTACGTTTTGAATTCTTTAAATGATGCCGGTCAAAATCTTGAAGATTTTTCTTTAGGAGCCGCATTCACTAATTCAGAAATTAAAAAAGTATATATTAGCGCTCAACGTTATTTATATGGTTCTGTAGAACTTAAAAATTTAGATTCGAATAATAAACAGTGTTCCTTCAACTATCTTAAAGATATTAAGAATGAAGTGAACCCTGATCTTAATAAATATGAAAACGTTCTTCTCGAAATCGGTAACGAAGAAAAGAAGAAAAGTCCTCACTTATTTGTAGAGCCTATGCCATTAAAGAATCCGATGTATTCTAAAATTCTTTTAGATGTTATGGCCTTTAAAGGTACTGGTGCACCAGTGTTTGTAGTCGCAACATTTGCTCCTCCAGAAGAGCTTGCTGAGTACGCTTATAAAATTTCTTTAGATGCTTTGACAGCTAAAGAAATCGAGCTTTATTTAAATAAATATCGCACTGGCGACGAAAAATTACAATGCGTCGAAGCACTATTAGGTTTAACATATATTCAAATGCTTCAATGTTTAGAATACTGTTCAAAATCTGGTAATATAAGCGTAGCCGATATTCATAAGTTTAAAACTGAAAACTTCGACGGTAGCATGTTAGAAATTTCTCACCCTACAATGTCTTTGAATGATATGGGTGGCTATCATGCTTTCAAAAAATATGTTTCCACTTTACCTAAATTCTATACAGACGAAGCAAAACAGCTCGGGATTAAGAAACCTAAAGGTTTTATTGCTTTCGGTGTTCCTGGTTGTTCTAAAACTGTAGCAGCAAGTATTATTGCGGCTACGTTAAAAGTACCGTTAGTAAATATTAATTTAAGTAAAATTATGCAAGGTTTAGTCGGTGCCTCTGAAGGCAATATGGAACGAGCACTAAATCAAGTAAGAGAACTTAAGCAATGTGTCATCTTAATTGATGAAGCGGAGAAAGTTCTGGGCGGATTCCAGAGTTCACACCAAAGTGACGCCGGCACTCTTGCTCGTGTAATGAGTCGTTTGTTAACATTCCTGCATGAAAATGAAAACAGCTTTTCTGTATTTACTAGTAACGATATCACTAAATTGCCACCTGAATTAATGCGGGCTGGCCGCTTGGATACTCAATGGTACTTCTCTGTTCCTAATAGCGAAGAAGCTCAAGAAATCCTATCTATTTATATTAAAAAGTATGGCTTGAAATTCAAATCTAAAGCAGATTTAGAATATCTTGTTAATGCTATTGATCGTTTTACTGGTGCCGAAATCGAACAAACTGTCATTAATCTTCAACGTGTATTGTTCGTTAACGACCGTAAAGAGGTTACTCAAGGTCTTATCGAAGAAGCAGTAATGACAATTGTTCCTGTCGTTAAAAGTTCTTCTGATTCTATTGCGGCCTTGGAAGAACATGCTCGCAAATTTGCAGTATATGCAAGTGAAAAGAAAGCGAGCTTACTCGAGTCAGTAAAAAAGTCTAGCAAATCTAATTATTTAACTGAATAGAAAGGATTTTTAACTTGGCAATCGTTACTTTTGATCCTAATAGTAATCGACAATTAAGTAATCGTAAGAAAGCAGAATTACTGTTTGAAAAGTTAGATAAAAAAGCGGAAGAACAAATGAAAAAAGAGCTCGATATCTTAATTCGAGACGTTAACATTTGTCTTCAAAATATTTCAGATTTTAAAGTTTTAACTGAACAAACAGTTCCTGTATATAGTACTTTAGTCGATCTATTATCTAGTGTAAATAACATATTTCTTGACACTCCTGGCAATCCGCACTATAATAGTAGTGACAGTGAAAACATTAGAAATACTGTTAAAAAAGAATTCATTAAAAAATATTTTCCGAAAGAATTTGAATTTGTTCGTAAGAATAGTTAAGCAATTACGGTATGTCGCCGTTTGCATATAGATATCTATATATTTTTCAAAGGAGGACATAGCTATGTCTCAATATTTAAAACAAAAAGTAGAAACTCTTAAAGATGTATCTCGCAAAGACTTCATGGATGCAATGATGGACAAAGAATTTAACAAAGACTTCGATATTGATTTTGACGGTAAAACACTCGATGCTTCTGGTATGATTGTTATTCCTCGTGACCAACGCGAAGTTAATGCTACTGTATCTTTCCATGATCGTAATCACAAAGCACATGTAGGTCTTGTATTTAACGAAGACTTCTCTGTCGAAGTTCGTGGTGATTTCTATGGTTCTGGTACTAATATTAAACAATTCAGTGAAAAACTTGGTATGATCTATAACTCTTATAAAGTAGTTAAAGCAGCTCGTTCTGCTGGTTATATGGTTAATATCATTGCTCAAAGTAACCAAGAAATTAAATTGGAATGCTTAGCATAATAATTTAAATAATGATATGCGGGGACTCGTTCCCCGCTATTTCTATATTTAGGAGGTTTTCAAAATGAAAAAAATCGAAGTTACTATTAAGGCTGACGGCACTGTTGAATATGAAACTCAAGGTTTCGTAGGTCAAACTTGTCAAGAAGAAATTCAAAAAATTATGTTAAACGGCAAAACTGAAGAAGATTCTAAGAAAAAAGAATTTTATGATGGTGTGCCTGAATTCATTAATAATATTTAATAAATTATAAGAGCCGATAGATTAATTTCTATCGGCTTTAATTATTTAGATATATATCCTATAATAGCATAAGATGCATATCTAAATAATTAAAATGTTTTAGAGAGGATAAAAATATGTCAGAATTATTAAAAAATTTAAACGAACAACAATTACCTGTTGCGAAAAAATTTGAAGGTAAGTTCATTGTTAATGCTGGAGCTGGATCAGGCAAGACGAGCACTATCGTTACTCGTACAGCATATATGATCGAACAAGGTATTAATCCTGGTTCTATTCTTATGTTTACTTTTACTCGTAAAGCAGCTATGGAAATGAAAGAACGCATGATTGCTAAAATTGGCCCGCAAGCAAAGGCCGTTACAATTTGTACATATCATGCTTTCAGCTCCATGTTGCTTCGTCGTTTTGCTCATCTCGTTGGCTACGACAAAAACTTCACTATCGCAGATAGCGACGATACAGAAAAAATCATTAAAGATTTCTGCGGTAAAAATTCTAAATTATATGATATTGCTAAAACTCAAATTCCTGACTGGAAGACTCATGGTATTACAGTCGATGTTGCTCGCAACGACAAAACGATTCAAAACGATCATTTCACTGTATTTTTAGTTTACGAAAAATATCAACAAAAACTTCGTAACGATAACATGATGGATTTCGGTGATTTAGCAAATTATGGTTTAGAGTTAATTAGCAAATATAGCGAAGTTCAGGAATATGTTTGGAATAAATATACGTATGTCATTTCTGATGAGTTTCAAGATAGTTCCCGTAAAGATTGGGAATATATCAATTGGATTATTCGAGGAAATGGTAATTTATGCGCAGTAATGGATAATAATCAAAGTATTTATGCATTTCGTGGCGCCGATATTGATTTTATTTGTGAATCTTTAATTAAAGACGGATTTGAACAATACGTTCTAGAACAAAATTATCGTTCTACGTCTACTATCGTAGAAGCTAGTAATGCTGTAGTCGACAACAATCCTAAAATTATCGACAAAAAAGCTTTCTCTGAGCAAGAAAAAGGTGCTCCTGTATTTATTAAAGAAGTTAAATCCGATAAAGATGAAGCTAATTATATCGTTTGCGGTATTAAATCTTTATTACGTAATGGTTTCGAATATAAAGATATTGCTATCTTAGCTCGTACTAAGAAACAATTTGATTTAATCGAAAAAGCTTTCTTGCGTAATGCTATTCCTTACGATTTAATTTCTGGTGTACAATTCTGTACTCGTAAAGAAGTTAAAGACTTATTATGTGTATTAAGATTATTATTAAATGAATGTGATGAAGAAGCATTAGAACGTATCATTAATATTCCTAAAGCCGGTATTGGTGAAGCTACTTTTAATAAATTAATGGTGGGGGAATCTAATAATGTGTTAAATAAAGCCAATTCTAATCTTAACGATATTAAAGGCAAAGCATATACTGGCGTAAAAACATTTTTATTTAAATGGAACGAGCTTAAAGCTTATGCCGAAGAAAATGTATTGCCAGGCCTTATTATTCGTAAATATTTAGAATTATTCAATTATCAAGAGTCTCATGTTCAACCAGTATATGGTAACACTATGGAACGTATGGTTAACGTTCGCGAATTAATTCGTGTAGCCGACGCTTTCGAGACAATTCCAGAAGTTCTTGAAGCTACTATGTCGACAAGCTTGGATGTCGAAATCGACGAAGAGAAAAATGCAGTAAGCATGATGACTATCCATGCTTCTAAAGGTTTGGAGTTTGAAGCTGTATTTATTATCGGCGGCAATGAAAGCTTATTCCCACATATGTTCTCTTACGATGAACTACACGGTATCGAAGAAGAACGTCGTTTATGGTATGTAGCTATGACTCGTGCTAAAGAAATGTTGATGATTAGCTATTTTAATTATTGCGTAATTGGTGGCGTACCTAAACGTATGCAACCAAGCCGCTTCGTTAAAGAAATTCCGTCTGAATATAAAGTATTTAAATCTTACAAAAACGAAACTCCTAAAGTCGAAAAAGTAAATGAATTGAACGATGTATTCTAATTCCTTGGTAATATAAATAGTGCCAACAAAAGTTTATGTTTTGTTTAAATAAGGATTAGAATTATGTTTACATTTACTTCTTTTGTAACATGGATTAAAGAACATAAGAAGCTTGTATTTGCGTGTTTGGCGGCGATAGCCGTTTTTGTTACTATCCTTACATGGGGAGTAAGCCTTAAACAGAAATACGATCAATTACAAGAAAAATATTATGACGATAAATATCATGTTACAACGTATAGCTTAGAAGATCAGGCAAAGCTAACAGGCGGCGCCAAATTAAAGTTTGAGAACGAACGAAGAGATTTAATCTCGCAACGTAGTACTCCTGTTGTACAAGAAATCGTTCGTACTCAATATATTCAAGGAGAACAGCCAGTAACTGTCGTAAGAGAAGTTCAACATGTTGCTCGCGGTGGACGTTCAGATTATATTTCTCAAGATACTCAAAATAAGATTCAAGAAAAATCTGACGAGACTAAAATTATCGAAGAAGAAAAATCTGTCGACGTTTATAAGATCAACCATGAAAAGAACTTAAAAATTAAAGTCGGTGCAACATATCTCGACAATAAAGCTTATGTGAACTATGGCGTTCAATATAAACGTGTCGAAGGTATTGTGCATACAAAAGATATGAATCCTGCTCACATCGATGGTGGCACTATCATGTGGACAGCTTATCAACGATAATGTGTGATATTATTAATCCTGGTCTTGTTCTAAATGAATATATAAAATCGTGTGGATATAATATAAAAGATTTTTCTAAGCTATTAAACATAAGTCCGTTCGAATTAAAAAGAATTTGTAACGGCAAAAAAGATATGCCATTTTGTATGCTAACTAAGTTAAGTTTACTTACTAAAGTACCATATCGAGAATGGCATGATATATTCTGGGAATATAAAGCCTATAAGTATAGTCAATTGATTTTAGATAAATTCCCAGCGAGTTTTAAAAATAGTATCAATAAATTAGTAGGTTACGATTAAGACGGCCCCTTGTGGGTCGTCTTTTTTTATTGGAAAATATATAATGGAAATTTTTTACGATCATAAATTAAGAAAGAAGCGAATAAAAGAATTCGAATATTTTGCCGATAAGTATAAAAATAGTTGTGATCTTGAGATTATGATCGGGGAGACCAAAAAAGATTCCGTATACGGAGAGTCTATTTTCTTCGAGAATGGTCCAGCTATTATTAATATTAATTTCGATGCTGGCGAAATCGAAGATACTTTTATTCATGAGTTAGCTCATTGTATTATGAGAGAACGAACTCATAATTTAAACTGGCGAAGAAAATATAGAGAATTAAAGAAAGGATTGTTAAATGCAAAGTGAAATGTTTACTTTTTGCTTTCTACTTATTATTTTAATTGGCAGTGTCTTTTCTCTTATTTATGCTATAACAAAAAATTCTGAAGAAAAAATATTTACATATCTAAGACATATTTCTTTTTGTGTGTCGGTAGTATCATTTGGTTTTTGTATTATTATAACTATTATGTTCTTAATTGCATTAATGACAAAAATAACGATGGCATTATTAGGATACTAGAAAGGAGACTAAATAATGGCTTTTATTGATTATGGCTGTTACATTTGGAAAAACGATGAACTATTATTGCCTAGAGATCAAAATAATAAAGCTAGAGAATATATCGATTCTTTAAAAGAAAAAGGATATTCTGTAAAGGCTTTTAATTCAGATGCTAGGCTTATTGATGGCCATGGAGCCGTCTTCGGAAAAAACTTTGTTCTATCTGTATTAAAAGATGATTGTTGCTTTTTAACCTTGATAGATCATCAAAATAAACTTTTAATACCGAATCTTTTAGATAGCTTAATTAATCGAGATTGTAATTTTGTTTGGCTAAAGTATCGAGATAAAAAAGAGTATACTGTTGAATATGAAAATAATGATGTTCATGTTATTATGACAACAGAAACTCCTGGTATTAAAAATTATGATGGTCGTCTATGTAAATATATTGTTACTGATAAAAATACTAACGATAAATATATTATCGTAATTGGCGCTCAATACGGAACTAATGCAAGCAGTTTGGAAGATATTGATGGTGCTTATACCTATCCTGATGGTGAACCAGTTGAATGTGATGTTTTGCGGGAACAAAAATTATATGACGACTTCTTTGAAGTATTTAAAACTTTAAAAAATAAATACGAAAGAAAAGATTTCTTGTGGAAATCTTGGGAATGGCCATCTCCTCATTTCAGAGATTCTCGTTATACTGAAATTAGCGATTTTTCTTTTGGTAGGATTCGAAATCGACAAAAAGCTTTAAAATTGCAAGGTCATATTCGTCCATTTATGAAGTATGACTGTGTCCCTATTAAATTTAAATATCGAGGAAGATTAAGATAATGCTGACTAAAGAAAAATATTTAGAAATTATTGGAGATATTGCTGCTAATATGCTAGATTGGTTAGATGAAGAACATAAAAAAGACTATTATGCTAAGATTCATGATCCTGACTATTTCCATATTCGAAATAAATTAGATATAATTCTTGGCATAGCAACAGATGCTTATGATGAATTCGATTACAATAATATGCTAGATATGGAAAAGGAATCTAATGGAAAAGTTAAATAATGTATCGATAATTAGAAAAACTGTCGGCCAAGAAATTTCTTTCTATTATATGGTAAAAGAATGTGGAATAACTCGTTATCTAAAAGTATCTTGGTCCGATTTGATTAATTTAAACGATAAGAAAATTAAAGAACTTAATAAAGCAATTAAACATAGTATTACTTATAAATATATCCGAGGCATTACGCCGAAAGAATATTATGACGGAGTTAAAGAATGTTTAGATTAACGCCATTACAGGTTAGTGACGATCTTAAAAATGAGAACTGTATTATTGTCGACGGTTTTTATGTTTACAAAGATAAAATAGTACAATTTACTCGTCACTTTGGTTATACTGTTAATAAAGGAACATATGACCAAAGACGAGGTTATATTGTAATGAGAAACTCAGATAATAAGCGTTTTGCTGTGTCTCATTTAAAAGCAAAAGCTTTTTTAGCAGAAGGAAAACCAATATATTCTATCAGTTTTAAAGATGGAAATAATAAGAATACTGATTTAGACAACCTTATTGTAAAGTATAAAAAAGAATCTAGGCACTGTAAAGACTGCGGAACTTTGCTTGGGCCTAATAGCAAAGGCAATGTTTGTTTAAAATGCAAACAAAAATTATCAGAACAAGATATTTGCTCAAAACAAGAACTTAAAGAAAGAAAAGACCGAATGAAATATGTCGATTTAAATTCTTTAGATCCTGTTCGAAAAAATAGAGCAGAACTTTATTTGGAAGGGCATACTTTAGAATATATTGCAAATCAATATGGAGTATCGAGACAAGCAATTTCTTATAATTTACAACAAATTATTAAGTCTGGCTCTAAAAAAAATAATATCAAAGCAGAACTTAATATGTATCAATTAGAAAATGAAAGACTCAAAAAAGAAATTGCTAGTCTTTCCGAGCTTGTTAATAAATATATTAAAAATAACGAAGATATTCAATCAAAGGTCGATACTTTAATTTCTTTAGCAAAAGATCTTAACCAAGAAAATCTTCGATTAAAGAATTTTGTTAAGAAACAAAACAAAAAATTGACAATGACCAATTTTTAATGTATATTAAATGTATACTATTTTTGTTTTTAATGGAGGAAATCCACATGACTAAAAAAGAAATTGCAGCAGTACTTGTCGAAAAAGAATTGGTGGCTACTAAAGTTGCAGCAGAAGCTATCGTATCTGAAGTATTTACTACGATCGTTAACGAAGTAGCAAAAGGTGAAAAAGTAGCTATCTCTGGCTTCGGTTCTTTTGAACGCGGCGAACGCGCAGCCCGTGAGGGCCATAACCCTGCAACTGGTAAAAAAATTCACATTGCAGCAACTAAAACATTTAAATTTAAAGCATCTAAAACTGCTAAAGACGCAGTTAATGCGTAATTAATTAATTAGCGGTATTCTATTAAGGATGCCGCTTATTTTATTAAAAGGAGATTTTAATGGCAAATGAGTCGAGCTTTTATGGCGATATTACTTTTTATCATAAAGGTCTAGAAGATACTCCTAAAAATCGAGAAAAGTTTAAAAAAATTATTGAAGAGTTTTGCGAAGTGTATCCTGGATATTACGGTAATACTGATTTAGGCTCTAGCGATATTGAAATCGATGAAGATTTTGATTATGTCCATTCAGAACCTTTAAGCTTTACTTCGATTGGTAGATGGTCATATGAAAATAGTTTTAAATGGATATTAAGCTTTAGTCAAAAAGATATCCAAGACGCTAGTGCCAAAATGCCTATTACTTTCGAGAATATTAATGATTATATCGGTTTTGGCGCTATTGTCGAAGGTCGCGATTTCGAATCTGGCTGCGAATATCTAGCCGATTTTAAAGGACAAATCGAAATCACAGGCATCGAAGAAGTAAACAACGAAATTAAAACGGTATCCGAGATCATTAATAGTGAAGAAAATGTATTAGAATATATAGCTGAAAATATTAATAACCATGAAGAAGGTTTTGATTATTTCGATTTTAAAACACGATATGGTTTAGAAATGTTATTTGAATATATTCAAGAAAACGATGATATTACATGGTCATTGATTGAAAAGTATGCTCCTAATCTTGTTGATGTTCTTGAAAATACTGATGACGATAAGTTAACAAAAGTTTTTGAGATTATGATAGAAGTCTTTAAAAAAGCAAATATTACTGGAACATATTATGTTGAAGACTTTCAGTTAGAAGAATTCAGAAAGAATAGAATCTTATATTCATGGATATCAGATAAAGATTTCGAAATTGTTTTTAGCGATATTGATAATAAAGTAAAAGGAATAATGGGTTAAATAAATGTTAAATGAATTATTGAAGAAATTAGAAAATTGCCAAACAATATTAGCATTTAAAGATGAAAATTTATCTAAAGAGTTTTTTAATTTAACAAATAGCGATAAAAAATCTGATCTAGTATTGTTTGATAAAGATTATATTTATTCTTATTCTGGTCAAGAAAATGTAGGTTTATTTGCGATTATATATACATTTAAAGATCAAAAGCAAGATAAAGAAATTAATTTATTTGTAAGAAGATATGGCAATGTAATCGTTATTAGTTCTAATACTTATGATGATAATATTGTTGGATTATTATATCAATATAAAGATTATTTCTCTAAAGAACATTATAAGAACAGTTTATTATTATAAAGTTTTAAATAAAGGAGGTACAATGGTTATTAGAGTAACCTATAATTATGCTCATGCCATGACTGTATTACAAGAATGGCTTAGAGATGATATTCAGGGAAACAAAAGCCATGGATATGTTATTAGTAACAAACATCATTTTGTTGGATTACTTAATATAAAATATTTATTTAAAGGTAATAATCAGCTAACTTTCTTTGTTAAAAAAGAAGATGAAATTAATGTTTTCGCGAAAACCGCTATTTTAACTTTAGTTAATAAAGATTTAGAAAATGATGAAGTTGAAATCGCTTTTAATATTGAAACATCTTATGAACTAGAATGTGTAAATAATATTCTTAATTTATTATCTACAGATATTATGAATATGTCTGAAGTATCGTAACTACTATGTTTGAATATAATAAAGAAAAGTATAGCTATAAGAATATTGTCGATAAATTAATATTCGACAATTCTAGTTATATTTGGAAAACAACTTTATTAGGCTTTGGGGATGCAGAATTTTATCCTAATCGTATTGAAGAACATGGCCGAGAAATTGCTTGTTATGGTAAAGGCATTCGCCCTGGTCAATTAATAAGAACTGATAGTATTTATTTATCAGAACAATCTGCTATTCAACATGAAATAGATGTATTGATAGATAAATTACCAACAGAAAAAGATAAAGATGATTTATATATTTTGTTAAATAAACAAGGAACAAAATGAAGATTACAAGAAAAGGGATTTTCGTAAAAGATTCAAATCAATGGTTTAATAGCTTTAAAAATACATTGTTTTATCAAGTCCTTGAATTTTTAATTCATACCACTGAAAATGAAATTGATTTTAATAATGGTATTAGAATTTTAAAAAGTGGCGACAATAAAATATTTTTTGAGTATGTAGCCGATAATGAGTTCCATAAAAAAACAGTAAATGATATTATTGAATTAATGAAAGAAAAGGAAAAAAATCATGAATAACAAAATTTTATTAACAGGTTTAGTATTGGCGTCTTTAGCAACTGGTAATGTATTTGCTCAAGGATCTAATATTGGTATTGGTAATACATCTAATGGTGATAATGGATTTGTACTTGGTGTAGAGAATCAAGCAGATTCTACAGCAACAAGTTCTTTTACTGCTGGATATAAAAACCATACATCTGGTGCCAATACTCTTACTGCAGGTCATTCTAACATTATTAGTAATGCAAATAATTTAACTGTTGGCACAGAAAATACTGTAAGTGGAACATCTTCTTTAGTAAGTGGCCATAAAAATACAAATAAATCTAATAATTCTTTAGTTATTGGTATGAATAATACTATTGAACAATCTGCTGAAAATTCCTTAGTAAATGGTGAAAAACACAATGTGTCTGCAAGAAGTTCTTCTGTAAGTGGTTATGAAAATAAAGTAGATGGGCAATACAATAATGTATCTGGTTATGGAAACATTATCAAAGAAAATGCTTCTGGTGTTCAAGTTAGCGGTTATGGCAATGAAGTATCCGCTAAAAATGTTTTAGTTAGTGGTACAAGTAATAAAGCGCATGGCGAAAATGCTTTTGTTGGCGGTGAAAATGCTCAAGCTTTAGGTCGAAATACTTTTGTATTTGGTAGCAATGCTCAAGCTAATCAAGATTATACTGTAGCTATTGGTACTCAAGCAATTTCTTCTGCTCATGATACTATCACAATTGGTAATGGTTCTGAAGCTAACGGTGTCTCTAGTGTAGTACTTGGTAGAACTAATAAAGTTAATGCAGACAATACCGTTGTAGTTGGTGCCAATAATGGCGAAATTAAATCTGCCCAATCTGCTGTATTTGGCTATAATAACACAGTTAAAGGTAAGAAACCAGAACAACTTATTTTTGGTTCTAATTCTACAACTAACAATCAAGGTGCCATTGTAGTTGGCACCCATGGTAAAGCAATTGCACAAGATGCTGTTGCAATTGGTAATAATACTTTAGCTGATGTACAAAATTCTGTAGCATTAGGAACTAATTCTACGACAGAAGAAGCAGTATCTACAGACAGCATTTATATTAATGGTGAAAAATATAATTTTGCTGGCGCTGTAGCTAATAGTACTGTGTCTATCGGTGCTAATGGAAAAGCTGGTTTTAGTGGTTTTCAAAATTATAAAAGAACATTAACAAATGTTGCAGCAGGTAGAATAGATGATACATCTACTGATGCAATTAATGGTTCCCAACTTAACGCAGTGATTAATGCTCTTAAATTTACTACTGTTGTTGATGGAACTAACACAACTGTTACAGAAGCAAAAAATATTGGTGGTGGTAAAGAATTCGCAGTTCATGTCAATAAAGATTTAACTAATATGAACTCTGTTCAATTTAATAATGGCGTAGCTATTAATAATAACGGCATTAACGCTGGCAATAAAACAATCACTAATGTAACAGCTGGTCAAAATGATACTGACGCAGTTAATGTGTCTCAACTTAATAATGCTAAAGATCAATTAACAGGTCGTATTGATGATTTAGGCCAAAAAGTAAATACAAACGCTAACGATATTCGTGCGGTTGAACATACAATTCTTGATCATGAAGGTAGAATTACTGTTTTAGAAAACGGTGTTAAAGATTTAGACAATAAAATTAATACTACAGCTAATAATACATTAAATCAATCTAAATCTTATACCGATAGTCAAGCTGCTAAAGTTGGTGCTAATGCCGCTGCTTTAAGTGCGTTACATCCATTAGATTTTAATGCCGATGAAAAATGGCAATTTAGTGTAGGCTTCGGTAACTATAAAGGTAAAAATGCTACTGCTTTAGGTGCTTTCTATCAACCTAACGAAAACGTATTATTAAGTGTTGGTACTACTTTAGGTACTGGTGAAAATATGGTTAATGCTGGTGCTACTGTTCGTTTCGGTTCTCATAGTTCTATGACTACTAATAAACAAGTAGCTGTCGCTAAAGAAGTTCAAGATCTTAAATTACAATTAAGTGCTATTTCTCAAAAATATGATAACTTAGTTAAAAATCTTTCTGCTCAAAAAGCAGGTCAAGATGTAGACTTTGAATATAGCGATCTTCCTAAAGATCATTGGGCATATGATTTCGTTAAGAAATTATCCGATAAAGGTTACTTAAACGGTTATCCAGATGGCACATTTAAAGGTGATGCCAAAATGACTCGCTATGAATTTGCTGCCGCTCTTTGGAGAGCTGTAAATAATGGTGCTATTATCGATTCTCAAATGGCTAAAGCTATTAAAGAATTTGAACCAGAACTTGAAGAAGTAAATAAAATCATGCGTTATCGTATTGATACTGTAGCTGGTGAAGATAACTCTGTTCATAAAACAGAACGTTTGCGTGTTAACAAAAACGATGATCCATTCACTCATATGAAACGTGATGATTACGGTACTGAAACTTATATTAATAAATAATTAATAATAGCCTCCCTTAATTGGGAGGCTTTTAATTTAAATAAAGGTGATTATTATGTATTCAATCAACTTATATGCTCCTTATGAAAATTTCATAAAGTCATATACATTAAAACAAGACATATTAGACGATTGTTTAATTTTTATAGAAAAAGATATTAAATTAGCTGTTTCGTATTTATATGATAACGATTTTTTAGAATTTAGAATTGAAGTTATTGATACTAAAACAAAAGATATTCGAAATATCATCTGGAGATCTAAAAAAGGTTTCTTAGAAGCTTGTTCTGTCGAAAAATATGTTCGTCATTTAATTAATGGAGAAACATATCAAATTTGGATTACGGATTATGCAAATGATGAAAGCATTTGTAAATTTGCGGATTAACTATGTTTATACACGATCATTATAAAAAATTAGCAATAGAAGCTATTAAAAAAGATTTTAAAAATTTTAATGAAGATTGTTTAGAAGAAATTGCTTATAACGAAAAAGATTTTAATAATCGTATCTTTGTTTTTAACTATAGTAGCGATGTTACTTATTTATATGTCGTAACTGTTCATCCTGATAAATCTGTTGATGTCGATCATTATTACAATGAATACGGTTATTCTGTCGTAGATGGAAAGGTCGAATAAATGGACGCAAAAATAATTCAAAAATTCAAAGGTTCTATTAATGGCATCGAAATTACCGATCGTGAAATTTACATAGAATGTGAATATATTCTCGACGAAATTGAAGATGTCTTAGATATCGAATTACCGACATCTTTTATTAAAGATTTTATTCAAATATATGAATATGTATTTTATAATGTAGAACCACAATATGCTCATGAATTAAAATCAGATATTATCTCTTCTTGGGACCAAGAAATTACAAATATTAAAGATTTAGAATTTAATCTTGAAGAATACAATGATCCTTGTCATTATTTCGCAGAATTAAATAAAAAAATTAAAGATTGGGATAATACGTATGGTAAATATCCTAATGATTTAAATTTAAAGAAATAGAAAGGATTTAAATAATGGAACCTATTATTAATCCTTGGACCATATTTTGGTTACAAACATTAATTAATTTAGATGGCTTTAATCATTTTGCTTTTTTCTTTATTCTATTTTTCGATGCTCTTTGGCTATTCAATTTTATTATAACTAAAGGTGCAATCGATGCATATAATTCATATCTTGAAGTTGGCTATAAAGAACTTAACTATACAAGTATGTCTAAAAAAGAAGAATATTTAAATGCAAAAAAAGAAATGGATCTTTTGAAAAAATTTAAAATTCCTTTGATAGTGTTAACTATTTTTAGTTTTCTTTGCATTATCTTTATTCCTTCTAAAGAAATGATGATTGCCATCATTGCCTCTAGCTATGTTACACCAGATAATATTAATGCCGCTAATGAAGTATTCAAAAGTAATCTAAATGATTATGTGAATATTATTGCTGATGCCATTAAAAAGTAGGTGAAATATGGCAAATTGGGCAGTCGGAAAAATGAATATTCGTGGATCTTTTGAAGACATGAATAAATTCGTTCAAGAAAACTTTATCGATAATATAATTATCGAAAATAAAGATGGCAGCATAAAATCTGAAACAAAACACAATTATGAATTAGATTATTCTTTTGGTATTGCAGAATTTTTACAAAAAGCAGATATTCGCAATAAGAAATCATGTTTCGATATTTTAAATATTGGTGAAGCATTTCCTCCTAACAGTATTTATAATGTCAATGTTTCTTATAATCATATAGAAGATATTTGTTATATCAGTATGATTATGTCTCATCGATACGATATCGATACAAAAGCATTTGTTGCTTTATCTAAAAAATATAATTTAGATTTCAATATTGTCGTTATCGATTGGAATGAATGTTTTGCTCATAAATTAAGAATTGAAAAAGGCGTTATTATTAACGATGAAGAAATTGAAGATGATGATGCTATCTATTTTGAATTCTTTTAAATAATGGAGGATAAATGGAAAGTATTTGGGAAGATGAAATAAGATTTAAAAGTGAATTAAAAAAATCTATTTCTAAAATGAATTTTAATTACTCAAAAAAGCCTTTAGTGTATATTAGTCATCCATTTTTGACTCATGGAAGTCCTGAAGACAATTTAAATGCTGTTAGTAAAGTTTTATCAGATTTGGTTTTAAGATATAAAGATCAATTTATTTTCATTAGCCCGATTCATAATTTTGGCACTCTTGATGGCAAATTAAATTATGAAGATGGGTTAAAAATTTGTCTCGATCTTCTTGAACGTTGTGACGGGATTATCATGTGTGGTGACTATATTCACAGTAATGGATGTATGAAAGAAATGGAACTTGCCGTAAAAAATGGCTTACAAATTTGGAAACTAGAGGATTTTAAATAACTATGCGAGATTTAATTATTATGCGTGGCTGTCCCGGGTCTGGGAAAAGTTCGGCTATTAAAGCTGCCGGTCTTGAAGCATATACTTTATCTCCTGACAGCATTCGTTTAATGTTAAGAGCTCCTGAATTAAGTATCGCTGGCGATGTCAGTGTTAGCCAAAAAGATAATGCTTTGGTATTCGAACTTTTGGATAGAATGCTTGTTAATCGAATGAAAACTGGTTCTCCGACCATTATCGATGCTACTCATTGTAGTTCTCAGAAATGGCATTCAAAACAGATTAATCGATATAAGGAACTAGCTAAACGCTATAAATACCGATTGTTTTACTGGGAGCCAGAACGTCAGGATCTAGAAGTATATCTTCAAAGAAATGAAACAAGGTCTAGTTTAGACTATGTTCCTGAACATATTATTAGGACTATGTATAATAACTGGGTTAGTACTAAAATGCCGTCTGGTATTACTAAGTTAGATACATTAGGATTACGAAGTGATTTCGAAGGTTTAAATAAAGATTTATCTGAAGTTTACGATAAAGTTATTTGTGTCGGCGATATTCATGGTTGCAATACTGTATTAGAAAAATTAATTTACGACGAAAAATATAGTATCGATAACGATAAAAACTTATATATTTTTGTCGGCGATTATTTCGATCGTGGCATCGAAAACTTAGAAGTACTCAATACTTTATTTAAAATTCAAGATAAAAAGAATGTTATTCTTTTAGAAGGCAACCATGAAGCACATTGGGCTGACTGGGCCTTTGGTGAAGCCGATCAACGAACAGACAATGGAATGACGCGCTTCAAACTAACGACTTTAAAAGAATGGCAAAAGGAATATACTAGCGACAAAGAATTATCTAAAAAATTAAGAATTTTATACCGCGATATGATCCCGGCATTCTATTTTAAATTTGGCGACAAAAAATATTGTGTTAACCATGCTGGTTTAATGACTCAACCAGTCGATCTTATGGCGGCTGAACAATATATTAATGGTCATGGTGCTTATGAAAGTGATGTAGCGTCTTTCTATGAAATATGTTATGAAAGAAGCGATACTAAGATTAATCAAATTTTCGGCCATCGTGGTGCAAGACGCACTGAACATAATATTCCGTTAGAAGGTCAAGTCGAATTTGGTGGGTACTTAAAATATTTCGTGTTAAGTAAAGACGGCGAAGAATACAGCGGCATTCGAAACGAAGTTTACGATAAAAATTATATCGAAACAAATCAAAAGCTTCTTGAAGATTTTAAAGGTGAATATTATAGCACTGACGACTTCGAAATAAACGCTATTGCCAATAGCCGACATGTAAGAGTTAAAAAATTGCCTAATAATATCTTAAGTCTTAACTTTAGTGAAGAAGTGTTCCATCATTCTATCTGGAATGATATTACTATTAAAGCTAGAGGTTTATTTGTCGATTCTATTACTGGCGAAGTTCTTGCAAGAAGTTACGATAAATTCTTTAATATTGGCGAACGTAATAATAAAGAAGACGAAATTAAAGAATTACAATATCCTGTAAGACTTGCGATGAAAGAAAACGGCTTCTTAGGAATTATCAGCTGGGATCATCGTCGAGACGAATTGATTATCGCAAGTAAATCGACGACTGAAAAAGATCATGCTCGATATATTAAAGATGTTTGGAATTTAGTCTCGGAAGAGGTTAAAGAACAGATTGTTAGAATTCTTAAACAAAGCAATTGTTCGGCGGTATTCGAAGTAATTCATCCAGACGATCCTCATATCGTTAATTATCATGGTCAAAAGCGTATGTATCTTTTAGATTTTGTGTCGAATGTTTTACATCTAGCTAATGGTAGAAATATCGATCGAAACTTAAGTGAAGTGTTAAAAGAAGAGTTAAGTAAAAACATTAATCTTGCTTATGAAACTACTTTTAGTTTCGTTAAACAAGAAATAGTTTATGCTCCATATCAGTTTGAACTTGGTGTCGAAAAGCTTGTTGGCGGTATGCAAGATATCGAAGGCTATGTAATTACCGATAACGCTGGCAAAATGTATAAAGTTAAATGTGATCATTATAATACTTGGAAGCGTCGTCGAAAAACATTTCAATCATTTAAGGAAATTTTATTCGACGAATCCATGCCAGAAGATATTAAATTATCCAAGTTAGATCATATTAACAAACGTATCGGTGAAAAGACTCCGGAACTATTCAATAAAATCAAAGAACAAGATTCTTTATTTATTCAGTTTTTAAAAGAAATGAATTACGATCCTAATTGTAATATCATTCAGTTAAGGGAATTGTATAACGACTATGTTAACAAGAGACATTAACTACGAAATTAGTCAGTTTATTGCCGAGGAAGAAACGATGTTGAAGAACCAATATTATACGACTCGGCAACAAATTCTTGACATTATGTCATATATTGGCGGCATTAAAAGATTGTTAAAGGTACATACAGATCATGAATGCATCAAACAAAACATGGAAAAATTACAAAAGCTTGAAAAAGCCTTGGAAAAAGTATACATACCGGAAACCTCAAGAAGACGGTATAAAGCTTAATGTTGCCGGTATTGAAATTTCAATAAATCAATTGAAGATTAAGATCTAAATAGTGTATAATAGTATTATATATTATTAAAGGTGGTGATATGATCTGATAATTGATACTTTAAATAATGTTGTTGTTCCTCAAAATTTAAATAAAGAAGATTTAAATAAAATTCTTTATGGGCTCGGAAAGACATCCGACTTTGTCGAGCAAGGTAAATGGAAGGTTAACGATATCCATCGATTGCTATTATATTGTCCGAATTTTAGCATCGAAGGTATCGGTAAATGTAAATATGAACTTTATAATTATCAAAAAACAGCCGTGAAAGAACTTCTCGATATCGATGAAGGCAGCTTAATCGTCGCAAGTTGCGGGGCTGGCAAAACGTTAATAGCTATCGATCTGTACTTGGAACTTTTAGATCGTAAGAAAATAAAAGGTCCAGGTTTGATCATAGTTAAAAGTAGTTTAAAAGTTCAATGGTTCCATGAAGTTCAAAAGTTTAGTGATCTTACACCGAGTATTTTAGAAACTTCAGCAAAGGCTAAGAAAAACTTCGACAATCAGTTTGTCGGCGATTTACTTATCTGTAACTACGAAACGCTTAACGACGAAAAAGTACGAGGGCGTTTGTTGGCAATGAAATTAGAATATATCTTTGCCGACGAAGTACAGTACGTAAAGAGCTATCAAGCTAAACGAAGTAAGAGCCTATATAAATTTAATAATGTAAAGTATACTTTCGGAGCAACAGCAACTCCGATTCAAAAAAATCCTCGAGACATATTTGGCATATATAGATTTATCAAAAAAGATTTATTTACTAATATAAATAAATTCGATAAGCAATATGTCAAAAAGAATAGTCTTGGATACATTATCGGCTCTCGTAATGAACGAGAGTTAACCGATAAAATTAAACATAATTTAATTATCCGAACAAAAGAAGAAGTAAGTAGTCATTTACCTAAACTTGTCGTTGCTCAGAAATTCTGTTCTTTAGGTAGAAAAACTCAAGCTATGAGCGATCAGCTTCTCGAAGAAATTAAAGATCTTAAGGCACAACAAGAAGTTATGCTCGAGCGATTTAATTCGATCGAAGAAGCTAGAAAGAATGAAGAGTTTAATAAGATCGACAACATGATCTTAATGAAACAAACATTTGCTCAAGAGCTTACAATTAGCGATGAGTTATTATTACTAAGCGATAGTAAAGCGGCACAAGAATACGTAAGTGGTGAAAAATCTGAAAAGATTGAATTGTTCTTAGACTTAGTTGAGAGTATTTTAAGTGAAGGCGAAAAAGTTGTTGTATTCTGTAAGTATAGAACAGCACAAGGAATTCTTAAAACGTATTTAGAAAATCGTTTTAAAGGAATTCAGATCGCCTTTATTAATGGATCTCACTCAAGTGAAGAACGATATAATCAATTACAAAAATTTAATAATACAAAAGAATGCAATGTTCTAATTGCCTCTAACGCAGCCAGCGAAGGCCTCAACGCTTCATCGGCCAAGTATCTCATTGAGATGGAGCCAGCCGATAGTTATTTGATCCAGACTCAGCGTCATGGGCGTATTGAAAGAGCTAGCAGTAATCACGATACAGTATTTGTATATCAGTTAATAGCGACTAATAGCTACGATGAGATTGCATTGAAGATCGTGAATAAGAAAGAAGGATATCATTCTCGTATTATAAGAAAGGATGATTAATATGTTAGGATTTAATCTTATCGAAGAAGAAAAAAATTCTGAACTCGGTTTTACCGAAGAGCTTCAGAATTTCATCGACGAAGAAAATCGAAATCTTGCTGTCGTTAGTACTATCGATGAAGCGAATTATACGATTAGACGTATTAAAGAGCTTCAAGAACAAAAAGAACACGATATTGCTGAAGCAGAAAGAATGTTAAAGCTTTACAAGGATAAAGTTAAAATGTTTGTCGATAGTAAATGCAGTTCTTACGACTTCGAAATTGAACGGTTACAACAAATGTTAGAACCGTATATTCAATCTAGTCTCGAACAAACAGGTAAAAAATCTGTTAAGTTTATTGAAGGTACTGCAGGCTATCGCAAGCAAGAAAAACTTATCGATCACGACGATGTCGAACTAGAAAAAGAAGTTAAAGGTATTGACGATGAAAAATACTTTAAAACCGTTACGAAATTCTCTTGGTCTAACCTTAAAAAAGATCTTGAATTTGTCGACGGTAAAGTATTGCTTAACGGCAAAGAATTAACTAATGTTCAATATGAAGATCGTGACGATGCTTTCTACGTTAAATAATTTAAAGGATAAATAATGAAATATACTACAGAGTTTATCCGTAAGTTGAATGAAAAAATAGACATTGTTAAGCTTGCCAATCAGTATACCAAAGTTCAAAAAGTCGGTAATCTATGGCAAGCTTCTTGTCCTCATCCCGATCATAACGATAAAACTCCGAGTTTTAAAATTTGGAATAAACATGGTGCTCAAACTTGGGCTTGCTTCGGTTGTCATGTCGGTAAGCAGAACACAGAAAAAAGGTTATTCGGTTCTAATGCTATTGCCTTCATCTGGTGGATGATGAACCACGGCGACAAAAAAGCAAGCTTCCAAGATGCCATCGAGAAAGCGATTCAGATTACTGGGTTAAAACCTCAAAACGAAGAAACTGCTTATCTCGAATCGAATGAAAAGGAAAACCAAGGCTATATAGAAAATCTTAAACATAGCGAAAAAGCTCAGAGGTATATTTTAAGTCGTGGATTAATCGGCAGTGATGTTCGTGAATGGAATTTAGGTTACGATACTCGTGGTCGCATTACGATTCCGTTATATGATGCATATAATCATTTAGTTAGCTTCTGTAAAAGAGCTATCGACGATGAAGTTGCTAACAAATATTTTGTCGACAATAAGAATAAATTCTTTACTAAAAGCCGTTATCTATATGGGTTAAATAAAATTAACTATAGCCTCGATTATATTTATTTAACAGAAGGTTGTTTCGACGTTATACTAGCGACTAAATATGGGTTGCAAAATTGTGTTTGTACAATGGGTACCATATTAGACGATAAACATGTTAATCTTATCGAATCGACTGGTTTAAAGCCGGTTATCGTTTACGATCGAGATTGGCATGGTGAAAAAGACGTCGATCAAGCTATCGAGATGTTCGGTAAATATGATCTATATCCCGACATAGTTTGGCTCGATAAAGATAAAGATTTAGCCGATATGGCTAATATCTATAAATACGAATTGCCTGGTCTTATTAAGAATAGGCAAGTTCCATATTATCGGCACATACTTAAAGATTTTAGTAACGAATATGAAGATTGTCGTCAACGAGTTCTTAATAAATATAAAGATCAACTGAGTATAGCGATGAGAAGCGTCGAAGAAGATTGTGCTGCTAAAGTAATTCTCGACAAAGAGCTTAAGAGGTATGGTCTATGATTAAGAAGATTAAAGCATGGTGGCGAAAACTCACATCAGATCAGCCTCCAGTTCCTGAAGGATATTTTCGTTGTGAACAATGTGGTCAGCCATGTGAAGAAGAATATAAAATGGTATGCAGCAAATGTGGCAAAGTAATTTGTGACGACTGTGCTGTATACGACTTAGACACTAAAAAAATTGTTTGTCCGGATTGCTGGTAAACAAAAAATATGTTAAAATATACATATATAATTGAATGCTAACATTAACGGCTAATGTTAGCTGTTAGTGTTAGCAGGTGTCTATTATGAAAAAATCTAAAAAAGAAAATAAAAATAAAAAATTTACAATTGAAGTTACCGAGAAGGGCGATATTCTTGTAACTACAAAAAATATCGATACAACATTACAGATGTATGAAATTCTCGGTCAAATTCAGTATCATGTATTTAATGTAGATTCTAAATTACTCTAATCATTAGATATAAGTATTTATGCACATTTATATGTGATGTGATAAGAGCTCCTTTATGGAGCTCTTTTTTTATTAGATAAAAGGAGGCCTGTATATGAACGATATTCAAAAATTCATTTCAGATTACTGCTATGATCGTTTAAATAAACTAGAGTTATCTGGTGAATATGTCGATCGTTTGCAGGACGAATTAAATACATTATTTAAACTAGAAATGGAAGAATACTTATTAATAGTATTCGACTATTGTAAATTTTGTCGAGATAAAAAGATCGCTACTGGATATGGTAGAGGCAGTAGTGTCGGAAGTCTCGTTGTTTGGCTATTAGGAATCACGAAGGTCGATCCGATTAAATATAATTTAAGCTTTACTCGTTTTATTGGCGGACATAAGCCTGACATCGATCTAGATGTGGATGCTGATAGAAGAGAAGAATTAATTAGTTATTTATATCGCAAATATAAAGGTCATATTTGGCGAGTATATACTATCGATAAAAACGGCAAAAAACGGCTTAATCCGGTGAGTTACTGTATCGATAGACATAATATATACGAAGCTGAAGAAGTGAGCGGAGAGATGGCAATTTTGCAATCTGAGAACATTCCTAAGTACGATATATTGAGCTCTTCTATTGTCGGTAAATATCAGAAGATTATCGACGAACATAATATTAAAATTAATTTTAACGATACCGATGTATGGAAATCGATATGGCAATCTGCTAAAGGATTATTCCAAATCGATACAGATTATAGCTCTGCTTGCATTAAACAAGTTAAACCTTGCAGTATTGAAGAGCTTAGCGATAGCCTAGCGATTATTCGATCTAAACATAAAGATACGTATATAAAAAGAAAAAACGGCCAAAAAATTCTTTTAAAGGGTTCTTTATGGGATTACACTGCAAGAACATACGGTATCGTCGTATATCAAGAACAATTTATTAGTATCATGGAACAATATGTGACAGGAGAAAGCGCATATCGTTTAATGAAAGATAAAGATCATAAGTATCTTGAGAATGTTGAGAAGATCTCTAAAGATAATAATATTAAAGAGCTTATCGACATCTATCTTGATACGACGTCATATAGTTACAATAAAAGTCATGGTATTGCTTATGCTTATATGATTTATATCGGAGCTTATTTACGATATTATTTTAAAGATGAATTCTTTAAAGTCGAAGAAAAAGAAGAAAAAGTAATCAATCGCCACTGGAAAGAAGTTAAAAGCACTAGTAATTATAATAGTGTTTTTGTCGACGATGAGCTTATATTTGGTTTCGATATCTTAGTCGATAAAGAAACGTATCAAAAAATAAAATCGATCACTAAGAAAGATGTTTTAATTAAATTAAAATCTCTACCAGAAAAAACAGCCGTAAAATTATTAGCAATGGGTGTCTATGAAGATATGTTATATTTAAATAATGTAGACTGTGTTAATTGCTATTATGATTTTTGTGGCATCAATAAACGTTTAGAATATTTTGACAAGCAGGGGGAATACTTAAAGTATTATGAAAGAAGCAATAAAACAGTTTAATTCAATGTTTGCAAAATATTTTCCAGATTTAAAAATTAAAGAATATTATTTATGTCAAAGAGGTATCCGTTATTATTCTCAAGTTCTTACGCGATTTTTTATTGTCGATAGAATTTGTAAACGTCTTGATGTATTTGAATCAGACTATGACAATATGGAATTATATGAATATTTGGCAGCAATAAATTTTGCAAACGAAGAAGATAATGATCATGAGCAATTCGAAGAAATTTTGATGCAATATCTTGCGCAGTTTAATAACGATGCTATCAAAAAAGAATTTGCGACTCAAATTAAACTATATTCGAATTTTTTAGGCGAAAACTCATTGCATCGTTTTATCTTCTATCGTTCTGTAATCTGGGAAATATTTTCTGAAATTAGCAATATCTGTCCAAATGTCGACAATACATTCATTAAAGACTTTACTAAAATTATTTTAGATTTTTGCGATTATGAAAACATTAAATTTAATCCATATAGTTTCATTAAAAATAAAATGGAAACTTCTGTCGATTTTTGGATCAACACAGATTACGATATTATATTATTTAAAAATCTAAAAAAGATCAAAGAAAATACGGATCCACTTTCGTTCACAAGTTTTTACTGTGATAAATTCCACGATCGACGTGTTTGGCCTAACATTATTGCGGTTAATCCTCAACCATCAGATATTAATCGTGGCGAGAATAAATTTATTATTTTTGTCGATAACAAAGTCGATATTAGCAATGGGCAACTTATCGGAGAACGAGAAGGTATAAAAGTGTTTTCTCTTACCGATATTCCAGAATTTATTTATTAAGACGCCAAAATAACACTCGTGATTTTAATCATGAGATATATTTTGACAAAATAGTAAGCCTATTGGGAAACTAGTAGGTAGTGACGGTTCTTACCCGTCCAACAAAGACACTGAATTGCTGGAAACTCCTAAAGCTCAGAGTGCTTTATTAATATTATTTGATAGAGCTACGAAAGTAGAAACAAACCTCTGAGATGGCATATGGTTAAATCCTAAGTGCTATAATAATGGACAATCAGCAGCGAAGCTTCATATTTTTATATGAAGAACGTTCAACGACTAGGCCTCGTGAGGGCCGTACACTACAAGTCTATAATGGTAGTGGAAGTGGTGTCGCCTAAGTAGTATTAATTAATACTATATGGATAAGATATAGTCTGTGCTTGTATGAAAGTATAAGATGCGCGTAATGGCGCTGGCTAGGAAGTGACGATCCTAGTTGAACGAGACCTCTAATTGATTTTAAAAAACTTGGTTCTAGAATGTCCTGTAAAAAACTTTACTAAAAATTTGCTTTTATCGTAAACTTATGATATAATTACCTTGTAATATAATATTAGAAAGCGAGGTGATTACAATGTACCTAACGATAAAGCAACAAGTAAAGCATTTAACAAAAGAAGAGTATAACATTTTAAGAGAGCTTTGCCGAACAGCTAAGAATTTAACTAATCAAGCAATTTATAATATTCGACAACACTATTTTCAAGAAAAACAATTTTTAAAATATGAATCAAATTATCATGAATTAAAAAATTCTGATAATTATAAATTGTTGAATTCTAACATGGCTCAGCAAACCCTTAAAGATGTCAATGAAATGTTTAAATCATTTTTTGCTTTAATTAAATTAGCTAAACAAGGTAAATATAATTTTAAATATATTAAATTGCCAAATTATTTACCTAAAAATGGATATGCAAATTTAATCATTGGCATGATCAATATTAAAGATGATATGATTTTAACAATTCCATATTCTTATACTTTTAAAAAGAAATATGAAACTAAAATTCAAATTAAAGTTCCTAAAGTATTGGAAGATAAAAAAATAAAAGAAATACGAATTATTCCTAAATTTAATGCTAGGTTCTTCGAAATTCAGTATACTTACGAAATTCAAGAAGAAAAAATTAAATTAAATATTAACAATGCACTAGCTATTGATTTAGGTGTAAATAATTTATGTACTTGTGTTACTAACACAGGTAAATCTTTTATTATCGATGGAAAAAAGTTAAAATCTATTAATCAATTCTTTAATAA